AGTATATAATGATGTTTTAGGTAAGGCGTTAAGCATTAAATCAACCAATAATATTGTCGTAAAAGTAGAGCAAGGAGCATTAGAAGTTAATCTGAAACAATGTAGTGTAAAGCGAATTATGTGGTTCTCTGTCTTCTTGATTGATGGATTTACTATGCGTCCATGCAGTTATACTTTCTATTCCTCTATGAGTGACGATGAGTTGGACGAAACCTTTACACAAGTAGAAGGTAGATTGAGCTTTCTGAAAAACTTAAATTTTAAATAACATGACGGAACAGGAAAGAAGAGTTGTAAACCATGCAATGAAGATACTAGAGCAGAGCCAAGATGATGAGGCTAGGGCGTTGGCTGTCAAGTTGTTGGAACAAGGTACAAAAGTTCCTCTTCAGAAAGTGCAGTTTTATGCCGCATATTGCAATGGCTTGCGTGATGGGTATTCAAGAATATTCGACCTAATACAAGGTGGTGGGTGGCTTGCGAAAGTGAGCAAGAAGGAAATGCCATACTTCGAAGCAGAGAAGAAGCTTGTAGAGAGTTGTATTGATGCTTGCTACGATTACCATATTGGCAAATATGATATTAGGTACAAGGACAAAGAATTCTCTAAGAATGGAAAGTTATTGTCTTGTAAGGCGGTTTTTGTGAAACAAACGTTGATTGGTGTTGAGGTTAAATACAACAAAGATAAAGAATGATTGCACAATATAGATAAGTGAAGTTGTAAACCTTTGATATTTAGGTACTCCCTTGCAAATTTTGTATCTTTGCAAATAAAAAAGGAGATTTATATATGGCAGATAGAGGATATAGAGGCAGACCTCAACGAGGCGAAAGAGCGGATAGGCAAATCAATGCCGGACATAGCCGTGGGTTGGATGCGGCTTTGTCTGACACTGAAGCTAAGATTAGAAAGCTAAAGACGGAACGTATTTATGCCTTTAATAAGGACGGAAAAGAAATAGCGCATTCCCAAACAGGAAAGGCACATAGTACGCAATTACCTTTTGGCTATAACTACAAAGATGCCATCATTACTCACAACCATCCTAATAGAGGTATTGGAGATACTATAGCTGGAAGAGTTGGCACAATTTTGTCCGGAGCTGACATTTTTACAACTATAGCACATAACGCTTCCGAGATTCGAGCAGTTACAAAGAATTATACGTATTCTTTGAAGAGACCAAGTAAAGGGTGGGGACTTTCAGAATCGGATGCATGGGATGTTTTTGGTAAGAAAAATTCGCAATGGAGACGAACCCTTCAGCAAAAACAGACAGAGTATCTTTCAAAGAGCGGAATACGAAATCGAATAAACGAGAAAGTGCTAGCTTTAAACAGAAAGCGTTCTAGTTTTACGAAAGGAGGAAAAGTCCCTAGTGCAAGTGATGTGTCTAGTTATAATCGTGAAGCAAACGAAATACAGAAACGTGTCACGGAAGCTAATGATAGAGGTAATGTTGGTGCGCAATATCAAGTTATGAAAGAATACGCAAAGAAATACGGATGGAATTTAACACGTAAGCGTACATCTTAAGGAATATATTCGAACGATGGGTAGTATTGTCCCTCTTCATGTGGGAAGAACCTTCCCATCATTGACAATGCCGTAGTACATTTTTCATATTGCTTTTGAAATCCGTACTTCTTAGCTCTCGATAGGTTGTGATGCAGGTCGTTGATTTTGACTTGTATTGCAACCATATCTTTTGAGTCAATGATTGATTGTATGTAGTCAAAATACGGAACACCTTTCTTGTGGGTTAGGACACATACACTATCGGCAATGTCTTTTCTAACACCTAGTGATAACAGCTTGTCGTAGGTCATATCCGTATCTTCAATCGTATCATGGAGAAATCCGACACAAATCTCTTCGGTACTATTACCCATTTCTCCAACATGGATAGGGTGTAATATAACAGGCAATCCAACCTTATCAATCTGTCCTTTGTGCGCCTTGCAAGCGATACAAAGGCACAATTCTATCATTTCAGAATCTTTCATATTCTTCTTTCGTTATTAACTCACCTAACTCAAGAGCATCTTGTGCATAGGTGTTCTCATTAAACTTGAACTCTTTTGGCTTACGCCCTTTACCTTTAGGGTAACACATAAGTTCTTTATTTACATATTGATAACGGACAACGATGTCATCCTCCCAATAGTAAACATAAACCGACTCTCCGTTTTTAAGGAGGTGGCTGATTTTGTTCTTATCTTTATTGTTCATAGTCTTTATCTCCTTATTACAATGCAAAGATATAAAAAATATATTAAACTTGCAAACAAATTAATGTTTATTACTTGAAATTTAAATATATTAATTATTGAAATGTTGCATAGTAAGCTTGTTGCATAGATACCGACCTTTGCTTCTTACCTCCGTTACTCTTGGCGGTTCTACTTTGCTCATATAATGCATGTCCCCAACCGGATGGTTTCTTGGTCTCTTTATAGATTTCTCGCATGGTCTTCCCACCCAACAGCTTGTAGGCTATCGAGTAATTCTCTTTGGCGTAAATCATCTTGGCGGTGTTAACTTGTATTTCACCAATAAGTCCGGTTTTCTTGTTCCGGATATTGATGATGTTTCCTGAATAGCCAGTATCCAGTTTCTGTTCCTTGAGTCTAACGAACTCAAAGCCCTTGTATTTGCCTTTAAGGTCTTTTATTATTTTCGGTATTGACCCTTTATCTGCGATGATAGTTGTTCTGTACGAGTCCTTAATGTCTTTAATACCATTAGCCTCGCCCTTAGCCTTGCGTACAATGGAGTCAACACTCTTGTAATTGATAGGAGTGACCCTTGCTCCATACTTCTTAGCTATACCTTCAGCTATAGCTTGTAGCTTGTTACCAACCGACTCGGCTTTTCTCCGCATAGAGGTAGCTTGTGCTCTCAGCCTAGCATATGCCCCATTATTACCAACGTCTCCCATATCTTTTTTTATGCAAAATTAACCAAAATGCAAGCCAATTGATATATTGTTGCGATATGTTATTTCACTTAAAAGACAAAGTGAAAAGACACGCAAGTAAACATTTCTCTTAAACAATTATTATTCATACCTTTGCAAGAAACAATGAGTTGATAAGATGACGAAACCAAGAGATTATTTCACAGGCAAGCAAGAAGAGTTCAAACGCTCCGAAGTGCAGATAGCACCATATAATCCAAGGAAGATTTCACCGCAGCAGAAAGCTACATTGAAACGTTCCATAAGAAAATATGGCGTTGTTGGTGGTATAACCGTCAATAAGCAAACAATGACCATCGTAGGCGGCAACCAAAAAGTAACCATCGTGGATGAGATTATGGGCTATCCCGAAAAGGATTATACTCTTTTGGCTGAGGCTGTAAATATGGATTACAAGACCGAAGTTGAACTGAATTTCATGCTTAATTCCGAGAATGCTCATGGAGAATGGGATGACATGAAAGTCCGTGAGTTACTTCCGGACATAAACTATATGGATGCCGGATTAACGGAAGAAGACTTATCCCTGTTCGGCTATGATGCAATGGTAAAGACTGAAGGCGAAGATGAGCTAGGTAAAGAACTTAATTCCTTACTAGACCCATTTGCCCAAGAAAGCGAAAACAGAAAAGTACAAGCACCAAAGGAAGTGCAAGAAGAGCAGAGACGACAGATAGAACAAAATCAAATTATAGCCAATCAGCAGCAAGAGGCTCAATATCAAGCGAATAAAGAACGTATGCAACAGGTAAAGAAAGAGGTAAATACCAAGGCAGCGGAAAAAGCTTTAGAAGCCGAGTCTTACGTCATGCTTTCCTTTGATAATATAGAGAACAAGGAACGTTTTATGAGCACCTTTGGCTTTATCGAAACCGACAAGGTAATCAAGGGAGAAATGCTTATGAAAGTAGCAAAACGAATATAAACGAATAAGCAATGAAAAAGATTATAAGAATATTACTAGGGTACATAATAGCGGCAATAACAATAGGTATGCTCATTCCATTTATGATTGTTTCTATGTTTCTCGAAAAAAGGAGAAAGAAAGCGTTCAATATATGGGTGTCGTGGCTCTTTACTCCTTTGATAAACAAGGTAGGACAATTGGTCAACTCATAAATATCGAAAGATTATGAAGGCAAACGGAAAAAGATTAATGAAGATTGCGAACTTGGCTATAGCTATGGTATTGGCAATACCGATGTTCATACTAGCCGTTCCTTTCTATATGTATAACAAAATTAGAGGCAAGGTATAAATCCCATCTGCCCAATATATAGCGAAACAATAATAAATACAAGAAAATGGCAAAACCGAAATTTGATTACAATGGCGATGCTTTCTACGATGAGATAGAACAGCTTGCAAAGCAAGGTCAGAAGGATTCTGAAATTGCTTACGCCCTTGGTTTGAAGTTTGGGGTTGACCTAAATCCACAGGTCTTCAACCGAATGAAAAACGGAAAATACGAGAATTGGAATGAAGACGAAAATGCGGAAAGAGGCGAAAGGATAACTCAATCCCTCGTGCGTGGCAGAGAGTTTATCAATGCAATCGTGCGTGGAAGATTCCTTAAATGCGCCCTTGGAGGTGTCAAGGTAAAAGGCAAGACAACCACCAAAAGACATATGGTTGTAGATGGAGTTATGACAGATGATATAGTAGTGGAAACTAGAGAAACCGAGCAGGAGACTCCACCTAACGTACAAGCTCTTTCTACTTGGTTATTCCATTACGATATGACTTGGAGAGAGATACAGAGAGGTAAGAAGGATGAAGAGGAAAAGGGCATTCCTTTTGACCCTAAGAAAGGTATATCCGTCAACAAGTGGATAGAAAGAGAGATAGAGCAGGAAGCTGAAGAGCAAAAGGAGGATGAATAATGACAAAAACACATTCCGTTTATTATCCGTTGTATAATGATAAGACGCATTTCATTTACCTTATTACAGGAAGTCGTGCGTCAGGAAAAAGTTTCTCTGCCTCTCAATTTATCGAAAGACTAACCTTCGAATACAATGCGGAAAGAAAGATAGCGCATAAGATTCTTTATACACGTTATACGATGGTGAGTGCAGCTATTTCCGTAATTCCAGAGGTTAAAGAGAAGATAGAGATTGATGGCACACAGGATTACTTCAAGAACACGAAGACCGATATAGTCAACAAAATGACAGGAGCCGAAATCATGTTCCGTGGTATCAATACTTCTAGTGGTAATCAGACTGCGAAGTTAAAGTCAATCCATGGTGTAACTACGTTTGTCGTTGATGAGGCTGAGGAATGGACGAGTGAGGAGGATTTTGAGCGCATCATGCTTTCAATCCGTCAGAAAGGCTTGCACAACCGAGTAATAATCATTATGAACCCATGTGATTCCAATCATTGGGTATATAAGCGTTTCATCGAAAAGACGCATAAAGAGGTGTATTTTGATGGTGTTCCTGTCCAGATCAGCACAGACCCAAGAGTACTTCATATACATACTACATATCTTGATAACATAAAGCATTTGTCACCGGAGTTCCTTAATGAGGTGTTGGAAATGAAGGAGAATGAACCGGAGAAATATGCTCATATAATGATAGGCAGATGGTCAGATGTTTCTGAAGGTGCTATATTCAAGCATGTAGGTATCGTTGACAAGTTCCCTAGCAACGCAAGGAAAGTAGCCATCGGGGTAGACTGGGGATATTCGAAAGACTATACTGCTATTGTGAAGTGTGGTATCGTAGATAATCGCCTATACATAGAGGAACTTTGCTATAGAACGGAAATGTTATCCAGTGATATTATAAAATTCTTGCGTCCTTATGCGGAAGAAGGTTTGTTTGTGTATGCGGATAGTGCTGACCCTAGACTTATAGATGAGGTAGCTCTTGGTGGAATAGTCATATATGGAGCACAAAAGGGGGCTGGTTCTATATTGGCTGGTATTGACAAGATGCAGACATTCGAAATATTCACTACTAGGCAATCAGTCCATTTACAGAGCGAGTTTCGTAAATATGTGTGGTCAAAAGATAAGGATGGTAATTATATCAATGTTCCAGAAGACCATGACAATCATTTAATAGATGCTGCTAGGTATTATATTCTTGCTGTATTGCTCGGTAAGGTGATGAAGCCAAGGAAAGCATCAAAATCAGACTTAGGAGTGTACTAAACGACAAATATAATTACTTTTGTAACAAAAATACAAATATTTAACTATTAGATAGTTAGTATAAGTACTCTATAAGGGTGAATAAAAGTCTAGTGTAAATAAAAAAGATTGTTTACTAAATAAAGATAGATTCTTTAGTAAATAGTCTTTTTTATTCACTTAAAAACTAAGTGAAAGGCATACGTAGATTAAAGCGTGTAGAAACCATGTTTATTATTACCTTTGCTTCAAAAAGTTATAAGGATGTTTGTAGATTCAATTATTCAGATAAAGACATATTTTCGAAACCTCACGCTCAATGCGTTGGGTGTGGAGAGAAATATCTTCGAACGTTTGGAAGATAATGATGTTGATTCTGTCGTAAACATGATGGAACAACATGATTTCGATGTGGATAATGCCATTTCGGAATATAATCCGCAAACTCACAAGGTGATGAGCCGTGAGGATAAATGGGTAAAGGGAGAAAAACCATATAGGACGGAGAAGTTGGCAAGGACAAGGCAGAGATACATCAATGAGGTAGAGTTGTTCTTCTTGTTAGGTAATCCGATAATGTGGAAGAAAGTAGAAGGTGACGATGAAGCCTTTGAACTATATAAAAAATACTTGAAGGATATATACTTCAATACCAAGCTACGTCAATGCAAGCGACTTGCCGGAGCAGAAACCGAAAGCGGTTTTGTTTTTAATTTTTCGCAAAAAAACGGAAAGATGCATGTTGATGTGTATGTTGCAGCTCGCTCAAAGGGACATAAGATGAGAGAGTTGTTTGACCAATACGGAAACATGCTTGCTTTTGCTGTAGGCTATTCCTTAAAGCGAGAGTCAAAGACTATCGAATGTTGGGATATATTGACATCCGTTTTTAACTATCATTGTGAACGTGGTGGCTTTGGGTGGAAAGTGTATAAGTATCCTAATCCGACAGGAAAGATTAACGGCATCTACTTTCGCCAACCTAAAGCATGGGATGGTGCAGAGCCAAGAATGGAACGTGAAGAGATGCTTGATTCCAAGGTTGGAGATACTAACAACTACTTTGCTGACCCTATTGCCGCTGCTACTGCTGACGTGATACAATCAATCCCTAAGCGGAACAAGCCAGGTAAACTCATACAACTTACAGGCAAGAACTCTAGGTTTGAATATATCAACCCACCTCAGAATTCCGAAATCCGCAAGGCAGAGAAAGAAGACTTGGCTCAGTCTATATTGTTTGATACGTTTACACCGGATATGTCACCGGAACTAATGAAAGCTATGAGTACGCTTACTAGTGTCGGCATAAAACGAGCGTTGGTATTGGGTTACATCAAGCGAGCGAACCGAATGGAAATCTATGAAGAACTTGTCGGTAGATTATCGCATGTGATTATAGCCGTAATGAAGGAACTATATCCTGAGATGAGAAGCAAGTTGGATAAGTTGGAGGTCGAATTCGATTTTGCCGAACCTTTCGAGGATGACAAAAAGGATAAGTGGAAAGTAATAGCGGAACTATATAATCAAGGCGTACTTTCTTTAGAGACTGCTGTACAAATGCTGGCTCTAACTGACGCTCCTGCTGAAGAAATTGAAAAGATACGCAAGGATGCAGAAGATAAAGTAGCGTTAGCTGCAAAGGTAAAGGGAAACGAAAACACAACTTCATAATTTTAAAAGCTTATTGTTTTTGGGCGCATTTCCTTTTAGGATTTGCGCCCTTTTTGCACTTAAATTTTAAGTGAAAGCATTATGATAATAATATAATATTATTCCTCATTTTGTTTTTAACTTTGTTGGCATGAACACGAATGAACTTATCATAAACGGACAAGACGCATGGGCTACCTATCGTATCAAGATGGGCAGCGGTTTTCTTGATGCCTTGGAAGCGGATGCTGACAACAAGGACTACATCACCAACTCCGTGCGCACAGAGGACGGAACGAGGGTCATACTGATACGACCGAAGAAGGCGGAGCGGAACGTAACCTTGGAGTTTACGATTGTAGGCAGAGACCACAATGACTATAACAAGAGGTTGGCGGCTTTCGATGCGCTGATGGATAATGGATTCGTAACTATACAAGTTCCGTCTTCCAAGTCTGACATTTACAGGCTCTTCTGCTCTAGGAAGTCCACTAGCTATTCCCGAGGAAAGGGAGGAGCTATCGGGAAGAAGAGCATTAAGTTCGTTGAGTATGACCCGAAGAACAGGGGTGCGCTCACAAGCGATGATATGGAGAAGTTTAACATGAAGGAATTTGAGGATTTACAATGAGGACATACAAGGATATAGAGGTTAAGTATTACGACACAAAGGGAGACGTACACGTAAGGTGCTCCGTTCCCGTAACGGAGGATGCGTTGGTGCACTTCGAGTTGATGCAGTCCCACTATTGCAAGCTATCCTTTAAGCTTGGCAGTGCGATATACTTCAAGATGGGAGATTTCATCGTTACTGACTATGGAAGGTTTGAGTTGGTTGATAACGTAAAGCCAAAGGACGATGGCACTCTTGGATATTCCTATGAGTTGGAGTTTGATGCTTACTATAGGAAATGGAAGAACAAGAGACTGAAATATATGCCTAACTCTGGTTCTCCAGAGGGCACATTCACGCTTACCTCGAATATCATTACACATGCAAACATCATCAAGGATAACTTGGATTTCTTGGCTAAGGCTAGCAAGTCGTATCTCTATGACCCGAATTACACGGGAAAAGGTAGCGATTACACATTCGTGGTGGATGCTAGCGTTGACAGTACTAAGTCCAAGGTAATCACCTATTCCAATTCTAGCATTCTTGATGCTATCGCTAATATCGCACAGACCTTTGAGTGCGAATGGTGGGTAGAGGGAAACCTCGTGCATTTTGGTACTTGCGAGAATACCAATGAGGTTGTAGACTTCAAGGATGGCGAAAACATTGTTTCAATGTCAAGCTCGCAGAGCCAAGCAAGCTATGCCAACAGGGTATATGCCTTTGGAGCGGCTAGGAACTTACCTAGTGGATATAAGCAGAACTCTTCCGCTGACGTTACAAAGAACGGAGTGGTGGAGAAGAGGCTTATGCTCCCTACTTTAGAAGAGTGCTCCGCTGAGAACAAGAAACTCTTGGAAGATAACGGCTTTGAGTTGAAGAATGGCTGCTTGCAAGTCAAGGGACTTACCGAAGACGAGTATGTAGAGGGCGTTACCACCAATGATGACATTTATCCAAGGAACTTAATCAAGACTTCTAATGTTACCTATTATGAGAAGGATGTTGAGGACGAGAGCACACCCGAGGAGGGCGACTATATCAAGAGGACTTTCTATCGAGTAAAGGGACTGACCATCGTAGACGCAGACGGAAACAAGACAGGGGACATGGCTTTCAGAAGTTCCTACATCCTCAGTGGAAAGACCTTGCATATTATCTTCCAAAGTGGTTCGTTGAATGGAATGGATTTCGAGTGTCAGTTCAATCCCGATGGTGAGTCCGAGATTTTGAGAGATGCTAATGGTAGCCCTATACTGAAGGATGGCAAGGAACAGATAAATCCAGCGGCACAGGTCTTTGAGATTGTTGCAAACGAGGACTACGGACGATTCTTGCCAGACACGGTTCTGCATCCGAAAGACGGAGATACCTTTGTACTCTACAATTGGGACTCAACGAAGTTGGGCAATACCTTGGTGACATCTTCCTCCAACGAGCTCTTGACCGATGCCATCAAGAACTTGAAGAAGTCAATGATAGACCCTACGACCTATACTTGCACGGCTGCGTCTGATTACTCATACAATGACGGCAAGGGACAATTCCATTTTGAGGGCGATAGGGTGAACCTATTCAACAAGGGATATGATATGAGCTTTAGAGCATCTAGAATTATCGGCTATGAGTTACATCTTGACGTTCCCTTTGATAGCGTAAAGTATACTGTAGGTGAGAAACCTGCTTACTCTAGGCTCAATGCGATGTCCTCACAGATTGAGGAACTTGTTTTCAATGGGCAAAGCTATCTCAATAAGGGAGGTAGTGGAAATAGTATCTATATCATTAAGAGCTATGACACAACTGTTCAACCTACAGACTTCAATGTATTTTCAGCCAAGAGGGTTGAAAACTCCTATCTTCATAAGGATAAGACGGATGCGGCAAACTTCTTGATTAAGTTCTTGCGAGGGCTTCAAGTTGGGGACTATTCGGCTTTAAGTGGGGGCGATTGGTCTTTAGACGAGCTTTTCAGAAGTCATCTGACGACCGACTACCTTAATGTTAGGATGAAGGCTATCTTCGAGACCTTGGAGATATTGCATACGGACACCTTGGGTGGTGAATTGTTCATTACCACAGTAGGCAGTAACCGAATATTGAAGGTTGAAGAGGTGAATGTTACCTATGATGGTGTTAGTCAGAATGCTTACAGATGCTACTTCCTTGGTGAGCAAGATGGCTCAAAGGTGGAGAATAAATGGAAGGTTGGAGACCAAGCGAGAAGCAAGAGTTTCAATCTCACACAAGGGAAATTTCACAATGCCGGCAATCACTACTATTGGCGACTAGTCATCGGTGTGTCTACAGAAACCGTTGAGATAGAGGGAAAGAACTATCACTATGTGGACTTGTCGGACATAGACAAGGATACAAGCAGTGATATTCCAATGGTAGACGATGTGTTGAACCAAGTTGGTAGCAGAATAGACAACGCTAGGCAGAGTTGCTTGGTGTTCTCTGCCGTTGATACCTATTCGCCAAGTGTTACGCTCTATCACGGAGTGAATGGTTATACTTTCAATAACAAGGAATATGTTGACTATGGTGTGAACCATTCTACAGGCAAGGCTTTCTTCCACGTCTACGGAGATATGTACTTCGGAGACCGACCTACTAGTGCCAATAACTACGAGGGTGATTCCTACGTCAAGTATGATAGCGACAAGAAGAAAGTAACCATCAAGGGAGACTTGGATATTAAGTCCACCTATGATGGCAAAACCTTGGATAAGTACATCACCGAGAAGAGCTTGGATAAGAATGCCGTTGAGACCATTATCAAGAAATCGCAGACGATTATCGACCTTCAAAACCAGATAGACGGAGCTATTGAGACTTGGTTCTATGACGGCGTTCCTACCCTATCCAACGCACCTGCCATTGGGTGGACTACCGACAATGATAAGAAAACCCACTTGGGAGACCTCTACTATGACAACGAGACGGGCAAGGCATACCGCTTTGCCAAGGATGGCTCTACCTATAAGTGGATTATCATCACAGATACGGAGCTGACCAAGGCACTCAAAGATTCAAGCCAAGCACTCAAAGATGCAGCCGCTGCGGATAAGAAGGCTAATGGAGCGCAAGCTACCGCCAACACCAAGAGACGCATCTTCGGCTCTCAGCCAGTTCCACCATACGATGTGAACGATATGTGGGTGAACGCAACCTATCCGAACGATGGTAGCACTTACAAGAACGAAATCTTGAAGTGTTCCACCGCCAAGGCAGAAGGCGAAAAGTTCGATATTGCCGATTGGAAATTAGCTAGCAAGTATACTGATGACACAGTAGCAGAAGAAGCCAAGAAAGCTGCTGAGAAGGCGCAAGCTGAGATTAAGACGACACAGAGCAACTTGAACGCCCTCGGAACGACTGTTACCGAAAACAAAAAGACGTTCGACAGCTACGTCAAAGATGGCTACCTAGAGCCTTCTGAGATTGCTGCAATGGCGCAGGATTCCAAGCGACTTGAAGATGCTTTCGCAGCTGCCGAGAAGTCGTACAATGAAGTGAAGGGAGCAGAGGTGTTAAAGAGTACAAAAGAACTCACCGACCTTAATACTGCTTTCACTACTCTCTCTACTGCCAAGACGGAACTCGTTACGTATCTCTCAGATATATCTACAAATTACAATAAGGCTGATACTAACGGCAAGGCTGCTATCGTCTCTGCCGTGGGAACGAAGTTCACCAACTTTCAGTCCGCATACAGCGCATTCTATGACAAACTTGGTTTGGCTAACGCCTATATCACTAGCAAGATATATGGTGACTTGAAGCAGAATATCACAGACCTCGCAGGTTACAAGTATCTCAAGGATGCGCTCGGTCAGACTACATATGTTGACGGTGGTCTTGTAATGACAACGCTCCTTGCGCTGAGAGACGGAGACGGAAACGTTCAGAGCGGTATCAACGGAGCAATAGACAAGAATAGAGGAAAGAAGAGTATCGCAACATGGTGGGGCGGTCAGATGGTGGATAAGGACTATAATAGCGGAAATCTTACCCCTGCAACCTCCCTCATCCGCTTCGATGGCTCGGGTTATCTTGCCAATGGTGCTATCTGGTGGGATGTGAGCGGAAAGGTTCACGCAGACCCGACATCGTTTATCATCAGTGAGAAGAATCTTGGCGCATACCTCACCTTCTTCGAGCCGACTTGGAAGGAAGGAAGTGCAGGAACGAGCGTTGCTGACCTTGTATCTTTGAAGCCAAACGCTCCATTCTCCAAACTTGGCGTATCGGGCGATGCTACATTCGAAGGCGCAATCTCCTTCCATGGCATTAAGCTCACGTATGATTCCAAAAACAAGGCTATCAAGATTGATGGTAATCTCTATACCACAGGTGGTATCACGGCATACGGAGCAGGAGCATCTACCACGGGTGGTGGCGGCTTGAATGCAAGCGTAATCAGCTATGCGAGAATCTTAGAAGGAAGCTATACGGATGCAGACTTGACTAGTATTCCGAATGCCTATGCTATCAAGGCTCTCAGCAGCCGAATTGACAACATAGCCACAGAACTTGGCGGTCTGAGCCTTTCTTGGAATAACATCACGGGTAAGCCATCAACATTCACACCTAGTGCGCATACCCATAAGTGGACAGAAATCACTGACCGCATCACGAAGGTAAGCCAGCTTACTAACGATGCTGGGTATCTGACTGCCCATCAGTCTCTCGCAAGCTATTATACCAAAGCGGAGATTGATGCAAAGGGCTATACTACCAATAAGGGTACTGTTACATCTGTAGCACTTACTCTTCCTACTGGTTTGACTTGTGCAACAAAGACTATCACAACAAGCGGTACGTTTGCCATTAGTCTTGCCTCGGGTTACTCTATTCCTACTACTGCAAAGCAGACAGCTTGGGATGGTGCGGTATCGGCAAAGCATACTCATAGCAATAAGTCTGTACTGGACGGCATTTCATCCACTAAGGTAAGTCATTGGAATAGTGCCTATGACTGGTACGCCCTTATGACTACTGACGAGGAGACTGCGGACGGAATTATCAATAAGTGGAACGAGGTGGTGAGCTTCCTCGCCAATATTGCGCAGACAGACACTTTAAGTGGTATCGTTGACGGAATCAACAAGTCTATATCTGACGAGGTAGCAAGAGCGAAAAAGGCAGAAGGGGTAAATGCTTCGGGCATATCCGCAAACAAAGGGAGTATCGCCACCTTGCAAGGCTACTTCACAAACGGTTCAGCGAAGAAGGCTATCCAGCTTACTAATGCTCGCAAATTGTGGGGAAATTCGTTCAATGGCACTGCTGACATCAATGGAAACATCATCGTGCCTAGTGGAAAGTATATCTCCATCGGTAACATAAAGATGGAGTATGATGCAACCAATAAGGCGTTGAAGATTACGAACACTACGACTAACGAGGTGGCAAACCTCTATACTAGTGGTGGTGTTTCTGCCTATGGTGTTGGGACATCCTCATCCAGTGGTGGCGGCTTGAACGGCAGTGTGAAGAGCTATGCAGATGCCTTGAAGCTTACATCAGAATCGCTGAGTGAGATTGCCTCTGCCTACTCCATCAAGGCTCTTGATTCTCGTATCTCTAGCTTGGAAGGTGGTAGTGCTACTGCTATTTCTGTCAGCGGTAGCGGTAATGCGGTTACGTCTGTCACCAAGAATGGTACTACTATCAGCGTAGTTAAAGGTAGTACGTTCTTAACTAATCATCAGTCACTTGATGGTTACGTTAATGCAATATCTGTAAGTGGAAGTGGGAATGCTATCACGTCTGTATCTAAAAGCGGAAAGGGTATTACATTTACTAAAGGTGCTACATTTTTAACTTCTCACCAAAGTCTTGCTAACTATTATACCAAAAGTAGTGTAGATTCACTTCTTAGTGGTAAGTCGGCAACTAGTCATACTCATAGTGTAAAGATTAACGGTGTTACTAAAACTATTGCAGCTACTGGTGGAACTGCTGTAGATTTAGGAACTTATCTTACTTCTCATCAAAGTTTAGCAAACTATGTTACTATTCATGATAGTAGACTTAGTGATAGTCGTTATCCTAAATTTGCTAATAGTACTTGGTATTTAGTAGGAGACGATGCTTATATTGGCGACCATAATTTAAGTGGTTATTTTTGTGTTAAAAGTGCTAATGATAGTACTAGAGTTGGTATTTCGTTATGGAATCGTGCTGAAAATGATTATGCTAATATATGGTTTGATAATACAAATATAAACCTTGATAAACAACTTGTTATGAATAACAAGCGTATTTGGATTCAAGGTGTCGGTACTGCTGGAGGTAATAATAATAGACTTACTCTTGTATCAGGTATGCCTAGCGGTTTAGCACATAATACTTCATGCCGTGGAACGATTCTTTATTCTAACGGTATAGCATTTGCTGACCCATATAATGGTAATTCAAATAATGATAGTGGATGGATTAGACATTTAGAAACTTCTGGTAACAGTGGAACTTTAGAAATAGCAGTAGGTGATGATAACTCAAATGAAGAAATTCATTTTAGATGGTATGATACTACTTCAACTTCAGAACATATAGGAAATGATATAACTGTTCCTAGAGCTACAGGTACTCTAGCTTTAACTAGTCAGATACCTACTACTCTTCCTGCTAATGGAGGTAATTCTGATACAGTAGACGGTTATCATGCAAGTGGTCTTCTCACAGCTTTATCTAATTCTAATAACGGTATTAGTATAACAGTTGGTGGAACTACTAAAAGCGTATCGAACATTAGTGTTAATTATGCTGGTAGTGCAGGTAATGCTGATACTGTTGATGGCTATCATGCTACTAGTGGTAGAACTTTTGATGGTAATATAAATTGGTCTCCAAATTGGAAGGATACTTGGAGTGATGGAACTAATAGTCACCCTTGGTATGGTTTTGATCATCGTTATGCAAATACTGGAGCTTATAGTACTACTATTAGTGATTATTTTGGTATGACTATAAAAACTTATAATACTTTAAGATTAGACTATGGTAAGTTACTTCTAAACGGTACTAGTATATATAATATTAATGTAGCTTCTGCAACAAAACTTGCGGCAGCAAGAACAATATGGGGTCAAGGTTTTGATGGTACTGGTAATGTTAATGGAACAATATATATAAATAATAGTAACTCTAGTAATGGAGCTATACGATTAAATAATGATATAAGTGCTAATGCTCGTATATCAGCTATAGACGACCAAGTAATATTCAATACTGGTAATGCTATTCGTTTTGGTGAAACTGCCTGGGATTGGAATAAATGGGCTGGTCTTAAATATACTCATTCTAATAAAACTATTTATCTTGGTATAGCTGATAATTCTGTGTTTAATGCTAATAGTGCACAAAGTAATGGTACACTTAGACTTGCAGGTATTACAACTATAACTCCTGATAGTGGAGCTAGAATTGGAGGTAGTGGTGGTGATTTATATTTAGGTAATGCTAATAATAGTAATTGGGTGAAAGTTCAAGATATATGTAGTCATAATGGTTCTAATTATTGGCATATATATCAAAACGGTAATGCTCATTTTAATAATATTGTTTCAACTGGTGCTACTATCAATGGTGATGCTACTATCAATGGTAATTTATCAGTTACTGGATTAATATCTAATAAAGGTATACTACCTGCAAATTATGAAGTTAATAATAAAGGAATGGGTTGTTATGTTTCAGCTGATGCTTTATGCTCTGGAATTACTGCTATTACTGATAGTATACAAGTTAATCAAGTAACTGTACAATATTCTAATGATAATGGTACTAATTGGACTAATTATTCTATGAGTAATGATGCTAAATTTAATCTATATGCTAGTAATGGAGGTTTAAATCAAGTTTACTTAGGTTATAATGTTATCACTGGTAATAATGATGCTGAGAAATTAGCTCAAATAAAAAAGAACGAATTGATAGTTTCATTTTATATTTCTAATAGTTGTTATTCTCAAGTTTATTTTGCTAGTGTTGATATTTCAAATGGTATTAGTACTATTTGTACTGTAGAATTTTTAAATAGTAATGGTGTTGCAACTAACACTTTTACTAAAGTTATGACTGGATGGAATCAAATTAATTATATAAATCTATCTAATGGTAACGAAGGTTTTCCTGTAGGAAACGATAATAGAAGATATATTAGATTTAGGTTTAAACATGACCAAAAGACTACTGCTTTACGTAATACTGTAATAAATAAAATACGAATATTTTCTTTTACTAAATATTCATTTCCTACTGATAGACTTATGGGTCATACAGGTCATATATATAATTTCGATTATAATATGAATACTTATTTCCCTAATAGCATTCTTGCTAAAGGTGGAGTTACAGCTTATCAATCTTCAGACATCCGCTTGAAGCAGGATTTGCGCAAGCTGGACTACTTGGGTATCATCAAGGCAATGGGTGGCACTTATGGCTTCGCTTGGAAGAAGGACAACACAAGGTCTATCGGTTGGATTGCCCAGCATGTATTGCACAACCCTCAGTTAAAGGACATCGTGGAGACTGATGAGAAGGGCTACTACAAGATTAACTACTGGTCTCCGAAGCTGATTGCAACGGCATTCGGTGCTATCGAGCAGGTGGGCGATGAGGTCAGCAGGTTGAAGGCTCGGGTGGTCTTCCTTGAATCAGAGGTTCAGCGATTGAGTGGAGATAAGGAAGCCTGCAACAAGAAGAGATTAGATAACAAGAATATTAATTCATTAAATTAGATTAGAAAATGGAGAATTTAAAGATTAACAAGAAGAGTGAACAGACAACTGCCACTTATACCAAGGGCGGCTATCGAGTAGAAATCACCTACAATGTTGACAAGACGGGTGGCAACATCGAGAGCATCAATATGAGTATCTATGGTGACCCAAATGGTAATTATCTCGGCAATGCGAACGCTAGCTACAACGGCAGCGAGCTGACCTACAACATCAGCGGTGTTCCGCAGAGCAAGCTCAGTGAGGTATCAGCATTGATTAAGGAGGTTAATTCCGCTATCGCCGCTAATATGGCAAGCGAGGTAGCAGAGTAGGTATCGTGAGTACTAACGCAGGGTGGCTCTTATAGAGCTGCCTTGCCTAGTGTTTTAAGTTCTAAAGATTAAGCGTATGAAACGATTTAAATTATAGCTTGCGAAAGTGTTCAATGTAACAGTAGAGCGAGTTGTTATTAAAGAAGTTGTAACAGAATTAGAAACTGAAGTTGAATATTTAAAAAATAAAAGATTATGCCTTACAATAGTGAAACTGGAATTATTAGTGCTCCTGTTAGCATTGATGATGTTAAACGAGCTCTTGGAGAGAGTAGCAATGACCTTGCTACTCTTTGTAAGAGTGAAAATATAAATATATGGAGTAAGTATAAACCTATTAGTTGTAAAGGTGACTTTAAAGAATATCCTATTAGAGAAGACTCTGAGGAAATAGTAACATCTTCATATAGTAACTACACTTGTGTTGTTCGTTGTGGTATGAATATACCTATGGATACTTATAAGAACTTACGTAATAATTATGGAGGAGAAGGTTTTGCTATTGAAGCATGTAAAAATCTTTATATTGATAATGTATATGGTCAGACTGGCGGTATTCATGATAACACAACTACAATGGTATCAGGAAAACATTTTCCAAAAGGTGGTGCTAATTCTCCTTATAGATTAAGTGATTTTAGAAACTATAGTAGTAAAGCAACAAGGAATGCATTTATGACTTCTATTCCTCAATTTCATACCGTTGAAGTTTATTATTCTTCAATTCGTAAATTTAATTGTGTATTATATATGAATACACATGTGGATAATAACACAAATCTTACTATGGATGATATAATAACTGATTTATCTTTAGCTTGGTCTTTTTGGATTCAAATTCGTTATAATTCACCATATAATACTACTGATAAGATTTATAAAAATTATTATGTTGGCAATTGCAAAAAACCAACAGATTATATATATGCTGGTAGAGAAATAACTTTTGATATAGGTAGTGGAGATAAATATATTGATATTGTGCCTTTTTTAGCATATACTCGTAATGCAACTTTATATGATGATACAAAAATAATTTTCATATCTCTTCCAGGTGCTATTAGTTTTAAATATTATCCTAGACAAATTAATATGGAAAGTATTAAAAGTGGTTCTAGTGGTTTTGTTGATTTCTCATCGTTGAGAGAATTAGTTGGTGCTAGTTGTATTTGTAAAGCTAGAATATATAAACTTCCTGATGCTACAATTACAATTACTGATGGTATATTTAGAAGTGTTTGTGGTTATGGTAACAATAAGACAACATACGGAAGAGGTTATGTATCTAATAGCTCTGGTCAAAGTACAGGTTCTGTAACTATTCCTGAAGGTGATAGAACAGATTATGTTGATATATATATAAGATTTGATAATGTTTATGAAGGAGGTTATTATGGACAAATGTGTCAATTATCTTTTGAAATTAATATAGATGGTGGATGGAAACAAGTTCCTCCAGGTGGTAGTTATATTATGCATTAAAAAGCAGATGTTCTTAATATAACAAATATGCTAGAAATGTATTTGTGGTTTACGTTCTCACCGAGAAAGCAGACACATTACGTCCTAGTGATTATCCAACGTGGGGAAGCTGTTTTTAAAATTCGTAAATTTTGCTCCTCCTGCATTGTTATTCGGAATTATTTTCTTAACTTTGCACTGTTAATAGGAAAGGTATTCTGCTATGGCAATCTGACGAAGAATATTGTATAACATAAAAATAAAGAAACAATTATGAAAAAGATTAAGACAATTGAGGCAGTTGATGCCTACAGAACGTTGAAAGCATTGAAGACATCATCTATGAGCGATGATGCCGCTATGCGAGTTTGGAAGAACATGAAGGCACTGCGCCAAGTAGCCGACACTTACGACAAGGATGTGAAGGAAGCGCAGGAGAGCCTGAAGGACGATAAGTTCGAGGAGATGCAGCGCAAGCTTCAGGAGTGCCAGCAGTTGGAGCAGAAGCACGCCGATGAAGGCTACGAATACACCAAGGACGATTCAGCCAAGTTCGCTGAGGTCAATGAGTACTTCTTTAATCAGAAGCAGAAGACCGAGAAGTATTTCAAGGAACTTGCCGACAAGGAGGTAGAGGTAGCCATTGAGGAAGTTGACGAGAAGGAGCTGTTCAAAGCTGCTAAGGATTGCGGCTTGAAGTTCGCTGATATGGAGACCCTTGATGTTGTGATAGGATAATACCAGTGTAGATATAATAATAGCGTTAGAATTTGGCAAGAAAGCCGTTCTAACGCTATTTTGTTTAGTTACGGATTGTTACATTTTATAAAGTTTAACACAAAAATTATCCTAAAGCCGACTTCTTACTTTTAAAAATGCGTACCTTTGCGGCATCAATCTTTTAAATCAACTAAAATATAACAGCTTATGACTAAAGAGGAAGAAAATGAAGTCCATCGGTTAGTTCAATCAGTCGGTGTTGTACAGTTGTCAAGAGTAATGTTTAAGGACATGGACGTTAGCGAAATGATAAACGTCATTATCCTTGCAGGTAGAGGCTACAGCATAAAGCTACTCACTTGGTTTAAGTATTATTGTGAAGTGATGCCTCTGTTTATCATGCTTTTTCATATTGCATGTATGGTAACATTTGCGTCTCATGAAAAAGAAATGTGCGTATGGTTTAAGGAGAATTGGGTATCGGCAGCATTTATCTATTTTTCCGTTTACATCCATCCGCTTGTGCTTATAATTGCGAGCAGATTCTTTTGGCTCTGCTACAGATGGCGTATTCCGATGATAATCTACCTATTTGGGATAAATGCTATTCATATCGTATACTGGAATGTTTTCACCACCAACGAAATGGTGGAATCTAATGTTGTAATACTTGTAATGACCATTATATTTTATGTATATGGTTTTGCCGATAAGTATTTCTCAGGCAAGGGCTGTCAAAGTTTAATCTCTAGATTATAATGATATGGGAAAGTTATTTGGTTATCACACCTTGGGAGTGTTATTAAAATCGTTATCGGATTCTTGTTTTCGAGCAGACGAGCAAGAGAAGAGAGGGGAGAAGGTAACTGCTTGCGGAATGAGTAGCGATGAGATAGAAGACCTTTGTGAGAACTATCTGCCGTATGCTCTCAATCCGATGCTATCTACCGAGGAAGTCAAGGAGAAGCTTCACGTTTCTGATGCTACCCTTAACAGGATGGTTGCAAGGGGCGACATTCCGAATGGCGTGTGCAAAAAACGAGGACACACCCGATATTTTAAGAAGTGGGATATACTGCACTTCATTAAGAGTAAGAGAAAATCATAATGTATTAAGCCCTATCGCATCACGGATAAGCGAGCATGTATGAGTATGGATTATATGTTTTGTACTTTGATTATAGTAGCGATACTGGTAATCATCAACAGCACGTTCATTGCTTACCTGTATCTTTCCTATAAGTATAAAACGATAGATAAGTTCTTCATGGCTTGGGTGACATCATCAACTATGATATTGATAATGTGGTTCGTGGAAGGATTGTATCTGTATCTAACAAATTAATGATGAAAAATTTGGTGGTTTCGGAATTCTTGTCTATATTTGCAGTGCTTTTTAGAGCAGCACTTTTAAGAGCATCGCATTTCCGAGCAGGAATGTAATATTCCCCTATACTACGCCAATAGTATAGGGGAATTTTGCTTCTACTTCTATCCTAATAGTTGAACATGTAAGTGTTCCTTACAAGTTGAGTAAGAGAGGTAAGTGATTGCCTCTCTTTTTTGTTTCAGTTTGCGTGAGTGACGTTGCAATTTTTGCAACAATCACTCTGACTTTCCTTTTTTTTGTTTTTACATTTTCAAGAAGTCTTCTATATCTATGTACTCAATACCGAAATTCTCCGCACATTGTTTGTCGGAGTCCGAGAAGTCACCTTCTTTTCCACTAGCATCGCCTATCATTATCAACTCTCTTTTTTCCCAAGAAGAATATGATTCTAGCATTCCTGTATTTGGCTTTCGCATATCTATTTCTGCATTCGATGGACAATACATAGAGTTGACGAAGATATTTCGTCCGGTATGATTGCGAAGATATTTTTGCATAAAGCTTTCAATAGCCTTAATCTTGCCGATAAAATCCTGTTCGTCAACAAATTGAGGGATGCCTCCTTGGTTTGAGACTATTTCAACATAGTAAAGAGTAGGGAATGCATCTACAATCTTATCCAAAACCTCTTTACGGATTTTGAAATCTGTTACATCTGTAGGAAAGGTGTTTCCTGATATAGTTGTAATAATCGTGTCATCTAAATCAATGAATAATACTTTTTTCTTGATTAAATATCCTTTTTCTGTCATAATTTTGCTTTTTTCTATATTGATATATTAATATCTTTATCTACGAAAATTAAGTTTGTAAAACACAGTTGTTTCGGTGTGTCTCACCATTTTTATTACAATGCAAAGATACGACAAAAAAGATGGCTTTGCAAATAAATTAATGCAAATTTTAAAACGTTATCTGTTTTTAATGAAATCATTAACAATTCTCTCTATGGTGTCTTGCTTGATAGCTATAGGGGCATCACCTTGATATTCTATCACTTGGTTGCCGCATTCCTTCCAAAATAGGTTGCTATTGATGCGTTCGCCATCTACCAAGATCCAATCCGGATGATGTTCAAACGAATGCATATTAGTTAGCGGAACGAGAATGAATAATTTATTCTCCATCTTGTTTACGAGTACCGACAAGTCATTATCATCAAATGTAATGATAACTCGATTTTCATTCTCAGATAGAACGTTAAAATCCTCATTAAAACGTTCATAAAGGTAATTTTTGATTTTCGAACAACTCATATTCTTGTAATTTTATAGGAGGGCAGATGGAAAAATCCAAGGTCTGCCCGCCAAGTTAAACTTATAAGGAAATCTTCTATAATATCGACTGACAGAGCCATCCCATAAGATAGCATGGTTCTTCGCCTTGCATATCTATTCCCAGATGGTTGCATATATGTGCTACTACATGAAACATTTCATGTGTGAGACTATTTATATACTCACCTTCAGAAGTAGATTTGCAAATGAGCACAACACTTGTTTTCTTTGAAACATTTGTGTATGTCAATCCTTTGTTTGAAGAATCGGTTGAAATGTGGTCGTATGCATCCAATAATGGTTGCCCCTTACAATCAATGGAACTTAGTAAGTCCATAGCTTCGTCAACATCTTCTTGATTAGCTATATGACATACAATCACATTCCAATCGTATTTCTCCAAGTAAATTTCTTGTTTAATCATAATACATCATCCCATGGAATGCCGATACCATTATGGTTGCAATCGGCATAAAATCTATTGAAAATAAATCCGTCCGCTTGGTCTGGGTCATCCACCATATCCTTAATGAATTGAGCCAAAGCAGCTTCGTCTTTTAAAGAAGACTTAAAGAAATCGGCTCTAGCCATGTTTGCGACATAAACGAAATCGTAATTGTCGGCATTCTCCAACTTTACGTTGTTGACTTTAAGAAGTTCCTCGACTGTATCTTTTTCTGTCGGTTCAACTTTTTCGAGCTTACCAGTTGTTGCGTTTGTCTTGCGCATTAAGGTAATAGCCCAGTCGCACATCTTTTTATTGAAGTGCCAGCCATTGTAGCGAAGGTATGCAATCATCCCTTCCGGCTTCATATCGTATGCGTCAAGTGGTATTTTGTATCTTCCCATAATAAAAGCTTTTAAAGGAGGTGGAGATTTCTCCCCACCTCAAAGTGTAATACTAATAGCGATAACCGCCACCTCTGCGACCACCATGTCTTTCACCATAGCGGTCATCATCGTCATCCCAATTGTCTCGGTAATCCGGCATTGGATTTCTGTGACCCATTCGTCCATACTTGTCATCCCCCATTTCATCAATGCAGTGCATGAGTTTACCACCATACTTAAGCATCTTCTCTACAAGTTCTGACATTTCATTTACCTTGTTTTCGGTAATTTCTATCATGTATCCCATAATGATTTACTTTTTTGTATTAACTTTTTCCAAAGCCACTGACAACATAGACTTAATATCAGTCAAAGTTCCCTTCATTCCGCTAACCTCGCTTTTGAGGTTATTGATGTCTTCTTCCTGTTGTCTGTCTTTGGCTATTTGTGGATTCAATACGGCACGCATCTTTGCGCACTCTTCCATAACCTTTTTGTGGTATGGCTCGCTTTCCACAATCTCCTTAGAATGCCGATACATAGCCTCAACTTCCGCATCCATAGCTTCACGGCTTTCAGAAACCACGAGGTTTTCCGAATTTGCAATTTGCATATTGGATGGGAGTTGTTTGAACTCCATTTGTTCATTAGGCAATTTTACGACAACATCAACGGTAGTCTCCATTGGTTGTGGGTTGAATTGCCCAGGAGTATATGTTGGGAACTTAGGTTGTGGGTTACTGACCGATACAACCTGTCCGATTTTAAGACTTGGGTTTTCACCCTTGTCAAGCACATAGAATATGCTGTTAGGTCGAAGTCCTTGAAACATAGCTTTGTAATGTTAATTGTTAAACAATACCCGTCATTAGCTGAAGGGTGTTAGTATCTCGCTCGAACCAAAACTGATAAACTCCAGTTCCTGCAATGTCGGCTACCGTCAAAGGATTGCCGTTGAACTTAGTTACAGCTTGGGTTACGCCATTGGTCTCGAAAAGGATTGGCAGCGTATTTGTCGTACCAGTCGGAATAGCTTGATGTAGGTTCACAAAGATAGTTCCCCTATAGTTAGCATTCACGAAGGCGTGGTTTCTGAACGAGAAAACGACATTTTCGGTGTTCACCACCACGCCTGTAGATGCGATAGCTGCCGAGCCGTTACGATTAACCCATGCAAAAGGTCTCATCCATAACATAGCAGCCTCCTTTCTTTAACCCCAGAATCCGTTGTTGGCAGCATTCAAACCATACAGACCAGCCTGATAAGCGACACAATTAGGAACCGCAGTAAATGGGCTGTAAGGAGTAGTTACCGTCTCTGGCAACTTACACTTGATACCAGCCACCTCACTCTGCAAGCCAGCCAATACCGCATTGATAGGTGCTACAGCCTGACCCACAATCTGTGATGTCATAGCGGAAGACTTGAAGGTACTGTTCTCCTCACGAAGAGAATCAATCTTGTTCTGCATCTCACGCATCTCAGCCTGCTTCTGACCGTCAACGATGGTCTGAGTGCTCTCCTTGATAGCGTTGTGCAAGTCACAAGTCTGGCGCTGGGTCTCGTAGGCCACGTTAGAGAAGCCACGCTCCTGTCCTACGGCTACATTGTTGATGGCATTCTGCAAAGTGCCAGTCTGCTGACACATAGCCAACTTGACGTTTCCGTCCATAGCCGTAATATTATTATTTACACGGCAGCAGCAATCAGCGAGTTGTGATGCAATCTGCATATTACCTTGTTGAAGAGCGTTGATAGTTTGCATTCCGCTCATGCCTACTTGGTTGCCCACGTTCTGGACTTGGGTTGTCAAGGCAGAGATAGCTTGCTGAATCTGTCCTTCAGTACAATTGAGCTGAGTTGCGAGATTACTGAGTGCATTACGATTGCCACCGATAGCATCCATAAGCAAGGAACGACCATAGTCATTGTTGATTTCATTGGCAAGACCTGCGCCATTACCACGACCACCAAAGCCGAAACCATTACCGCCCCAACCACAGAAGCAAAGGATAAAGAGCAGCCAAATGAACCAAGAACCATCACCATTGCCGAATCCGTTATTACCCTTCATCGCAAGAAGAACGTTTGGATCAACGCCTCTCTGTTGGAGCAAAGGAGCTATCAAGCTCATCATTCCTCCATTGTTACCTGAACCCTCTGGATTAAAAACATAAGTTTTTGATGTCTCCATAAGAATAATCTTTTTGTGTTAAACCTTAATTAAACTAACTCTATGTAACGTTACGGCTGCAAAGTTACGAATAATAAGGATAAGATTAAATAACTCTATCAAACTTTCTTTTAATCGCTAATAATCAAGCAGTTAAGGTGATAGGAGGTAATATCATACTTCCGGATGCATGGAAATCAAAGGCTTGTTTGCAAATTCCGTTTGCAGAAAACGAAAAATGCAAACGGAACAGCAAACAGAAATTAAGCACACACGAACTTGAAACCAAACTTTTCAGTATAGTATTCCTCTTTAGGGTGTCTTTTTGTCTCGGAGTCATAGCAGAGAATGAACGGCTCACCCTTAGAGTAGAAATAGTTATAAGACTTTCGCAAATACATCTTAGCATTCAAAGCCTTTGAGGAGAGCTTTCTTATCCTCAACTTTGTCTCTTGCGGCTTGCCCGACATAACTCTAAGTTCATCCATTTTGTATTGCATGTGAAGTTTTCTTCCTTTACTTGCATATCTTTCTTTATTCCAATAGTTTCTTAGAGACTTGTTTCGCTCTTTACGAATTCTATTTATCGTTTCTACATTGTGTTTTAAACCAAGCTTACTGACTTGTCCTAATATTGTAGATTGAGGAATATTCAACACTTCGGAAATTTCCCTTGCTGTCATCGTTTGGTACATGACGGAAATTTGGCTGATGGTTTCTTTACTCAACTTGTTGTCTATTTTTGTGCCACCTAAAATAGTGATATATTTATATAAGGTGTGTAGTGTAACACCAGCAGCCTTGGCTACTTCCTTTCGTGGGTAGTCATTGATGTGGACTTTAATATAGTCTATCTGTTCTTTTGTTAATCTTCTTGGCATTCTTCATCCTCCTCAAAAGAAAATCCATATTTGTTCTTATAGTATTCTTCATCCATCCTATGAGTATTCCGGTCATAACCTATGGTGTATGGCTCACCTTCGAAAGCGAAATATCCATGCTTTGTTATGAGATTGTACTTTGCATGATATGCTTTTATAGGCATATCCGCAAATTTGAATCTTGTCTGTTGCGGAATGCAGGATATAACTCTGAATTTCTCCATCTGCATGGTTCTTTGCCAGCTTTTTACCCTTTTACTTATTGTTGCTTTCTCATACGCTTTCTTTAAATTTGCCAAACTATTCTTTTTAAGTCTTTCGATAGTTTCATTCGAATGAGTAAGCTTTAGTCTTTTTACCGCCTTTCCTACTGTAGACGGATGACACCCTACAATCTCGGCAATCTCTTTGACTGAATGGTTGGTGTAAAGCTTTGCAATTTGTTCATCACGCTTCTTGTTGGGTTTCGGAACAGGTCTTTTATGTTCGATTTTACAATTGCAATCATGTAGAATCTTATACAAGAATTTCACGCTGACACCCATTCTTTGTGCCAACTTGTATCTTGGTCGTTCATTTATGTGCGCCTTAATGATGTCTATTGTATCTTGTTCTATTATCTTCATTTTTATTCAGTTTTTTATGGTGTGACTCACCTGTATTTGCAAAGGTAATGAGATTTTATTGATAGAGCAAATAATTTAATGTGTTATAACTTTGTTTAAGGAAATATTTAATTATTTGCACAAAAATTAATTGTGTAGTTTTCTGACTCGGCTATTTTCACATTATTATATATAAATAGCTATCTTTGCAACAAAAAACATAAGGAAATGACAGCGGAAACTATTCAATTAATACAGACGGGAATTAATCTTCTTTGCGCATCGGGAGTTATCTCCACGTTGCTGTACTATAATAGTAGAAAACGAAAGGAGGCGGCACTCGCATCACAGGAAGAGAATAAGACTATTTCATCATATGCCGATGAGTGGAAGGCTCTCTATGAACGTTCCAACGAGTCGGTCGTTAATCTTAATAGTAAAGTAGATGAATTGTATGAGGAAATCAATCAGTATCGTATTACCATACGCAATCTAAGGGATGAGAAGAACGATTTGAAGCTTGCCTTGCATGAGGCACAATGGAACAGATGCATCAAGGATGGATGCCAACTTAGAACCCCACCAAGAAAGCGAGAATCCTTAGAAACGTTGGTTGAAAAGGAAGAAAATGAGATATATCGTGACAGGGAGGATTAAAATATGGTTAAGTATCTGAAATTACTCATACAAGTTAATAGCGGACATTCAAGCAAGGCATTCTTCTTAGTGTCCGTTACTCTGATAGGTCTCTTGATGCTCCTGGTTGTCTGCTTTATCTTAGTGTGGGAAGTGGTAACTTATGGGACTATCAAGACCGATTTGATGGGGTTAAGTGCATTTGTTGGTAGTGTGGCTAGTTTGTTCGTCACGGCTGGCATTACCAAGACGATAGGGGAACGTGGCGAACACAATAACTTAAAGTTGGAGGAAAAAGACAATGGCTAAATCGGACATTTTAAGCGAGTTCGTACTTAGTTGGGAATCATCTAAGTATACAAACAAGAAGAGTGATAGGGGTGGAGCGACAAAATACGGAATCACGCTCGCTACTTGGAAGAAGGTTGGATATGACAAGAATGGTGATGGGGTAATCAATGCCGAGGATGTGAAGTTGCTTACCAAGGCAGATTATGATCGGCTGTTCAAGAGGAACTACTGGGATGTTTGCATGGCTGACAAGCTAAACAACCAATCGGTGGCGAACCTCCTAGTGGACTTCGCCTACAATAGCGGCTGTTCAAAGGCTATCCAGAAGATACAGAAAGTTGTAGGAACAAAGGTGGACGGAATCATGGGCAAGAACACCTTGGCGGCTATCAATAACTTTAAACAAGGACAGTGGGTCTTGTTCGACAGTCTGAAGGTCGCTAGGATTACCTACCTTAACGACATCGTGAAGAACGACCCTAAGCAAGAGGTAAATCTGAAGGGTTGGCTCAGACGTGTCGGGAACATCAAGTACGGAAAGCTCGTCTGCAATGATGGACGTGTAATAAACAGCTAATAACACAAAAATAGCTCCATCGTTCTAGTCGGTGGGGCTATCTTCGTTAAAGTCCTAGCTTGGTGGTTATCCAAGAGCCTATAGGAACATTTTCCTCCTTGGACTTCTGCTTTATATAGTCCACGGTTTCCTTTGGCATCCTTATGCAAAGGTTCACGTTGTTCCCTTTCTTTCGTCCGCTTCCAGCCCTTGCACCTCCTCTGTTACTTTTCTTGTTATCCATATCTATTTTGTTAAGAGCCTTACGTTTGCTAGGGTGGTACTTCTATTGGAAACGAAAAAGTGCTCTCGTTCTAATTTATCCCTAACCAAATTGTCTATTTCTCCCAATTTTTTCTTGCATACATTAAGTCTGTTCGTTAAGTCTTTGATTTGTCCATCTAGTTTCTTGAATTGGAGGACAGTATCTTCGGGCTTACAAACTTTGCTTATGTTCGCTATAATAGCTTTCATTGCTTTGTTTTCTTCTACCAGCTTGTCGTAGTTGCGAAGAATGGGAAGCATCTGCCTCTCATACGGAATATTGTTTTTTGTCTTACTCATATAGTTTTATTTTAAAGTTCAATACCTCGCCATCTCTTGATGGTACAAAGACTCTCGAAATTATCAATATACACTTTGTCCTTATTGAAGTGGGCTTGTTGTATTTGGTATTTCATCCAACCGATGTTGCAACCATTCTCGCCACCTTCCCAATGGTAGTAGCGATAATGCAAGCTAACGTCTATGTCAAGCACATCATCTTCTCCAGATACTTCTGATGGGTGAATGTGGAGGTCAGCCTCAACATGAATGCTCTTGAAGATTGCAGGCTCCATCTTGAAATCGGAACTTACGATGTGCTTTTCGTCCTTTGGTGTGAACTGAGCGTAAATACCAAGTCTCTCACAAGTCTTCTGTATATCCTTGGCTATGTAGGATAGAATGTTTTTATGCTCCATAACTTATGAATATTCTTGATTTTCTTTTTCACAATTATCATATCCGTTTTCGTAGCTCATAGAACTAATATCTTTTACTATGTTTGCTATCTTGTCTAAGTCAGTTTCCGACTTAACTCCTAACTTTTTTAAAAGCGGAACAAGCTCTTTGTTAAACTTATCGTTTGGGCTATTATTGCCCCAAAAATCACTATCTCCGATATAATATTCTTTGCTCATTTTATTAATAGTTTTTGAATCTCTTTCATGTCCGTAAATCTAAATAGTTATGCTTTTTACAACGTATGCGAACTTCATCGTACCATAGGCGTTATATTGGATAAGTTGCATAGAGATTGCATATTCGTTTTTTAAGAATAGATAACCTTCTGCTATAATAGACTTTTGTACTTCTAGGCTCTTGTCTGGATTGACCATCTCTATAGCCTTGCATCTACTCTCAACTACAGTGAGGTCTGTATCAGATAGCATTTTAGTTATTTCTTCTTTGGCTGTTTCTTCATCCTCATACTTAAAATTGTTTTTAGCGAGAATGCGATTAAACATCAAATCTGTTGTCAAGCTTAATTCTTTCATATCCGTAAGTTTAAATGGTTATTATGCGAACAAAAGGGCACATTGAAACTCGTTCTCGAAACGCTCTCTTGTGTAGTCTGCGAAGCGCTCGAACTTGCCACATTTTGCGAACTCCTTAGCATCTGCAATGAAGTTACACTCCTAAATGATGGACTTAGCTTGAACTTGCTCAAATCCGAACTCGAAGAACTCACGCATTCTTTTTTTATTAGTTGTTGCCATATTCTTTTCGCTTGCCGTGATGCGATAGGGCTTAATTGTTAATAATACAGTTTCTGAAGGTGTGTCTCACCTTTCTAATTCTGTTACAAAGATACAAAGAATATTTGAAATATGCAATAAAAAATCAAATCATTTTCTTTGCTTTAACGTCTTTTGGCTATAATAGTAGGCTTGATTACATTCGTTAACAGAAAATGGCTAGTTTTTCACTTATTCGGGTTTTGGAAATAACCCAAATGGCTCTTTTTGTGTCATATATAATATAATTTGTACCTTTGCACTCAAAAAGGAGGTTGATATGCAACTAAGATTTGATTGGTGGCGTTGGCTCGTTACCATATTGGTAGGTTTCTTCATCATGCTGATGATGTACGGATGCCGGACAACGAGATATGTAGAAGTGGAAAAGGTGGTGCGAGACACTACTACTTATGCTCACTGGGACTCAATTGTCAACGAAAGGGTCAAGCTTATTCGGGATAGCTTGCTATCTTACCATTGGGAGCAGACCGAAAAGCAGGTTAAGGATTCCACTTACATCAAGGATGATGTCAAGACAAGGGTAGATGAGAGTGGTAAGGTTCTATGTAAGGATTCTACTCATATAGAGATTAGATACAGGGACAGCAAGGAACTATCCAAGGTTCGTGATAGCCTTATTCATTATAAGGAGATAGCAGAGCGAGCGAGTATATACAAGGCTCAGAGGGATAGCATAAATAGAGAATTGAGTATCGCCCAGACCAAAAAGGAATATATTGAGAAAGACTTGGAGGGATGGGATTTGTTCTATTGGAAATTCGGTATGATTTCCTTTTGGGTCGTTTCCTTGATGCTGGTTACAATGATTTTCTTTCTCACGGTAAAATATAAGAAAAAGTTATTTTATTAGGTTGGTTTTTAGTTATTAAGGTTTTAGATTGGTTTAAGGTAACAACTTATGGAGCAGCTGCCAGTGATGGTGGTTGCTCTTTTTTTTGTCTTGAAAATGCCTTAGAGTATTAAATGTTAAATTTGCAAGCGGTTTAATGTATTTGTAGTTTTATATACGTAACTAAAATTGTGTTGTGTGTTAAAAATGCGCAATAAGAGCAGAAGAACACATTAAAACCCTTGCAGTTTGAAAATAAATTAGTATCTTTGCAGCGTGCTTTGTTGGTGCTGACACGCTTACAAGAATCAATAAGATTTTCCGTGGCGAAAGCCACATCACGATAATCCTTACCTAGATTTCGGTGTCAGACGAATGAAGGGTAAGGATTTCTTTTTAGAATCCTTGTTTTGAGTCGAAACATTCTTAGATTGCTCTAGGTTAGCAATGGGCAATAATTGTTGGAGTAGGCGAAACACAGATAAGTTAAACAAATAAGGAAACGAGTTATTATGCATCAGATTAGAATTGGTATCAAGCAAGCTAAAATTGCACTAGGCGATAAGAATCGCTTGGTGGGATTTTGTTTTGCCTTAAAGATAAAATTTCTATTCCGTGCATCAGACCTTCATTTTAGATCTACAAACCAAGCAGCTAAAGTGATGGGCTACAACAAGAAAGATTTCAAACAATATTTGGATTTATCAGTTAAATTTGGATATTGTAGAATTGAAACTAACAAGTTCGGTGTGAAGAGAATCATAGCGAACAAGTTGCATGACAGTTTCCAATACAGTTACAAGACAAGACGCTGCGAGATAGCTAAACTTACCTTGCCTCAGTTGAGAAGTCTTTTGTGTGATGTCGTTGTGAGTAATAAAATCAATGTCATTGAAAATGTCTCCAATACGCATTGTAGAGCCGTCAATGGAAATACGATTAAAAGTGTACGTAGTGCCAAAAAAACGGAAGCTCGTATGTTGGAAAGACCATTCAATGAAAAGTACACAAGTTATTCATACACCAGCATGATGAAAGATACCTGTTCAACTAGATACCAAGTTGGGAAGACTATCAAGAAGCTTGTTAAGTCTGGTGCGGTAAAAAAAATAGTCCAATGTACAGAAGTCGGAGTAGACGCATGTGCTTGTACTAACAATTGGCATTATTATGATGCGTTCGGAAATCTTATCATCATTTCGGCAAAATATCGAAAGGGTCAACTGCGATGCGCTAACAAATACAAAGTCCTAAAAAGCCAAGTATCTAAGTCGAAGAGTGGAACAAACCCAAAAATTATTGAGCGAAAGATGAAGTGGGTAAAAAATCGAACGTAATAATAGTAGACGAGAGAATCTATAAATAACCTGCGTGCGTAAGGGAGCTTGTAGAGTTAAGGGGAATATACGAAGTATATTTCACTTATGTATATAAACTACTCGTATGTGTTGTGAGGTTGATTAAAGAAACTAAGAAAAGAAAGAAGCTATGGGAGAAAGAAAACAGAAAGAGGGCGATGAGCACAGAAACGTTGCAAAACCAACTTATGAAGAGTTTGCAATGTATTGCTCGATGGCAGGTTTTATGAAAGACAACCTAAAGTGGCTTTATGGTCGATTTGATGATGTCGGATGGTTGCTGCCAAGCGGTAAAGTCCCTAAGAAATGGGAGGATTTGGTCAAGAAATGGAATTCCTTGAAGAATCCGAGCCAGACATACCGCAAGCATGGTTTCAAGTTCAAGACCAAGGAAGAAAAGATGCACGACTGCTATGAAGTGTGGACTGATGGTTCTGCGGTTCTTCGGACTGATACCAAGCGAAGAAAGTACACTGGTGGTGCTGCTTATGTGATTTTACACGAAGGCAAGGTGTATAAGCAGGGTAACTATGGAACAATTGACACGACAATAAGCCGTATGGAGCTTTTGGCAATCATCTGTGGTGTCGGTCATTGCCCGCAAGGTGCGGTTGTTAAGGTTCATAGTGATAGCCAATATGCACTTAAGACTTTGAGCGGTGTTTATTCTGCACACAAGAACTTAGACTTGATGGAGAAGTTTAGAAAGCATTCCGCTCATGTAGCACACATCACTTGGCGCAAGGTGAAGAGCCATACAGGAGTAGAGTACAATGAGCTTTGCGACAGATTGGCAAACGAAGGTAGAATAGCTGCCGAGATTAAGGCAGGGTTAAGAGTTAATTCAAAAGCTTAGAGAAATGAAGATACAGACATTTGAACTATGTGCCGGATATGACTCTCAACTGATGGCTTTGGAGCGACTGAAGAAGAAATATTCTGATTTCGATTACGAGTGTATCGGATGGTCTGAGATAGAGCCAAGTGCAATAGCCTTGCATAATGCTTGCTTTCCTAGTCTGTCTGGCAAGAATTTCGGTGATATGACAACGATAGATTGGAGTAAGGTTAAAGACTTTGACTTACTGACGTATTCAACACCTTGTCAGTCTGTTTCGCAAGCCGGAAAGCAGAAAGGAATAGAGGAGGGAAGCAATACACGTTCCTCTATCCTTTGGTTTACAAGAAACGCCATTATTACCAAGAGACCGAAATACCTCTTGATGGAGAATGTAGAGGCTTTGGTTCAAACAAAGTTTATTGGGTTCTTTAACAAGTGGCGCAAGGAGTTGGAATCCTATGGATATGTCAACTACGCAAAGGTGATAAATGCTGCAGATTGCGGTGTTCCTCAGAACAGAAAGCGTGTCTTCATGCTCTCTATACGAAATGATGGTGATAAGATAGATTATCATTTTCCGAGAAAGACAAAGCTGAAGAAACATTTGGTAGATGTCTTGGAGGAAAATGTGGACGAAAAGTACTTTATGAGCGATGCTCTGCTATGTAAAGAGAAATTTGTGTCAAATGAATGGAAAGAGCCTATGAGTGCAGCTATAAGAACTCGCTCTGAAGGGAAGTGGATAAAAGGCGAAATACATAGTCCAAAGGTCGAGCTTGGAAAGAATATAGCCAATACCATTACATCTGCGAGCAAGGACTCCTTGGTTGTGCTTGGAGAGACAAGGTTGCGCATTAGGCGTTTGACTCCGAGAGAACTCTTCCGCTTAATGAACGTTGACGAAGAATATATAGACAAGATGCTTGAAAGTGGAGTGTCGAAGTCAAGTCTTCAAAAGGCTGCTGGAAATTCTATAGTCGTAGCATGCATGGAGAGAATATTCAAGGAACTTTGGTTTTCTGAGAGTAATGTTAAGGTCGCTGATGATGGTCAGCTATGCTTATTTTAAATATTGACGATATGATGTTTTTAAATATTAACGAGAAAAAGGAGAAAGCAAATGCTATCTCATACAAGATAGATGAGTACATCTGGGGACGAAAGGATTTTGCTACCGATTGCCCCTATGGTGAGAAAGGCAGATACACCAATGCAATTAATAAAGTTGGTGATTTGGGGTGTAATACTTGCGAATGGCAGGTAAGACATGACCCAAGTACGCAAGTTGTGATGTGCTCCCATCCAAAGGTGTAGAAGAGCGAGATTAAGAAACTTTTTAAGGATATGTGATATGGATAAAGAGAAATTAAAGAATGATTACGAGAATGCTTGCAATGCTTACTTGAAGGCATTCTGTGAGAAGCATGAGTTTTACGGATTAGATAATACGGAGACATTTTGGATAGGTGGCCAAGTTGGAGGAATAGCCAATTGCGGTGATTTTACCTTCGATATGGCTACTATTGTAACTGATATAGACAAGGAAGCTCCCGAAGAAGAGTTGTTGAAGTGGTACGATTATACTATTGAAGCTAGTGAGTTCAATTTGCCTATTCCAAACTTCGACCATTGGCTTATGGGGTGTCCTATAACACCAAGTAAATGGTTCGAGAATATGCGAGCAAAGCGTAAGGAGTTTGAGGATTTGTTGAAACAAGAAAACGAAAGGTTGAAACATGGAAAGAAGTAATCTTTTTAATCATTTGTTGAGGATATTTGATGAAGGTCTCAGTATGAAGACTACCGAACTTGAATATGGTACACTTGAAGTTACTGTAGAGAATCGAAGCCAAGACAAGAAAATCACATTCTTAGCAAAGGGCATGGAGGATGCCAAGCAGAAAGCAGCGGAATGGCAGGTTGGACAAATGCTCTTGAATTGCGATGATTTCGATGAGATTGTTATGTTTTTGGCTCAAAGAAAGAAACTTAAAAAGGAAATGTCAAAGGGATAAGAATTTTAGAAGTTGTTTTTGTTGCGTCCATTTCTTGGAAATACAAGATTCAAGTATAGGAAATGTCTTGATATGCAAGAAAGGTAGCACTACGAAAGTACAAGGGAAGCGACTGACAGAAATTGCTGCAAGGTGCAAAAACTACAAAGCGTAAGGCACACGTTAAAGAACATAGTAAGACGAAATTAAGGATAAAGGTGATAGTAGAAAGAGTGTTTGAGAAAGAGAAAAATGTAAAAAGTTTAAAATAAATGGTAGAAACTATATTAAATAATTAAAATACATTAATAAAATAAAGAAACACATTAAAACGCTTGCATGTTTTGAATATTCTTTGTATCTTTGCATTGCAATTAAGAAACAAGGTTACTAATTTTAAAAAGGTGAGACACACCATAAAAACTGGGAATGATGACAAAAAAGGAAATAATAAAACAATGGTTGGATGAGCCGAAAGTGAGATATTGTAATAATTCTAGTTTCACTTTGGGTTATGGTGATGGCTGGGATTGGGTTAAAGATGTTCTACGACCAGCTATCACGAAGAACGCTATGTTTCTCAGATTCTTGGAGTATGGTTTCCGTGAGATAGAAGAGTTTTTGAAATCAAAAACCGGAAAACCGAGCGAAGAGGATTGTTCCTTGTATTCTGTTGGATATAAGGATGGTGTCAATGATGCCATGATTGCAATTAAGAATAGATTTGAAAATTTAAAATAGGAGGTTAAATGGATTTAGGAAAGGCGATTAAGACAATGAGGGTAAGCAAGGGCTTGACCCAACGACAACTTGGTAAGGCTATCGGTTGTAGTGAGACAAATATGTTGTTTATGGAGACCGGAAGAACGTTTCCACGTAAGAGTAAGATTGATGCAATATGCAAGGTATTGAAGATTCCGATGTCTTATTTGTTGATGTTCTCTATTACACCGGATGACATTCCCGAAGATAAGCAGAGTTTGTACACAAGCATCGTTGAGCCGATGCGTAACGAATTTATTAGGGAGTTGTTGCGATGAAGAAATGCTATTATTTTGTGGCTAAGTATGTCAAGAATGGCATAACATGTACATGTACAGGTACACAAGAGACGATTGAAGGCTATTTTGATTTTGTCAGTGCTGGAAATTTTATAGCACATGAACATAATGTTGATTTCGAAGGCGTAATTGTAACTTTTTGGTCTGAGATTAATTCAATAATGTTAGATAAATATAGGGAAACATTAGGAGAGCAGAAAAATGGTTGAATTCGAGTATGAAGGCAGTATCATTTTGAAAAATTACGATTTCCATTTTATGCCTTGTGTAGGGGATAAAGTCGTAATTAACAATCTTACATACAAGATTAAGTCTCGTGTGTTCAAGTGCCAAGGAAAGACAGTTAAAGTTGTTTTAAAAAAGGTTGATAATGAGAATACGAATAGTTAAATATGTTTGTGCCGATGGAGTAGAAAGAGGTATCTTGGAGTATCGCAACCATTGGTGGGAGAAGTGGGAGCCATTGCATCAGGAAGGCAAGCTGGCTTATGTCTCATATATGGGAACGAAACCATATAAGTCATTGCAGGAAGAGTGCTTTGATGTACTTGGGTTGAATGAAGAACAGATAAAGGTTCGTGAACAGATGTCCCGTTATATCTTGGATGCCGAAGAGGTATACATTGGTGCAAGAATTGGTAACGAATATCGTATCGGCTATGATGTTGATAATGATGAGAGTTTGGAAACGCTTAGGAATTTGGAGGAATAGTTATGTTCGGAAAGATTTTTTCGGTTAAGACCGATATTGTATATCGTAGAGAAGAGAGTTTGAATCTCTTCGATGGCAAGAAGAAACTTGATAAGGTGGTGTCCGGTCGGGTATTCAAGGAGCAAATCAAGTTCTTTGGTTTTACCATCAGAACAAAGTTTTTTTATCAGATTTGCTGTCCACAAGTCAATATGAATGATACTCATGAGGCTTGCACATTGAATCGGGTCGAGGATTTGGTGAGAACGGAGTGCTATAATAAGGTAGTAGAATATTCAAACAGAAAGCATCATGCCTAGTGTAAATTGTTTCCGAAGAGTCTTATTGAACGTAGGTGGTAAGAAGATAATTATCAGTGTTCCGAATGGAATGACCGAAACAGAAGTAAACAAGGTTATGGTTATTACTAGAGGTTATCTTCAGCAATATGTCTATGTTGAAATGGTGTTGGCAGAGTGCTTCATGCAGAAAATCGAAAAGAGTATTCTGAAGAAGAAATGCGTTAGGTTTGAAGTTAAGAAGAAGTGGGTAGACTGCAAGAAGAACCTTCGCAAGGTGATTAAGTATTATGACGCTTATGTTCCTAATGCAGATTTCAATAACGAATTCGCAATGACGTTCTATGACAAGATTAGTGAAGACTTATACAAGTTGCGAGATAAGCTTGCGGTGAGGTTACAGAACTTAGGAATTGGTGAAAAATCGGGAGTTTATGCAAATGCAATCATCCTGTACAATCTGACCAACCTTTGTTTGGGAACTTACGAGAATATCATCCGTAAGCTGTTTGAAGAATTGCACGTTAACTTAATGCAAGCGTTCAAGGACTTTGCTCCTATCTTGGCCTTTGAAAATTCTTATGATTTCATGGCATTAGTGATGGATAAGGATTTCAAGAGATTGGCTGACCATTTGATGACAAAAGAAATTCTTTCTTATTTCGATAAGGTAAGAAAAGGTGTCTTTGACGAACAGACTTTGAATGAGGCGGCTATCAACGCAACGGAAGATCTGAAGGACGATGAGAAAGATTTACAGCGAACTTACATAGGAATTAGTGACTTTATGAAGAGTGGCTATCCTTTGGAAAGAACAACAACCAAGAAAGTTAGCTAATGAAGATAGAGTCAAGCGATTTTTTGCCTATAGGTAATGAATTTCAGAAAATCTTCGGAGTAAGCTTTGGAAAGTTCGTTGATATGCGGTTTCTTTTAGCAAGAAAAGAGTTGGTCTTCAATTTGCTGAAGTTCACAGATTGGCTTGAAGAGTGCTATCCGGATGAGTGTTCCATTGATGGAGTGAGTTATAATGAGGTAGTCGAGCGAAAGTTTGGCAACCGAGGTGTTAAAATGATAAAGAAGATGATAGGATGAAGTACATGGGTAGTAAGGCTAGAATCGTGCATGAAATATTGCCGATTATGCTGGACAAAGAGCATGATACGTTTGTAGATGCTTTCTGTGGTGGCTGTAGCGTTATTGAGAACGTTCCGGACACGTATCGAAGGATTGCCAACGATAAGAATAGGTATCTTATCGAAATGTGGAAGTATCTTCAGAATGATGGGTTTGTCTTCAACCATATTAGTAAGACGTTGTATAACTTTGCAAGAGACTGCTATCACGGAAAGAATAAATTCTTCACAGAAGCAGGTGTCGGACTAATTGGCTTTATGGCGAGCTTTAATGGACGTTTCTTTGATGGTGGCTATAGCGGACATAATGTTGTCGGCAAGAACGGAAAGGCAAGAGATTACATAAGGGAGCAGATAGAAAATACAATGCGTGATGTGCCTCTTCTCAAAGGTGTCGAGTTTTATAGCGGCAGTTATGATGAACTTGTGATACCGGATAGGAGTATAGTGTATTGCGATTTGCCTTACAAAGCTACGAAAAAGTATGATGTATCAAAGAATTTCGATTACGAAAGATTCTATATATGGTGCATGGAAATGGCTAGAAGAGGTCATAAGGTATTTATCAGCGAGTATCAGATGCCCCAAGAGTTCAGATGTGTTTGGGAAAAGGAAGTAACAAACTCTCTTAACCCGAATATAACAAAGAGACCAGTCGAAAGGTTGTTTACAATTGATTAGAAAGAAGAAATGAAAGAAACTTATTGCTTGGAAGATACGCTTTACAATACAAAGCGTTACTTCACGTTTGAAAATGGCGTAGTATCAGGAACAGAAGTTGCACAGGAATACTTTAATATTTTTCTTGATCTTGCAAGTCGGCTTGGCTATAAGGTAGTGAAATTATGAAAAGGCGGGTAAACAAGGATTGTCCGTTCTCGGCAGAAGAATTGGATGAGTTCAGAGCAGCCTTATATAATGTGAATACATCTTTTCACTGCTGTAATGCAGCTCCGGTAGACTGGGCGGCAGGATGGCAGCGGAATGATATAAGAAAGACGAGGTAGGAAAGCCATAATCTACCAAATACCCACGTGCCAAAGCCGTGTGATGCCTTGCGTGGGGGCATGATGATAAACTAGGAGTCGCACGGCTTTATTTGAATGTTTCATAACTACAAATAGCCTATCGCTAATGGTTGTTCCCTTGGGCAGGGAGATAGTTAATACCGCATCGTAAGATGTGAACACTTAAAATTTGCCGACAACCATTGGCAAATGCCTATTAGTCAGCGGCAGAAACCCTTGGGCAAGGTTGGGAATGGTGCACAATCTTCAAATTCGCATCTGTCGCTGACAAACGGATGAGTGGCATTGGCAACTGAAAGCAATGCGACCCTCGCAAACTTGGAGCGGATTTTCTGATTAAACATTCCGTGTACCAGGTCACTGGGGAGGTGTTGACACCAACAAGGGTTTAAATCCCTTGTCATCCACTAATTTTAAAAGGTAAAATCATGAATGAGTATTGTAAGAATTTGATTTCAAATGGTGTTCCTAGCTGGATAGTAGAGGAGGCTTATAAATTTACAATTGAGCCTTTGAAATCAACAGAAGGCTTGGTAGGAATTGATAAGGAAAATAGTGAGCTATATAGAAATGTCATTATCGCAGCCTACATTGAGGGTGCTAGTGCTACATTGTTAAAAGTGCAAAGATATTATGGCGGTGAGGAACATAGTTAGACAATGGAACGAGGCAACAGAAGGATATTCGTACCGCTTCAAAGGTGGAGATATTTTCATCCGGTTGGTTAAGGTTGAAGGTAGTTATGAGTTACGTAATCCTATAGGCTATAATGTTAGGGTTATCAAGTGCAAAGACTTGGATGAAGCGGATGCAAAAGCCAAGGAAGTGCTAGAAGCGTTTTTTGAAGACAAAGTTAACATAAAAGTTATTTGATTATGGACTTAGAATTGTTGATTGATAAGATAGACTTTAGTCAAGGTGCAAGGCAGGTAGCCAAGCAAGCCTTGGAGTTGGGAATGAAATATCAAAAAGAAGGTGCTTGGCATTCTGTTGAAGAGCTGCCTGAGTATAACAGACGCATTGTCGGTCTGACCAAGGTTCGCAAGCGTTTCAAGCATCTGAATTTCTTAGGCGAGGAATGGTGGAATAGGTTCACGAAATCAAACGCCATCTATAAATGGGCTTATGTGGACGATTTAGTTTGATAGTAATCGTAGAAATCCATAATGCTATTTTGTTTTAAATGTTTGCCCCATCACTATATATAATAATGTAGTGGTGGGGATTTTTGTGTTAACGTCAGTAAATTATTGGTGTTATGTGTTATGATATATTAAAGAATAAAAGAAACACATTAAAAAGTTTGCATATTTCAGATATTCTTTGTATCTTTGCAATGTAATTAAGAAACAAGGTTACTAATTTTAAAAAGGTGAGACACACCATAAAAACTGTAAGAAGAAAGTGGAAAAGAATAATGTTTATGTAGAGGTGTTGGCAAAGATTGCCAGCCTCATGGGTAGAACAAAGGAGTCTATCCAGATGTCGTCTTCAAATACTCATACGAGTATTACGATGTTTGCTGAAAATAATAGCAAGATTATTGGAAATTGGTATTTTGATGCTTCCGATAGCAAGGAGTTGGTGGATGCTACTTTCAATGGTCTGAAGGCTTTGGTTGAGTCTCTTGAGCACAATAAGAGCAATGACGGACAAGCAGCGTAAGTACATAGAAACTCTTATCAAGAAAGTGTTTCGTAATGCAGATTCGCAGAGCGAAATACTTTCCAGATTGGATAGGGTTAAGATTTCAAGCCATCAAGCTTCAGTAATGATACATGCATTGAAGTTAGAGTGCAACATCGGTCGCTCCGTTCCGGCATATATGTTAATGGCAAACAATCTAAATCCAAAAATGGATGAGTTCTTTAGTATATTAGGGTACGATGAATGACGTATTCTTCAAGAAGAAAAGAAGTTGATATGAAAAAGGTAATAATGATAATAGCCGTTGCCGCCATTTTGGTAGGTTGCAAAGGTAAGGGTACAAGAGTCCAAATCTCGGATTCTGTTGACAAATTCAATGTCGAGAAATTGTTTGTTGTTGATAGTATAACAGTGTACAGGTTTTATGACCAAGGAAATGCTATCTATTTCACTAACCGGAAAGGTAGGGTAGATGCAACCCATTCTGAGTACAATCCGGTTACTCATACATACAATGACGAGGTTAACGAAACTTTATGTGAAGGAGACTAAAAAATGGAAAAGAGATTAACTAAGGAAGAGTTCCTTAAGGACTTATGGCATCCAAATACAGAAGAGCCAGATAAGAGCAAGAGCGATATTATTACCCTTGGTTTTGATAACGATGCTTATATACAGTTTAAAGAATCCATTCTTTGGAAAGAGGAATCTTGGAGACATTCGATTAGCAGATGCCAAATCATCAAATGGGCTTATTTATCTGATATACTGCCAAAGCAGGAAGGAGGTGAACAATGAAAACATTTGTATTTGATGTTATGCTCAACGGAAGATTTGTCTGCACATTGAAGTATAAATATTGTGCGCTCTTCCCGATAGATTTTGAAGATTTAACAAAGTTCATCCTCAAAAAGAGACCTACTTTGAGAGGAAAGGACTATAGAATAGCGTTTTGATTATGAAAGAGTTTGAAGTTGGAGAAAGAGTAACTCTTGAAGTTACTGAGACTGATAAAGAATCTTGCAAAGGGTGCTTCTTTGATAGTAAGAAGTTTTGTGAAGTATGGCAGCTATACCCTTGTAGCATCAAAGAACGCTCAGACCATAAAAATGTAATTTTTAAAGAAGTTAAGGAGTAAAGAGATATGTTATACGAAACAAAACAGGGAAGTAAGGCTTATGAATACATTAAAGGTATTCTCGATGCTGAAGAGAAAGAGTATCAAGCCTACATGAAAAGAGTGGAAGAAGCCGTAGGCTTCGAGTTTGAAAAATGGCAAGGTTTTCAGCCTAACAGAACTCTCTCAAGAGAGTACGAGGTTACTGCTATATGGGTTCTTTCTGAGCGTTACGATACGCTAGATAAGAAGGTGTGGAAGAAGATAGACGGTGTAAAATTGGAGGACGGTTACTATGTATGCATTGCGCCTAACAAGCGTAGTAAGCAAGGTAAGGCAATAGCAGCAGTACTTACATCATATAAATCCTTTACTCATCATTTCAAGATATTGAAGGAACTGAATATCGAAGTTCCGCACGTCAGCCGATTCTCCATCACCCAGCTTTTACGTCACAAAGAACGCATTTTCGTTTACTTCGATGATAGTATTAGAGCTGAGAAGCAAAATCCAGACTTCGTGGAAATCACGATAGGTGAGTATGAGGATTTCATTAATAGCAAAGATTAAAGCGTATGGCACAGAAATATATTGAAGATGACTTTGTGATGACAAGAACAGAGCCAAACAACTTTACACCAAATGGTGTTGTTTGTAAGTTTGTTGACTATGAAGCAATAGATAAAGTGTTAATAAGATCGATTAATGGCATTGATGGATTTATTGTAGAAAAAGGTCAGTTTGTTCCTATTCCTCTTACCCCATCCATTCTAGAGAAGAATGGATGGGAGCATAAGGACGATATATATTTCAAGGAATTTCCACACCGAAAGCTTGTAATCATGGATGAGAATGCATATATAATCAATGAATGTTGTTCGATGTTTCTTTGTCCAGTCAAGTTTGTTCCACAACTCCAGCACCTTCTCTTCGGTCTTGGTCTTAATCACAAAATGGAGGTGTAGGTATGGAGGTAGTAAAAATAACTAAGAAAGTCTACAAAGCGGTAGGGTGTGAAAAAGGATACTTCTTTGGGACGTTTGCTCATTTTAAGGAGTTGCGTGAGAGTTCTAATTTGTCAGTACAAAAGACTTGCTTTTGCTGTGGGCACAAATTCCAACCAGAAGATTTTATTTCTTTAGCGTGTTTTGACAAAGGCATGGGAAACAAATTTCTTTGCCAAAAGTGTAAGGATATAGCATTAAAAGATTTAGGTGATAAAAACATCTATTTAGATTAACATAAATAGAAGTATGAATGCAACAGAAGCAAAGAAGACACTATTTGAGATTAGAAAAAATCTTATTGACGATAAGCAGAAGCATGCTATTTGGTTAGCAATCAAAGCTATTGATTATTGTATAAGATTGAGGAAAGGATATTAACAGATAGTAATATGAAAGCAAGTGAGTTGATAGAGCATTTAAAATCTTACATTGACATCACGGGTGGAGATTGTGAAATGCTTGTATTTGACAAAGCAGAAGGTGTTTCTTGTGATATTAACGATACTACCAGTGATGGCGATTATGTGTTTCTGCACATTTCATCTGATAAATACACAACGAAGACACCAGAGTAACCAACCATCCCTTATGGGATATAAATATAAGGAATATGAAGGAATTAAGAAAGAAAACATTTAAAAATGGTGTCGTGTATTGCCTTCAATTAGAAGATGGCTTTCTAGTTGAAACTACAGACACGTTCTTACCTTATTACACCAAAGATGCAATAGGCAGACATCAAAACAAGCTTGATAACAATGAGCTTGGCGACCGTACAGAACGTTGGATGATTGGAGTATCTACAATGAGTGGGTGTCCAGTAAGATGCAAATTTTGCGCTACAGGCAACATGAAACGTTATCGCAATCTTACGGCAGAAGAAATTGTAGAGCAGGTTGAATTTGCCGTCAATAAGGCAGGTGCTGACCCAAGCAAAGCAAAAGAGTTTAAAGTTAACTATACTCGTATGGGCGAGCCATTTCTTAATATTGATGCAGTCAAAGAGGCTATTCGTATTATTACGGAGAAATATCCTAATACTCATCATTATGTATCAACGATTGGTATTAAGGGTAGTGATTTCTCTTTCATTAATGGAAATATCACATTGCAGATTAGTTTGCATTCATTTGATGATGACAAGCGAAATTGGTTGATTCCTTATAAGAACAAAATGACAATTAAGGAGTTGGGACAGATTCGCACAGAAAGCAATCTGAAGACTACAATCAATCTTACACTTGTTGACACTTCTGATTTTGATGCAGAAAAGCTGAAAAAATGGTTTGATAAGGAGCATTTCTTCGTGAAGTTGTCTCCTATTAATGTGAATAACATATCAGAGAAAAATCACCTCGGCAATGGTGTTGTAGAAGGAATTAATTTAGTATGAAAAAGGGTATTTTCAGATATAGAATTATCACAAATCTGAATTGCAACATGAACGAAAGTACAGGAGTAAACGGAAATTGTTACTTCTGCTACCAAAAGTTTAAGTCACCATTGCGACTGGATTGTGATAAGATGGAGGAAACTTTGAAGAAGGTTGGTGTTCTGAAAAGAGCAACTATCATGGGTGGTGAGAGTTTACTTAACCCAGAATTGGTAAAGATTGTAAAGATAGTCAGCAACTATACGTCAGATGGTATTTGTCTTGTTACAAATGGAATACTGCTTAATGAGGACATCATCGTAGCATTGAAAGATGCTGGATTAACTGAGGTTGCTATCAGTGTGTCTTCTATCGAGCAGTACGAAAGACGTAGAGACATGGCACTTCAGTGTAAAGAGATTATTCCAAACACAAGAATAAACATTCCTAAGTGTAAGGAAAGCTTGAATCCACAATTGTTGGAAACAATACTGGAAGATGGCTTCTATAGCATTGTTTGTGAAGATTTACAGGCTAGATATGGTGAGATAAGACTCCCAAAAGGTTCTGTAAAGGTTGGCGATGACGGGTATGGATTTTACGATTACAAGTGGAATGGTCATACATTTGGAGTATTTGGCAATTATGGGAAGTACAACCGAAGTGATATTATCGTAACTCCTCTTGGAAATTTCTGCGATTGGGAAAAGTACTGCAAGGCCGTTAAGAACAATGAACTTGTAAGAAGAAACAATCATATTGATGATGACAAAATTGTGCATTGATTTCGGGAGTGGCTATAATCCAAAGACTGGATATAAAACTTGCGATGTAACAACCCTTCCACAATTGGACTTCCTGTATGATGGAAAAGATGAGATTGTCGGACTAAGAGAAAAATCAGTAGATGTATTCTATCTAAGAAACGTTGTTCATCATATCCCAGACTTACAGAGAACCTTCACAACCTTGAAGAAGTATCTGAAGGTAGGTGGAAAGCTGGTTATCATTGACTGCAATCAAGGTCATTACAAGACAAATGTATTTCTTGACAATTTGTGGTATAGATTTGTTGGCAACAACCACGAAATCTTTATCAGTAAACAGTATAGAGATTACATCAATGTTTTGATCAAGTTAGGCTTTAAGCAATTATATTATAAATCATTTAAAGAAAAGGAGATTACTAAGTATGAATGCAATTAAGAATCAATTGGAAAAGATGGGTTACGATTATGCAGTAGCAATCGCAACAAAGGCTGAAATTGAGAATGGAGCTGCTTGTGGTCAGCTCGCTATTATTTGTGAGTAAGTAATTAATCACCCTCTCCTGTAAAAGGGAGAGGGTAAAAAGAAAAGAATATGAGATTAAGTGAATATAAAGCAGGTACTATCTTAGTTGCTAATGATGGTAAAGTGTTTATCCATGATGGCTTTGTTAACGCTGATGGATATGGTGTGATAATTGGTGAGGATTCTGATGGAATGATTCAGAAATCCAATGGTATTGGCAATTGGATGAAGTGTCACATTAAAGGTGTTGCGACAAAAGAACAGATTAGTGGGTTCTTTGCCAAGGTTCGTAAAACACAGAAAATTATCAATTACTAAGGAGGGTAAAAAAAAGAGAATATGGATTTAGTAATTACAATATTAGGTTGGATTGCATTAGGCGTTATATCTGCTTATCTGTTAGCAATAGTAGGTAAAATAATCTTTGATGCTGCAACCGCTGATTATAAGTTATACAAGCATGTAAGATTGTGTCGCAAAAGATTGCTAAGACAGCGATATGAAGATTACGCTTGGCTGTTATTCCAGTTAGAGAAAGATACGGAAGTTTTCAATCTTACTCATAACACAAGAGATTGGACTTTTGAAGATTGGAGAGAATTTTATCTTAAAAAAGCAAAGGAGGATAAGCAATGAGTAAAGAAAAAGCTAAAGAATACATTAATAATTCCATTGAGATTTTGAACTCTATGAATTGGCTTATAAATACTCAGAGAACTGAAGCTATAATGTATTTAGATAAAGCACTTAAAGAGTTGGAGGATAGAATATGATAAGAGAAGAAGTAGAAAGGAATATAGAAAAATGGCGAGAAATCTCCAGACCTTTTATAGATAAAATGGTCAAATTAAATGTAAGACGCGATGAGTTACTTCGAGAAATGGAACAACTTCAAGAAGACTGTATTAAAGCCTTGCCTGTTAAAATCGGAGATAAAATTATGGATGAAGATGGGCGTGTGGGTTGGCTTTCCAAAATAGTTCCTTATCGTTCACCATCGGAAAGGTTTATGAGGTCAACATTACAATTGACTCTCTTCTTCCATATGGAGAAAAAAGATGGTACTCGTGACACTCATGAGGTTTATGTTCATGGTCTCCCAATCAAACTATAACTAATATGACAAGAGAAGAATTACAAAATAAACATGGCGATGCTATCTGTGAGTATTGCAACAAGAACATTATTTCAAAATATAACATCGGCATAGGTGGGCTTTGCGAAGGGCAGTATTGCGAGGAAGCACAAGATGGCTACGCAGCAGAAAATAACATAGAGTTGGAGGATTAATTATGATTCAAAAGCAGTCATGGAAGGATGAAATCAGAATTTTAATAACTGATGAAGAAAATCTTGGCTCAGTTCAAATATCTATTCCGTCATATGTTAGTGATATTTTCGGCAAAGCTGATGCTCTAATATATGCACTCTTTGTTGATGATGCTCATAGAAGATGTGGCGTTGCAAAACGTCTGTTACAACTTGCCGAACAACAAGCTAAGTTAAATGGAGTGAAAATAATCGGGTTGGAATTTAATAAAGATGAATCCGAGAGTTTTGTTTTCGAATGGTATCTGAATAATGGTTATAAGCCATTTAATAAGGAAAGTAATTTATTAATTAAAAAAATATAGTATTAGTTATGTCATGGTTAGCAGTAGATAAAGGTGGCTGTGAACATATTTTTGCAGAAAAACCTTGCAGAAATGAAAGTAATACATTATGGATTTGCTCTGTCGTATATTTATATGGGCAGAGGTACGCAAATACCGGTTGCTGTTACCTTCCTAAAGGAAGCATTAAGAAGCTCATCGGAAAAGAATTGTCTTGGAAAGATGAGCCTGTCGAACTTAAAGGAGAATAAGTAATGAATGAAAAGATTCAAAAATGTCAAACTTGTTATTATGATAATAGGTGTTATTGGCAAGAGTTAGCAGACCATATTCCTATGGATTGCAATGACTATAAAAAGAGGGATAGGAAATGAGCAAAATGAACGTCAAAAAGTCTCTTCTAGATGTTGTTAAAAGCAATAACTTAGAGATACTAAAAATAGATTTATTCAATGATTTTGAGTTGTTCGTAAGGGAAGGCACTAGGGAACGTAATGAGTATTGCAAGACTTATGCAACATTAGACGATTTGGATTTTGATGTAGAGGCTTTCTTGCTTAATGATGAAGTACGTGGAATTGTATACTGCCAAGATAAAGACACAAAAGAACCAGTGTGGATTGAACCTTGGAGTGACGAATGCTATTCTTGGTGGCAGATTAGTAGAGTTCCTGCCTTCTATAAGGATAGACTTAAAGATTTAAATATGAAAAAATATGAGTAAAGTATCGGCACTAACAATTATTGATGATATGATTGAAAACTATACTAGAATGATGAACGCAGGAAATAAGAAAGTTCTTGTAGTTCACGCTAGAAGTTTTCTAAAACTAATCAAGCAAGAGTTAGAACTTAAAGAAGAATAGTTATGGCAAGAATATTCGAAGTAAATATTAGAGTTACTATTGATTCTAAGTGCAATGATAGTGACGATAATATTATAGAAGAACTTATGTATGGAGCAGATAAATATTTCTATCCATATTGTTGTAATAATGAACATATAGAGCATACTAATAGTACTGCTCATAAATTAAATAAAAAATGAAAAGTATGCACGAAGAATTTATAGGAGCAGGAGTAGCTAACTTGTTTATTGAACGAATGAAGTTAGAAGGATGGTTGCCCATTAAAGAGTATTTCAAGATGAAAAAACTTGGAATTGAGCTTGATTGGGTAATGGTTCTTACTATGGAGTATGATGGATTTATCGCAATACCAATGGTAGCAGAATATCGTGTTCCACATAAAGATAGTGGGCGAAAATCTGGTTGGTATAAAGACGAGATTGATAATCCAAACAGGAGAATTGATGATTGGACTAATGTAATTATGTTCAAGCTTATAGATAAGCCTTATATTGACGGAATAAGAGATTCTATTCTTGACAAATATAAAGAGGTTGAAGGTATTACAGATACTGATGCTTATAATTTATCTTTTAATAAGGCTGTTATTAAGCAATGTAATGGAATTAAATAATTATAGCTTATGAAAATAGAAAATATCAAGTTCAAGGCTAAACGTCTTGACAATGGAGAATGGGTTGGGGGTTCACTTACATACTCTCAGGGAACGGCATTTATCCATCGTAAAGAAAGTGATGAAGATGATAGATGTTATTTAACTCCTTACGAAGTAATTCCAGAAACGGTCTGCCAGTTCACAGGAATAATGGACGAAGACTGCAATGAAATTTGGGAAGGCGATATTGTGCGTGATACCGAAGACCTTATTGGTATAGATAATCTCTATGAGGTAGTTTATATTGAAGAAGAAGGAAATTTTGCCTTCAAGAGTTTAGATAAAGTTGATAATTACGAGCCATTTGTTAATTTATTTAATGCTTGTGTTGTTGGCAATAAATTCGATAAGGAGAAGTAGCGTATGAATTACAAAAAGGTACTAACGAGATACATTCAAGGAAGGCTGTCGGAATTATCTAATGTTGACGCTTATGAACCAAACAAGTTAACATTAACTAATCTGTTGTGGTTTCTTGGCAAGGCTACCAGTAATGAAGTGATTGTCGCAAAGCTTAAAATCATGGTTGATGCAGACATTAAAAGAAAGAAATATCTAAGTAGATACGATGGTAATGAATCATTATACGATGATGATTATTCCAAGGCGGTAGGCACTATCGGAAAGAAATGCTTGTCGTATTTACGAAACTGCAAGATGCAAATAAGGCAAGCCAAGAAGATTTAGAAGATCCGGAATGATTATTGGTGGTCAAGAAGATATTGGTATAAGTTGGGGTTTGACCAATTGTGTTCTAAATGTCATCGAATCACCAAGGCGATAAATTTAACTAAAAAGAAGTAGCGTATGTGTAGATATTTAAATGTTACTATCGGTGAGAAGGAGTTTGATGAAATCAAGCAAGGCAAGGTAAAAATATTATGTTTACCTTGCATACCACGTTGGTGTCATACTCTTATTGATGGTGTAAAGATAGAAGGTGAACCAAATCAAATAAAAGTCAAAATGATTAATGGCGAACCTCATATTCAGTATGGGCGTTCCATATACCATATCTTTAAAAAAATTGATTATGTCCAACTTTTCTGTAGGGTAGGTTCTCAAACAAGAGTTCTAAGTAAGGATTGCGCAGGTTTCAGTATTGAGACTACTCAAACGAAAAAGGGAAATGGTTTTATCGAGTATAAGCCAAAAAACTTTGTTGTTCATCTAAAATAATATGACGTATGAATATAGCAATTTTATATCTTAGTATGAGCTTTATCTACATCTTGCTTGTTTGTTTGGATGGAGAAGATGTTAAGCCAAAATGGAAGCAATGGCTAGCTGACGAATTAGGCATCAAACCGAAGATAGAGGTTAGATACATAAAGCCACAAGTTATTAAGCTTCATTCAAGAGTTGAAATGTCATACTTTGATACGCAGTATTATGGTCGTGATAAATCGGGCATGGAGCAATTGAAGAGAAGAGCAATAGAAAGTGTGTACGATGAAATTCTTAAGGGAATGAAGAAAAACGGATTGGTTTCCATTTCGCAATATAATGACATTTATAGTAATAACACTATTTATGAGGGGACATGTGAAATTTATAAAAACAAGTAATGTATGAAGATTAGACAAGCTAAGAAAATTATGAATATGATGGAGAGAGGAACGGACACACGTTACTTCGATTCCAAATATACATTTAAGAAAGAGAGTAGATTCATTCCTAGATTAAAGAATCTCTATCAGAAAGCAACTATCAGATGGAATAAGGTAAATATGTCGAGTGCCAACGTTAGTTTGTTTCGTTCAATTTTGAGAACTTCAAAGGAATGCAGTCGTTGTAAACATTTCAATGGTATGCTTGCAGGAAGATGTACTAAACTACATAAGTATGTTGAAAGCAGCGATTGGTGTCATGGAATTTTTTTTTGCAGAAAGTGAGGTTGACATGAAAATAAGACAAGCTAAGAAGATAATGAAGGAAGTCTATAAAACCCGATATTGGGCTTATAGGCAAGGCTATTATTGTGGCAAGATGGATGCAGGAAAGCTAGCCGGAGACCATCGTTTGTTAAAGGCTATGCGTCTTACAAAGAAGTGGGAAAGCCGCAAGATACGAAATGATGTGAATAAAATACTGGAGAAGAATCCGTTCAAACCGAGGGATCTTCAACGTAGTGTTTTAAGATTGAAAAGATATGGATGTAGCAAAGCTTAATCAGGAAATTTTAGGCGTAGATTTGGAATACAAAAACGTCTATATTGATGCGGAGAATACGAGGATGATACGTGTCAAATTACCTGATGGGTATTGCGATCTGGTTCGCACAAATGTGTGGAATGGTCGTGTGAATCATCCGGAAGAGCATGATATTGTAAAATATACGGCAATCTCTTGGTATAGAGAAGAATTTGTCGGTGGAGTTGATTTAGGTCGCAACTACATGCATGCTAAATATAAGTTCTTCGAGTTGGTTGTGAATAAAAAATATATTTTGGAAATGAAACATAAGAAAAATGAAAATGCTAGATAATAAGTTAATCATAGATATTCCTAAAGGAATGGAAGTGGACATTGAAAAAAGTGACTTGAAAGTGGGCATTATAGCATTCAAGAAGAGACCATTCAGCTATGAGGATGTTATATCTACTTTAATAGACCGTGGCCTTAGCCCTGTCGTTGCTAATGTTACTAATAGTAATGTAGAGAAAATTGTTGCATTGGATAAGTTAATGGATATAGCTAAGTGTTATAATGGAGATTGGAAACCGGATTGGAATTCTAATGAACATAAGTATAATATCATGCGAACCCGTGAATATGGTATTACTTCTTGTAGTAGTTATAACGAGGGAGCTATTTACTTCAAGAACAAAGAAGATGCCCAAGCCGTTATTGATAATCCGAATTTCAGAAGCATTCTTGATGCAATCTATAAGGACTAAGGCTTATGAAGGAAATGTTCTTTAAAAGTGTAAAGTTCCGTGAAGTTCAGCATTTGGCATTCTCGGATGAATATATAACTGCATACGTATCGGTGAACCATGTTCCTAAGATACACCTAAGTGTAAATACACCTCGTGATGAATATGGGTTTGCGAAAGGTAAATCAAAGCGTTACTTTAGAGTGGGGTTTGGAAAATGGCTCACCGAACGAGCGTTTGTTAAGAAATATTTTAGTGAAGAATAAATGAATATAAAAAAGACAGACATGGAAGAAAAGATTAATATAGCGGAAATTCTAAAGAATAAGCCGCAAGGAACAAAGTTGTATAATTGGTTATATAATACAAATGTAGAGTTAGATACAATCAGTACAACGGATAAAGAAACAGCTATATGGTGTACAAAGCAAAAAGATATTAATACCACCATTTATTTTTCTTTTTCCAAATTAGGAACTATGAAAGGATGGCTTGACGGCTTACAGATTCTCCTTCCTTCAAAAGAAATGCGTGACTGGCGCAAATTCGCTTGGAAGAAAGGCGATTTGCTTATCAATAGTAGTGGATTTCAGTGCATTTTCAAAGAATGGGATTCGGATGATTATACAAAGTTCAACGGATGCTATTCTAATAGCAGGGATGGTTACGAAGACGTATCAAATGCAGAAACAGCTAAGTTTGACAAGTTAGATAACAATATTGCCTATGGATATGTCAGAGAGATTGAAAGAAAATTAGGTGGCATACTAAACCTTGAAACTTTGGAGATTGAGAAGGCTCAGCCAGAGTTCAAGGATGGTGATATTGTTTGTATGATGGATAGATTTGATAATTATCGCTTTATATTTATTTATAGAAATGAAGATGATGAAAATTTTTATTATCATGCGCATATAACAAGAAATGGTTTTGTAAATTTAGGCGAGAATGAATATCTTAGTAAACCTCGCAATTATTCAGTTCATTTAGCGACAGACTTAGAAAAGCAGCAGTTATTTGATGCTCTTGCAAAGAAGGGCAAGGCTTGGGATGCTGAGAAGAAAATGATTGTTGATTTGAAGAAAAAAGTCGAGCTTAAACCTTTTGATAAGGTTGTAGTAAGATGTAGCGAAGCAGATAGATGGTCTATAGATTTCTTTAGTTATAAAGCACCTAACGGATATATATGTGCAGGAGACGCTTGGTTTGGATATTGTCTTCCTTACAATGAGGAGACTGCAAAGTTAATAGGTACAACTAAAGATATGGAGGTTTAAGATATGGACGAAGCTTTTAAGAAAGAACTTATAGAGCATTGTAAAAGACAAATGCAACGCTTTGAGAGAATGGGAAGAACAGATTCTTTCGCATATAAAGAACATACTGTTTTACTTAGTTTTCTTGAACGTCCATATTTACATTTTTAATACAACAATAGTTATGATAGACATAAAGAAGAAAATCCATGCCGCCAGAGATTACGCAAGCAAAAGCTATCGTGTAATCAGAAAGGTTAGCAAAAACGGCTCTTTGGTTCAAAGAGATAAAAATGCCGATAAGCATTTCTTGGATGGCATTGATTGGGCGGAGAAAGAGATATTCAAAGATTTGATTCATAATGCTAACGAAGTTCCTCAAATTGGAAGAGGAAGGATTCTTGCATACTCAAGAGACTGCGGTTATAGAAATCTTTACAACCTATACGATATGATGTACAAGACAGATTGCGGCACATATCAAGAAATGTGGGAAATAGAAGTTAAAGCTTACGATTTGGATGGTTGGATATACGCAGATGAATTGTTTGACTTAATTATCAAAGGAGGTGAATGCAAATGACCGATGCTGAATTTAATAAGTTTGTGCTTATGCTAGAGAATGAAGCGTTTCGGTTTGCAAGAAGTCAAAACGTATTTAAGGAACATCGAGGGGTGATAGAGCAGTCTTTCAAGATAGGAGGGCTGTTCATTCTTCGAGAGTTGGAAAAGTATTTTAATCAAAAGAAGTAAGCTTATGAAAAAAGTTTCCTTGACTGATGATGAGCTAGATTTGCTTATTATCGGGCTTCATTGCGTAAATAGGTCTAATTATAATAATTACGGACGATATTACGATTCATATGACAAAGTGTCGCAAATGAAGGAAGAACTTAGGATTAAACTTAAGAGGGCATTGTATAGTTTTTAGTTTTGAATAGTAGTTTATATATATTAAGATATGGAATTAAAGATAAAAACGCATCATGCGTTACCTTGCCGTACAGAGGTATTCACTATCAATGGAAAAAGTGCTGAACAAAATGATTTTGGTGATACATATGACCATCATCATGAAGATGCAGAGCCTTATGCTTGTGCCGATATGCACTTTGACCCAAAGCCTCCAACAAAGGAAGTACTAAACCGCTATAATATAACGGAAGAAGAATATTATAACATCTGCAACGAATTGGAATGCAAACTATGCGTAGGTAGTTGCGGATGGTGTATTTAATAGATTTTAGAATAAATAATATAAGCAATGACAAAGGAAGAAATATTGGAAAAGGCATCCGATTTTGAGGATGAAGATGAGTTCGTGAAGTGTGATAGATTGCCGTTCACTGAGGAATGGTGGCTTTTGCATCACCTAGTGTATATCGGCTTGTCTTGTACCTATACAGGTCGTGGTTATATAATTGAGAAACTTAAAGATTAGTAAAATGGAAGCAAATGATTATTTGAAAGCCATGCAAGCTATGGACGAATTGGATAGACTTGTAACTAGTGTTTATCCGGATAAGTTCAAGTTGGTCTGCAAGAAGCATGGAATAGATGAATGCGAGGCGATGAACATGTATTCGTACTTGCAAAAGATGCATAAAGGTCAGTCTTGGTTAGTTAGATACAAGCCATTGGAATATCTAGAGCGTGTATTAACACTAGCCAAAGAAGCTTATGCGTCTTACATGAACAACGGCTTGATTCTAAGTATGGTCAATTTTGGTGATAAGTACACAAGAATACTTGTAATATTTGAGAAAGATGGCGTAAGAAGCCAACAAGAATTTGACCTTAGAGAGCAAAGAACATATGTTGATATAGCGGACTTTATTGGAAATGGTTACTCCATCGTATCTGTTATCCGTCAGTCTGACAATGTTGATAGCGAAAAATTTGTTGGAGAAAAGGATGAGCGAAGTCATAGTATTCCTATTTACGATGGTGATGTAATGCTTTGTTACGTGAATAAACCGGAATTTTGGAGTTCCGATTGGCGTAATAGCGGACTTTATATTTGTGAGAACGGCTCATATCATAGATTGCTATACACCCCGAATAAGGGTTACGTAAGACATGGAGAGCCTGATGTAGATGAAGACTTCACCCTTGATATTGAGGAAGAATCCTTCAGTAGTTATGTTATGACTTTAGACCAGTCTTGGTATAAGTTGGGTAATGTTTATGCAGGTATAGGCTTTTTGAAGGAGAAAGAATAGAAGAGTTAAAGGAGAGGAATATCATTTCCCCTCCTTAGCCTTAATCTCCAGCTCGATAGGCTTGCCGCAATGAGGGCAAACAAATGTTGGCTTAGATGGCTCTATTTCGTCTTTGAAGAAGTCGCCAACTTTGCACCCTAATACATCGGCAATACGCTGTAATGTCCTCATCGTAGGGTTACGGCTGAGGTTTTGGGTAAAAGTAAATCTTGTGATACCCATTTCTTTTGCTACCTGTTCAATAGTAAAGCCCTTTTCTTTGATAATTGTTTTAACGTCCATATTTCTTATATTTAATAATGTGAGATTTTATTTTGTGTGCAAAGATAATGAATATAAATGAAACTACCAAATATTTTCTTTGTTTTGTGTAGATAAGTTCTAACAATGTGAATAAAAGTAAAGAATAAAGTCTAAACGAGGTTACTAAGTTAATAATTGTTTATATTCTCACATTTTCTTTCAAAACATTTGGTATGTTAGAATATATTTTGTATCTTTGCAATGTCTTTAAGAGATAAAGGCTTTAAAGTTTAACTATTAATTGCTGTTATGCAGCCGAGTCGGCACTCGTAAAACGGTTTGAGGATATGACAACTTCAATTAAGAACAAGATGAGAAAGGTAATGCAGTTGGCACATAGAGCCTATCAGTTGAAATCAAGTTCAATGTCTTGGGTTGAGTGCTTGAAACAGGCTTGGCAGGTCGTAAAGCTTGAGGCAGCGATGAAGACCAAGGTAGTAGAGTTCTTCTTTATGAAGATGAATGGTGAGGTAAGACAAGCCTTTGGTACTCTCCTTCAGAGCCACATTGACTACACTCCAAATGGTACTGGTCATGCAGCATCAAGAGATTGCATCCGCTATTGGGATGAAGAAAAGGGCGCATGGAGACAATTCAAGGCTTACAACTTCTTGCGAGTTGCATAAAGATATATACACGTTCTAAGGTGTTTGGCGAGGCTTTAATAGGGGTGAGCCTTTAATCACCCCTTTAGTTAAGGACTTTTAAAGTATTTGAGATATGGAGACAATCGCTAAGTGTTTGAAAGAAGTGTTCTACAAAGGGCATCATATTACTAAGGTGGAGGACGTATTTGGTCAGGTATCCGTTCGCATTGATAATATTGCTGAACCGGACTATGCTAGCATAGCCGATGCAAAACGAGTAATCAATGGTAAAGCCCCTAAATGGTTTACGGATGGTTACATGTGGGACGAAGCCAGTAAGAAGGTCGTAAAAGACCCTAACGCTTTCCGATGGGAGGAGTAAGAAAAGATAAGGTAAAGAACTTAATACAATTGATTATGGAAAAGTTTAATGATGGCAATTATGTATTCGAGACAACAAACGAGTTTCCTGATGGCTATGAGATTTGGGCGATTGGTCGAAGAAATTTCGAGCACAAAGGCTACGTACCATTGTGTGAGGTCGATGAGAACTACAACGTAAAAAGAGATACCTTGAAGGCTTTGAAAGTCAAGGATGAAGCATTAGCTTTGACTTTGCTCTATGAAGCCGTTAAACGAGGTGTTAATAAGAAAAAGTATAACAGAATGATTAATGCATAAGAAAATGGATGAGAATTTTCTGAATGTGCTCTATATCGAGCACACGGATAAAATAGGTGTTCTAAAGGACGATAAGGACGAAAGGGTATCAATTATCCTTGGGACGGACAAAACGCTTGTAGAACGCAAAAGAGAGGGTAAAACGTACCTTCTTGTACCATTGACAAAGAACCACACCTTTGTCTGCAAGGGTAATTGCATTGATGTGGATGGTAAGCGTATCAAGAGTGAAATCTTCTTTCGTAAGGATGGTACGCAGTGGATTGAGATCGATAAAGAAACGTTATCTAAGGTAGCGTAATAAAAGGAGGTTTAAGCTATGAAAGTATATGTAGTAATTTCTTCGTACCAACACGGATTGGGTGAAGCTGTTGAGGTTGATGCAGAAGTCTTCGATACCAGAGATAAGGCTAGAAAGGCTATAGGACACAAAGGAATGAACACTTTGGAGAATTACAAGCGAGTTTTAAATTGCGATGATTATCTATACAATATCTCAGATTCTTTCTTTCATATCTCAGACAGCGAAGGAGAGACGTGGGATAATTTTGATATTGTAGAACGAGAAGTAAAGTAATAAGACTATGGATATTAAGATTATCAAAGACATCTTAGATGATGCAAAGGAGTGCGGTTGCATTGCAGGAATTTCACTCTCTAATGGGCAGTTAACTCATGCAAACTTTAGCAAATCAAAGTTATTTGATTTTACTGCCGATGTTCTTTATAACAAAAAAAAGCATTTGATAACTATACTTGGTGAGAACGGAAACAGAGATTACATTGATAGTGACTCTATCATACGTATCTTTATTAGAGAAGGTGTTTAACAATTGATTAGATAAGAATATGGATGCAGGTCATGTGAATGTGATATTAGGCGAAGCCGAGGACAAAGGTCTTAGAGGAAATATCAACTTGGTAGGTGGAGCAAAAATAAGTTTCGACTTCAATAGTGTTGGTTGTGAAACCTCTTTCAATTGCAATACAAAGAACAGAACACTTATGATTGGAAGTGGAAGTACAGTAGTGTTTACACGTAAATATATTGATTGTAGCTCTATCCAGTATATTGAAGTGTTTGAACGTACAAAATAATTATAGGAGACAAGAATATGAATATACTAGACTATTATGAGGTTGTCTCCTCAAAGATTTTCAAGTTGGAAAGCATGAACGAGGGGCTTGTATTGATAGCACCGGAGCAGGAGGTGGATGGAGTCCGTTCCTTGATGGTGGGATTATATGTTCCTGAGCATGAACGATACAAGATGTACACTTTCCGTTCATCTATGAACGAGGGCGAACTTGGCGACAAGTACAAGGCAATGGTCGGCACGATGGATGTGCTTAAACCGGATTGGGACAGAATCAGAAAGAAAAGACGGAAGAGGATCTAACCTCTTACCGCCTTTAGGATGCATTCGTTGATGAAGTCACTCTTGTTTCCGTCTAAGGAATTGAGGATGTCAAGTGTTTCTTCTGTGGCTGAAAAGAACATACGTTTAGCGCATTTCTTCTTGCGTCCACAGCCTTCTCTTGCACCTCCCCATGACTTGGTTGTCTTTTCTTCATTTGTGCCCATACGTTAAAAATTTGGTGGTTTGAAATAAATTTCGTACCTTTGCAACGAAATCCCAAGGTGGGAGGCGGTGGTGAGAACACCACCTCCCTGTTGGAAATCTAAGCTTTACAATTCAATTGTAAGAGCAACTTTGATTTTCCAAATCCGAATTGAAATATACAGTCTCATGCGGCTTTGGGATTTCATTTTACCTACTCTTTCAGGTTTTCGGCATCTCCTTTGCAATCTCTCATTGATTACACAGCAAAGATACGAAAAATATTTGAAATATGCAAATTATTTCAAGATTATTTTTAGAAAACATGAAAATAAATTAGAGTTTCCTTGCATTTCTCGAAGGTTTTTGTTACCTTTGCGGATGCAAATAATAAAACAATGAGCTTATGAAAGTATTATCAATTCGCCAGCCGTATGCTTGGTTAATCGCTATCGGCTGCAAGACCATTGAAAACAGAACATGGAATAGAAAATTCCGTGGCCGTTTCCTTATCCATGCAAGCCAAGCCAAACCCGAAAAGCTTGACGGATGGCAGGAGAGCGCAATGAAGAAATATTGCCAAGAGCATGGTATTGTTATTCCGGACTTTAAAGACTTGCCAACGTCAGCCATTATCGGCAGCGTAGAGTTGGATGATATTCAGTATCAAGAGGCTTATCCGGATGCATTTGCTGAAGATTTCCAATATCATTGGTTCTTGAAGAATGCTAAATTGTTCGATGAGCCGATTAGAAACGTCAAAGGCAAGTTGTTCCTCTGGGATTATGAGTATAATGAAGCCGAAATGTAAAATAACAATACTTTTGTAATAAAAATACAAGTCTTTGAAAATTAGCGCAAAAGTCTTTGTTCTCCTATGGGTTAGATAAGTAGTAAATGTAAATATATTATTAAATGTTTAGAATATGAAGAAGTTTTTGTTAATGGCATTGATGATGATGTTTGTTACGTTATCATTAATGGCGCAAGATGTAAAGTTTCACTTTAATTCGAACTTTAAGTTTGTAACTGATGACGAAAAGGAATTTGTTGTTATTCCTATGGATGGTTATTCGCAGGATAGTTTGTTTCGTGCCGTATCTTCGTATTTGGATAGAAAATATACTTCTAAGACAAATGAGATTACAAAATTTGGAAACGAGCAAGTTACATTGAACGTATTTATTACTGATGCTTATTATGAGAAAGTAATGGGGCTTCCTCTTAGAAAGCATATGATTTGCACCTATTCATTTAATTTCAAAGATGGAAAGTTTCGTGTTAACGCACCAGTGGTCAATAAAGTTATAACTGGTGCTCCAACGGAATTACCTAGTAGTTTTGCCGGAGACTGTAGTAACTACTTTAAGAATGGAAAGTTGAATCCGAAGAAAGAACGTTTATATAATGCAATTAATGACCGTGTCAATTATATTTTAAATGATATTTTAAAAAGTTCTTTTGTAAAGTCAAAGTCTGATGAATGGTAAAATTTCAACGAAAATACAGGCTGTTGTGAATTGATTGTCATTATATATAGAAGAAAACAAGTAAGAATTGAGCCTTCCGCATGAGAGTGTGGAAGGCTTTTTTTGTACCCAGTCTTAATCTTTGCACTTAAATCTTTTGTGAAATAGCATACATTAATTCTTTCGCTATTCCTTCGAATATTAGCTAATTTTGCCAATAAAAACATATAAGGATGGCACAGCTAGAATTTAACATCAAAGCGAATTTCGACCAAATCAAGCAAGCCAAGCAAGAGCTTGAAAGATTGCGTGGTGAGTTACAGAAAACAACAAAGGCGACAGATAAGGCGGTGGTTCAGGACCTTACTGACAAATATGCAGAGCAAAAGCAAAAGGTGACAGAGCTTAGTTCCGCAATGTCTCGCTATGCTTTGGTGATGAGTAGTGATTATGCCAAGAAAATGCAGAATCTTACAAGAGAGGTTTATTCTTTCGAGCTGCAAGCAGACGCATCTAAGCGAAAGATTGAAAGACTTTCTTCTGAGATTGCAAAGATGCAGTCTAAACTTCGTAAAGGAGGCTTAGATATTGGCACTTCAACAATCCTTAATCGTGATATAAGCGAAAATTCCACTATACTCAATGATGAGAAAAGGCGTTATGAGAATCTAACCGGATTAGGTAAGCAGGCAAGAATCGAATTGCAAAACATGCAAGCAGAGTATGTCCGCTATTCGGGTTCTTCGAGCGCAACTACTGATAACGTAAAGGTGATGACTGATGCCTTTGCCGGAATGATTGAGGAAATGAAGAAAGTTCCTACTGTCGGTGAGGGTGCAACATCTTTATTTAATCGTCTCGGTGGTGATGCAAAGCAATTAGCAATGAGCCTCGTAGGTGGCCTGGGGTTTGAACAATTGGCAGAACACATCTTTAATGTTCGTTCACAATTCCAACAGCTTGAAATTTCATTCACTACAATGCTTGGTAGTGAGCAGAGAGCAGGAGCATTGATGAACCAACTTGTTCAAACGGCTGCGAAGACTCCTTTCGACATGAGTTCGATAACAAATGGGGCAAAGCAGTTGTTGGCTTATGGTACGGCTGCAAATGAGGTTAATGATATTCTTGTTCATCTTGGAGATATTTCGGCAGGTCTGAACGTTCCGTTGAACGATTTGGTGTATTTGTATGGTACAACAATGAGCCAAGGCCGCATGTACACGATGGACTTGCGTCAGTTTATGGGCAGAGGCATCCCGATGGCTGAGGAGCTTGGTAAAATCATGGGCAAGACAACCCAAGAGGTTCAGCAAGCGGTTACAGATGGAAAGGTCGGAGCTGATTTGGTGAAAAAAGCTATCATCAACATGACCGAAGAGGGCGGCAAGTTTGGTGGACTGATGGAAAAGCAATCCACAACCTTGCAAGGAAAATGGTCTAACATTGGCGATAGCGTTGACCAGATGTTTAACGAACTCGGCAAGAAGTCGCAAGGAATATTTGGCACTGGTTTAGACTTGATTTCGTCTTTGGTTGACAATTGGGAGACGGTCGTTAAAGTTATTGGTTCGGCTGCGGTAGCCGTAGGCACGTATAAGGCAGGTCTGATGGCGGCAGCATCCATCCAAAAAGCTCAAAACAAAGCTACACTTGATAGTATTGCAAGTAATCTTGACGAAAAGATAAAAGCGTACAAAGATGAAGCTGAATTGTATCATTCCTACACCGGAAAAGATACATCCGAATATAAGAGCCAAAGACTTTCGGATTTGAATAAGGCTGTTTCTAATACTGATATGTTGGGTACGGATAAGGCCGAGGAACTTGTGTCTCTTAAAATCAAAGAGGCTCAGACCGATGGAATCATAACCCAACAAATGGCAGAGCAATTGCAACTTAAACGTGATATGCTTGTCACTCAGCAACAATCTGCTGCTAAAGAACAGATGGAGGCTTTGGAACTTTCCAAGGGACTTGATGAGAAAATGGCTCAGTTCAAGGAAATGGAAAATGATTACCGACATCTTAACGGAAAAGATACCAAAGATTATAAGGCAAGCCGTTATAATGAGTTGGGGAATGCTTTGTCCGATACCGAAAATATCGGTGATGATGAAACGGAGAAACGCATATCTAAGCAGATAGAATTAGCGAAATCTGAGGGGTTGATTAGCGAAGAAATGGCTAAACAACTCCAGTTGAAGCGTGACCTCTTGGTTGAGCAGACAAGACTTGCGGAGAAAGAACAACTCCAATGGCAAAATGCGGTAAACGCCAAAGAAGCCGCAGAAGAAGAGTTGCGTGCAAAAAAATCGCAAGAAGACGACATCGCTGCTGCAAATAAGGCTGCGGAACAAGCAAAGGCTGAGGCTGCCCTTAAACAAAAAATAGCCAAGGCAAATGAAACCGCTTATGGTAAGGCTCTATTGGAAACTAACGCCTTACAGAAGAAAGTAGACTTGCAGCAAGAGAGTTACGATAAAGCGATGGATGAGGCTCGTGAAAAGAGAATAGTCCTTGCTCAACTTGATGAGGAAATAAAAAAGCAGCAGCAAATCATAGAACAGAAAGAAAAGGAATTGGTCTATGATAATGGGGCGGTTGATACGACTTCATTTGGTGGCTATGCGGATTCTTTTTCGGATAACGAAAATAGTTCAATAGTTCAATACGGGGCAGAACAAGCGAAATTGGAAGAGCTGATGCAAAAGCGTCAGCAAGCGGATGAGGAATACGAAAGTTCTAACGCAAAGCGTAAGGCTATCCAACAGGAACTTCAGACTACGACTGAGAAGTTGACAGAAGCCGAAGAGAATGAAACCGAGGTCTATAAAGAGACAGGAGCAGCGGCAGATGAAATTGGGGATATTGTTCAGCAAGGAATAGATATAGAGGATGGTAAGATTAGCATTACGGAGGCGGCAACTACTGCTACACAAACCAATACTACTTCTGAAGCTAGCAATGCAACCGCAAAAAGTACTAATGCAAATGCTACTTCTTCGGAAACTATTGCTAATACGGCAAACTCGACTTCAAAGACAGCTAATACTGCGGCTACTAATGTAAATACAACGTCCGAGAACGTAAATACAGGAGCAAAGGAACGGAATTCCCTTGTTACCTCTATATTATCTGTTGGCACAAAAGGGTTAGCATTAGCTCAAAATGTGTTAACATGGGCTACTAATGCCGTTACCGTTAGTATGAGGGAGCTATGGGCTGCAATGCTTGCAAATCCTCTAACTACTATCATTACTCTGGTAACAACCGCAATGTCCGTTTTTGCGATGTTCGGAAGTGACGAGGAAGATGTTGCTAAGAAGACTCAAAACATGGGTAATAAGGCTGCTGAGGCTAGTAATAAGGTTCGTTCCTTGTTTGCGGTTTTGGAAAATGGCGAGGCAGAAGACCATAAGAACACAATAAATGAATTGAAGTCTGCTTATGAAGAATATGGGGTAAAATTGGATGAGACTAAAATGAAGTCTCAAAGCATGAGTGAGCAAGCTAATGAGTTAAAGGAGCATGAAGAAGAACTTATCGGTATAATTGAAAAGCGTTCTCTTGAAATGGAGCGTGCAAATCAATTACAAGAGGCTTATGATAATTATAATTCTTCAAATGATTCATCTTTCAGCTCATTTAAAGATTCTATAGATGATAAGTTGTCTGATGTAGAAATGGGTACTATTCGAAGTCTCGTAAGTCAGGATGACATAGACAAGTTAGCTGAACTGCGAAAGGAGATGAATGCTTGTGGTGGAGATTTAAAGGTGTACAACGCATTGAATGCTCAATATTCCCAATTACAAGGGGAGTTGAATGTAAAAATAGGAACTTATCTCGAAAATATGCACCATAGCCGTTCTGAGGTGGCTCAGATGATTCCTGATATAAACGACTTTACTGATGGGCTTGTTAGCAACAAAGTTGAGTTGGATGGTACGGTTGATTCTATAAATAATAGCGTCAATGCCGCAGAACGTGCGAGAAAAGCCACATCTAAGTTGACTTATGCGCAAGAGGAACAAGCTTTGAAAAATCAATATGCAAAGAAGAGCTTCAAGGATTTGAATAGTGAAATCCAAGAGACAATAAAGTTGTGCAGTAGAAAGTTACATCTTGATATTAAGGTTAACTATGATGATAGTGAGCTTCCTGCATGGATTAAGAATATGTCTCAGTCTCAGTTGAAAGCGAGTATGGCTGTGAGAAAGAACTGGCTTGACGGACACAAAAAAGGGGATGTTCTTCAAGTTGGAGGTCAATATAAGACTTACGAACAGGTCGCAAACGAATTGGCTATGATGCAAGCAAGAGGTAACAACATCGAAAGTAAGCCGAAGAAAAGCCAAAAGGAGATAGATAAGGAGAGGAAGGCAAGAGAGAAAGCGGCTAGGGATGCTGAAAAGGCTAGGAATGATGCCGAGACAAAGGCTGGTAATAAGCGCAAGGCTGAGGAGGACTATGCCAAGTCTATTTCTTCCTATTCGGAGAAAGCTATCCAAGACATGACCAAGAACCGCATTAATGCGATGAATGAGGGTTATAGCAAGGAATTGGCTCAGATTACCGAGAATGCCGACAAGGAGAAAAAAGCGGTAGAAGATGGTATAGACAAATTGGTTGAGGCTAGGAAAAAGCGTGACCAAGCTGTTTGGGTTAATTCCGGCAAAGGTCGTAAGGCTAATATGTGGAAACAGAGCAAAACCGATGAAGAGTACAAGAATGAGGTTTTGAATGAAACCATGAAGGACAGCAAGGGTAATCCGGTTAAGGTAAATGGCATGGAGTTGACCATAGGCATGAACGTTGCTAATCAGATGAATGCAATTCGGGATAAGGCTGTAAAGCAGAATGAGGATGTGCTTGCTAAAGAAGCGCAAAGCATGTACGATTATCTGAAGACTTATGGTACATTCCAAGAGCAGAAGTTAGCTATTGCTGCCGATTATGCTAAGAGGATTAGCGAGGTTGAAAACTCTACGGATTCGGACTCAAACAAGCAATGGAAGATAAAATCTTTGAAAGAAGAGCAGAAGAAAGAGACGGATTCGGTTGAGACTAGTGCTATTATGCAGAAGATAGACTGGTATCAAGTCTTCGGAAATGTTGGTGGAATTATGAAAGATGCGCTTGTTCCTTTATTGGCAGATCTGGATAAATTCGTAGGTACGGATAAGTTCCAAAATTTGGGTGCAGACCAGCAGAAGAGTATAGTTGATGCTATGCAGAATATCCGTAATTCGATTGGTAATACAAGTGATTTGGGTTGGAAAGACCTTGCAAGGGACGTTGTAGCTTATCAGGAGGCTCTGAAGAATGCGAAAATTGCCCAAGAGGAATATACTGAAACAGAAACCAAGCTTACACCTCGCATTAAGGATTTGCAAAATCAGATAGCGAATGCGAAAAAGTCGGGCAATGTCGCAGAGCAAGCTAGATTGCAAAATGATTTGAATAAAGTACAAGGTCAGTTAGCGGAGTCCGGAAAGAAGATTGTTACGGCTAACACAAAAGTCCGTACTAGTGGTCAGAAGTTGGCTCAAACGACACAGAATGTGACGCAACCGATTTCTGCTATCCATGAGTTCCTTTCTACTTCTGGACTATCTGATTTAGCATCTCTTTGGGATAGCTTCGATCAGCTTAAAGGTGGAATTGATGGATTGAAAGCTTTGGACGAGGCTAAGAATGCGGCTGATGGTTTGAAGGATATGGGTAAGGCAGCCGCAGACGCAGCCGCAGCCGCTGGCAAGAAAGCTGGTGATGCGCTAAGTGAAGGATTGTCAAAAGCTGGATTAATAGGTCAAATCGTATCTGCCATCTTGAAGATACTTGATGTTTTGAAAGATGGTATTGGAACATTGATTAGTAGCTTGATTGATACAGTTCTGAATGCGGTCAACGGCATATTAAAGAATATTCTAAGTGGCGATTTTATAACTCAGATTGGAGGGTCTTTGGTAAGCGGCATTGGTAATATTCTCAATACAATATCGTTTGGTGGATTCAATAGTTTGTTTGGAGTTGGTGGGAACGCAAAAGAAGTAAACCGGACTATAGATAAATTGACGGATAGAAATGAAATCTTGACGGATGCTATAGACAAGTTACGAGACTCCATAGACAAGAATAGTGGTATTAAAGCCGTAGAGGACGCTAAAAAAGCCGAAAACCTCCAAAAGGAGAAAGAACAAAATTTAAAGAGTATCATGGAGGCGCAAATGGGTTATCATGGCTCTCATCACAGTTTTAACGCTTATTTTCGAGGATTTTCGCAAGAGCAAATCAAAAAGGTGTCCGAAGCAATAGGCAGACAATGGAATGGTAATCTTAACGACTTGCAATCTGCTGATGAAGCAGCTGCCATTTTGCAGAATCCAGATATGGTTGAGGCTATCAAGAATACAGGTAAGGGTGGCTATGGAGGTAGAGTTCTTGAAAAGTTGAAAGACTATGCGGCTGAGGCTGGAACATTAGAGGAAATTGCTGATGACCTTGCAGAAAGCTTGACGCAAATATCTTTTGATAGTTTGAAGAGCGAGTTCATAGATACTTTGATGGATATGAATTCCTCTGCTCAAGACTTCTCTGATAATTTCTCCAAGATGCTTATGCAAGCCGTTCTGAAAGCTAAGGTGGATGATTTGTTGGGAAATGATATGCAAGCATTCTATGACGAATGGGCGGAACGAGCTGAGGCAAATGGTGGTAAATTGTCAAAGACAGATATAACTGCCTTGAAGGGAAAGTATGATGAAATGGTTCAAGAAGGACTGAAGATTAGAGATGAAGTAGCCGAAATTACGGGTTACAAGCAATCTTACGAGCAGTCCGCTTCTTCCGGTTCTTTTGAATCAATGAGTCAAGACACAGGCGATGAGTTGAATGGTCGTTTTACAGCGGTGCAGATCGCTACGGAGGGAACGTATGAGGAAACAAAACTCATAAATACCAAGTTGGATGCTATTGCGGCTCGTGATGGTGGCGCAGAGGGTAGCTTACTAACAGCTAGCGTGAATACTATTATGGGTAATGTAGGTAACATTTGGTTAGCTGTTGATGAGGGTAGGACTATCCTTGCACAAAGCTTGATGTACTTGCAGTCGATTGATGAGAGACAAGAGCGATGGCATAAGCCTATGTTGCAAGCATTCAATGATATACACGAATTGAAAGATAAGATGAGTAGATTGTAAACAAAGAAGAGGAACGTCTGATGCGCTCCTCTTTCTTTTTATAGTTTCTTTTCTTCCAGTAATTCGTCAACTCTCGCTTGAAATGCAAGTTCTGTCTCAGAAAGGCTGTAGCCAGAGTAGGAATAGCTTGTCCCGATGATGTGGCCATCAAACCTTCCAGTATTGTCATCCTTTGTGAAAGTGCCTTTGTAGCCCTTGTATTGGAATACTATTTCCTTGTTGTCCTCTTGCTCATCCTTGTCGTAAGACTTAGCTATCTTAATCAGGTAGCAGAAGCCGAACATGAATAGGCAAGAGAAAAAGGAAGAGATTGAGAATCCAACCATTGCCCATCCTATCGCCTTCGTCTCCTGCTCTCCAAAGAAGCCCATCATCAAGCCGATGACAAACAATAAGATAGTTAACCCTAGTGCTATTACACTAATTAACGAGAGAACACGGAATACCGCTGCACCTCTCAAATTGAAAAAATCTGTCATAGTCGTAAAAGTTTTAATTATTAATACTTGCAAGGAATGTTCCTTACGTTACTTAACACTTTCCAGCTTGTCCAGCACGTCCCTAGCCTCAGTGATGGATGATGCGGAATACAACTCACCACCTTGCTTTATTAGGGCGATGAAATCACTCATAGCATCTACTTTGTTCTGCTTATCAAACAATTCTGCTACAGGACAGCCTATAGCGTTTGCTATTTTTTCGATAGTTGATATACGCAAGTCGTTTTTCTCGCTAAGTAAACGAGAAACCGAAACTCTATTCATACCCATCCGGTCTGCTAAGTCTTGTTGCGTTACACCATATTTATTAAGAACATCTTTAAATCTCATAATACATAATACGTTACATTGATATTTTCTTGCAAAGATAAGAATAATATTTAAAATGTAGCATATATACGTAAAAGTATTAACGAAGTTTAAAGAATAGTACGTTACAAATGAATATCTGTTAATTAACCTAAATACGTTACATTTTCTTTATAAAATATTTGGTAGTATAACGTAAATACGTTACCTTTGCATCGTGATTAAGAAACAAAGGTCACAATAACATTATTAATTTAGCTGAGGTTGCACCTCCGAGTCGGCACTCGTAAAACGGTATAGCAATATGACTACTTCAATGATAAGAAGAAACTTGATTCAGAAGTTCGTTATGATAGAGTTCGTAAGCAACAGGATAAACACCCAAAAGGACGTTGATAGAATGTTGAATATGATAACAATAAAGCTCAATATGAACAACGATGAGGCTAAGAGCTTCTTGCGTGAGAGCATCGGACTTGCAAAGTAAGTAATTTAAGTTTAACGTTTAAAATTGAAAGATTATGGCTACTACATTTAAGAATATGATGAGAGAAGTGATGAATATGGCACACAGAGCCTTTCAGCTTAAAGGTGCTTATATGAGTTGGGCAGAATGCTTGAAGCAAGCTTGGCAGGTAATCAAGCTGAAGGCTCGCATGAAGAAGCAGGTTGTTGAGTTCTACTTTCAGAAGATGAATGGTGAGATTCGTCAGGCTTTCGGCACTTTGATGGAGAGTCATATTGACTACACTACTAACGGCAAGGGTTACGCTTGCAAGGACTGCACAAAGTATTGGGATGAAGTCAAGGGCGAGTGGAGACAATTCAAGAACTACAACTTGATTAGAGTTGCTTAACAAGGTTATTAAGGATTTGAAAAGAAACTAGATATGAGCGCAAAGATTATCGTGATGCAAGGCAACATGGTTGCAACCATCGAAGAGACGAACAAGGACGCATTTATCAAGCGTGGTGAGTATAAAGAGACCGAGCTGGACAAACGCAAGCGTGAGGTTGATTTCTTGATTACAAGCATCGCAAACCGCTACGAAGTGACATTCAATCACAAGGTAGAGCTGAAAGAAAGCCGAAGCATCAAGAAAAGCGAATATTTCGATAACATCTACTACGTTACCGAGAATGCATTGAACAAGCTGAAAAAGCAATACTCATACGAGTGTGATTTGTAATAGATTTAGGCACACGCTAAACTGCACCGGACTTTGGACATTAAATATTTAAGAGATATGGATAAGAATTATGGTGAAAGTTTTTGTTTTTCACAATATAGATAAGTGTTGTTAAACTGAGTGCTAATTTTTGGTAGAGTGGAATATAATAGCTATCTTTGTGGTCGAATTTCAAAACTTATAAGGACATGAAGATATTAGAACCAAAATATGAAATCCTATCCCAAGGTGAGGGTATGGATGGAGTTTACAAGCAGATAGAGTTATGCGGTCGCACTTGCTATGCGTCAAGTATGAAGATAGACAAAGACAGTGCAAAGCCTTTCGTTGAGCGTATGGTAAGCAGCAACCATCTTGCCATGTGTGAGCATGGAACGATTTACCTCCATGTAGCCTATGAAGAAGGATTTTTTGTGCCGGAGTCTTTATTGGTCAAGCACTATCGTGAGAACAAATATTCAAAGGTGATGCAGATAGGTAACGATTACTATATCACAACCAACTACAGAGTGATAGTTGAAAATAATTGGTTTGAGGATTTGGACTATATCTGCGAGCCTACGGAATGGCATGAGAAGCGAATAACCGTCCGCTTTACTACTCAGATTGCGGTAAGTAGAGAGGCTAACAGACATCGTGTAGATTCCGTAGCGGAACAAAGCACTAGATATTGCAACTATAGTAAGGATAAGTTCGGAGGCGAGATTGCTATCAACAAACCAAAGTGGGTTGGTGAAGATGATGCGGTTAATCCATCGTCTTTTGATGGTGGAACATTTGTTGACCTATCAAAGAACATCGGTAGTTATGAGCATTGGAGTCCGGTAGAAAAATGGTGGTTTGCCAATAGAGTATGTGAAATGATGTATTTGTCTTTGGTTAAGGATGATGGTTTAAAGCCACAAGATGCGAGAACTGTTCTTCCTCTTGATACCAACACGGAGTTGATTCATACCGCATTCGTGAGTGATTGGCTTCATTTCTTCGATTTGCGATCAAAAGGAACTACTGGAAAGCCTCATCCAGATATTGAGGTCTTGGCAACCCCATTGATGAATGAGTTCAAGGAACGAGGTTTGATTTAATCGCTTATGAAGAAGAAAGCCAAGCAAATAGCCAATGTGATGAGCAATGACTCTTTGGAGGTTGTTGCTCAGATGATTGTTGATGAGGCTAAAGGTGTGCGCTATGAAGTGTATGCTGATGGCTCTAGTAAGAACAACAAGTGTGGTTGCGGTTGGCTTGTGCTTCATAAGGGAGCGATTATCAATAGTGGGAAATATACATTTATCACAGCCAAAGTGAACGATTCGGTGAGAGCCGAAATAAGGGCGGTCATTCAAGCATTGGGTGATTGCCCTCCTTTGTGTTCTGTTGATGTATATGTGGATTGCCAAGTGGCTATAGAGAGAATACAGGCTTGCAAGTTAGGAGACTTACAGCCTATATATAATAAGGTAGCGAAAGGCAAGGTGATAAGATACCATTGGGTTAAGGCTCATAGAGGTAATATGTATAACGAAATGGTGGATTCTTTGGCTTTTTCTGCTACAGAAAGTTAATTTTGTGCCTACATATATAATAAGCGTTAAAATATAAAAGAAATACATTAAATAATTTGCATGTTTCAAATATTCTTTGTATCTTTGCATCGTAATTAAGAAACAAGGTTACTAATTTTAAAAGGTGAGACACACCGTAAAAACTGTGATTCGTTATGAATACTAGATTGAGTAAGAAAGAGACAATGGTTTATGGCAACATCGGAGTGATGGCTGACGTAATCGGAGGTAATAAGTACTTTACTTTTGCAGATTTGTATGATTTCGATTTGGATAATACCAAGGATGAGTTGAAAGAAATATTAAACTCTTTGACCGAGAAAGGTTACTTAAAGAGTTTTAATGATTTCGATAAAACTTATCGAGTTTTGAAGTAAGAACACAAAGGGGATCCAAAATCCCCTTATAATATAAATTAAGAACGTGAGACACACGTAAAACTGTATTGAAAAAATGAAAAAGGTATTCACGATTGAGAATGCATTAACGCTTTTGTTTGCTCTTGAAATAGTATCATTAATATTTTTTCTAGGATAGGGCTTATGCAGATTAAGTTTGGTAAGATAAAGTTTACAGCGGCTAAGTCCGAAAAAGGATGCCGCTTTGATGCTTGCTACAAAGGTGAGCATGTGGCTTTTGAGAGTGAAGATATGTCTTTGTATGATGATGTATTTTCTGATAATAACAGAAGAGCAAAGGCTGCAAAGAGAGTGATTTACGAGAATATAAAGCATAAGTATTATGAAACTCATAGAGATTAGCGATTTCAAGGCTGCTGATGAATTTGTCGTTGAGGCAATGATGCATGATGGCAAATTCAAGGTAATAGGCAAGGTTATCACGGATAATAATCTTCTGAATGATGATGATTTGGAAACCATCTGGGATTATGCCAACTGGGAGACGAACGGCTATGAAAAGATGGTTGTCTCTAATGGAGTGTACAAAGGCTTGAAAGCATTCAGCGATGGGCGTTTGTTCTATGTTATCACAGATGATGAGGCTGGAGTGGTAAACGACAATATCATGGTACGTAAGCATTACGATGTCAACAATGGCTATTATATTAAGTCTTCAAGGTTGCACAAGGAGCTATCCAAGGATTTGTGGTGCTTCGGTAGCCGTGAGACTATTGAGAACGAATATAAGTCTAACCCATTTATTTGTGGTAAGTGATGGCAAAAAAGATTAATCATGTTAAGCCTTCATTTATTGAAGGCGGTGAAGTCTGGCATGATATTGATAAGTTCCCGATGCTAGACCATACAATTCTAGTAGAGTTGCAGGTAAAAGGCTCAGACGGATTGATTTACCGGACGCAAGATGTATGTGTTGAGCGTGCGGATAGGTTCGTACCTACGATGTCTTTTGTTCCTAAGCGTTGGGCGTATGCAATAGACTTAGCTCAATGCAGGCAACTTGAAGGATAAAAACAAAATACAAATTAAGAATAAGCATATGGAAGAATCAAGAGGTGTTTACACATTACCCGTCTTGTATAAAGAACAAAGTGGTAGAAATGAAGGTGTATGTGTCAGAAGTGAACTTGGAGTAGTTGTTGCAATTGACAATGAAGATGAGTTTAAAGGTGTTTTTTCAAAGGATGGTGAGGTTGATGTATTCAAGCAGTTACTATCACAAGAAGTGTATCGTTTCAACACAGAACACCATGCATTCCCAACTGAACCTTTGATTTCTTACAAGATGGATGGCGGCATTATCTTTGATTTCGTTGAAGTAACAATCGGAAAGATGTATGGCGGTTATGTTTATATCGTGCATTACAACTTTGCAAGCACGGCATCATAATAAACAAGTTTGATTATGACAGTAGTAAGAGAAAGATTAAAAATTGCGGCTCAGATTGAGGTGCTGGAAGATATTGCTATTGATTATAGGGGAAAGACTATAGATAACATCATCCAACAGCTAGAAGCGAGGTTGACTGCGTTGAAGTAAGTTCAAGTTTGAAGTTAAAAGTCTATGAGTGGAGGACGTTTTGATTATGCTCAGTATAGGATTGCTGACATATATACAAAGATAGAAGATTATGTTGATGGTCATCCGTTGGATGAGGAAGACGAAAGATGCTTTCTCGAAGACCGATGGTTGGAGGAGGATGAAGACAAGTATGTTAGAAAGCATCATCATACGATGCCTAACAGATATGGCTTATCTAAAGAGACTATCAAGGAATTCAAAAAGGGTATTGAACTTCTGAAGAAAGCTCAGGTTTATGCCCAAAGAATTGATTGGCTTCTTTCCGGTGATGATGGAGAAGATAATTTCCATCTACGTTTGAAAGAGGATTTGGCAAATTTAAAAAGTAAGAAAGGATAGATTATGAGTTGGAATTATCGCTTAGATACACCTATGATGCAATTAGCTGAAGAGGTGAACAAGAAATATGATACTGATGCAGGTAAGATGCTTCTTTGCACTTATCTCTTCATGGTATCAAGTGAAGAGATCAAGGACAAACAAGCTTTCTTTGATTGGGTAGAAGAGCTGAATAAGTCCTGTAAGTGCGATGCGGTAAGGGAGTACGTGAAAATCAACGGCAAAGCCGATTGGCTGCATGGTGGATTCAGTAAGCCGATTTACCGACACTATAAGGGCAATTTCTATGTGTACCTTGGTGAGGTTACTGATAGCGAGACTTCTGAAGCTAAGGTTGCGTATCAAGCAGTGTGCGGACAGCATGAAGTTTGGGTGCGACCAAAGGAAATGTTCTTTGGTAATGTTGAGGTAGATGGTAAGCCAGTTCCTCGATTTGAGAAGGTAGATTTAAAAGACTTAGAGAAACAAACCGAGAAGAGCAATGGACAGAAAAAAGATTAAGAGCTTGTTAGGTCTAGCAATCTTGCGAGTGAATGAAGTCGTACCAGATTTCGAAGACTTGGATAAGGTTCTTCCTTTGCTAGAACAAGCATATGATGAAGCGGATAAGTCTGATTGGATTTCTGTAAAGGAGCGTTTGCCGGAGTTTGAAGAAGAAGTTCTTGTTACTAATGAAGAGAATAAGGAAATTTGGTTTTGTCATCGAAGTAATAACCCGTCGGTAATAACCGCAGAGTATAAGTTTTGTAATTACATGTTGATGCCAGTAACGCATTGGCAAGATATTAAAAAGTTGGATAATGGCTAATAAACAGACGATAAAACCAAAGGTAGTTCCCTTTGAAATAGCCAAGCTTCTGAAGGAGGTCGGCTATGATGAGAAGATAGCCGAATTTTGGGCTTACGCCAGCCCTTGGACAGCAAAGGGTGGTGTTCGTAAGGGTGGAAAATATAGTGAGCATTATGGCAGTTATATTGCTTACTCCAATTCCGAGTGGGAGAAATCCAATATTGAGTTTTCTGCTGCCTTAAAGTTGAATAGTAAGCATCCGGCAATATCCGCTCCATGCTATGATATGGTGTTAGATTGGCTTTTAGAGCATTTCGGTTACTATATTTGTGTTGCAAACATTTCGAAATGTAAGTTTTGTTGGCAAACTACATCATGGTGTGTAGAGGAAGGCTTGTGTCATACGGATGGTAAGGAATATTCCAGTAGATACGAAGCAATGGATGCCGCTTTCAAGAGTATCTTAAAGGCTCGCATTGAGAATAAAGATAACGAGGTAATCAAAAGACTTTCGGAGGAAATACAAGATGGAAAGACTTTATGATACTTTTGTACACGCAATAATGATGAAGTTAGAAGCTCGTTTATGTTCTGAACTCGAATGTGTTTATAAGAATATAACAAACAAAATTGTTGAGAAGAAAGGTAAACTCACCAACGAAGACGTAATTGAGTTTCAGAAAAAACTACAGGAGGTGTACGACACGGATGCTGATATTCGTGAACAGATTATTGGTATTAAAGATTTCAAGAATTGCATCTTAACTAAAGAAGCATGTGAAGAGCTAATAAAGCGACTTAGCGTGATTAATATAAAAGAAAATGAACAAGCAAAGAATGATAGAGTGGATAGCCACTTGTGATACAGGTGTCTCTTCAATGACTATGTGGAGTGCATTGATGGGGGTAAAACGAAAGAAAGATTTGAATATTCCCAAAGACAATAGTGACTTCCGTAGATGTTATGACATGGTAGAATACGGACACGTAACCTTGGATGAGCTACAAGCTGTGAAGGAGCAGTATCCTTGGTTTGCTCCTGTTGTTGACAATTGGAAGGAGTTGTCTCTTTTGTTTGAAGAAGAGCTGGACAAACGCTTGTATATGCGTATTCGTCAGCTATGTGAAGAGTCAGATGCTATCCGGTATGAGAAAAAGGGAGAACTTTATTATGAGAGGAATTTTTGGTATAATATAACACAATAATCAAATTAAGAATGAAGAAAATTATCTTAATGTTTTGTTTTGCGATACTCGGCATGAGTGCGCTTACAAGTTGTCATTCGGTTTCTCCCGATGCAGACGAAGAAGCCGTAATCGTAAAGAAGCCTTGGTTTATTGGGCATGGAGGTGTTGAACAGCAAGCAGTGCAGACTGGTCTCACTTGGTGTTGGTGGTCAACGAGTGGTTATTACTTCAAGATTGTTCCAGTCCGTCATGAGATTACCTTAGATGATTTGTTTAGTGACGATAACACGCCACTTGACTTCCATACTGTAATCATTACTCAGATTGAGCAAGGCAAGTCCCCAATTCTTTTGCAGAATTATGGAGAGAAATGGTTTGATACTAATCTCAACAATTATTTCTGCAATCTGGTTCGAGACCATATTTCTCAGCATTCCCCATTTGACTTGATGTCGAATCGGCAAGTGCTTAATCAGATTGACACCAAGATACGCAAGCAGATGCAGGACTATGTGAATGCTCTATCAAAGAAAAAGCAGATGCCTATCATCATAAAGGAGGTTATCATTGGTAAAGCTACACCAAACAAGGAACAGCTTAATGAAATGAACCGCACGGCAAAGGTCGTGCAAGCCAAGCAGACACAAGAACGTGAATATGAAGTGCAGATAGCAAGAGAAAAGGCTGAGCGACAAAAGGCAAAGGCAGATAAGGCATATATGGAAGAAATGAACCTTTCCGCTGGTCAGTTTATCAACCTTAAGTGGATTGAAACAGTAGCAAATAAGCAAGGAGCTAATATTGATGTTATGGTTGGCCCTGCTGAAAGCATGTGGAATATAAGACGCAATTAATTAATTTATAAATCAAGTAAACAGAAATGAATAAAGACAAATTAAAGGTCAGTTTTGAGATTGATCGTTACAAGGTGATTGGTATGCTCTCACGAAATTGTGAGAATGCTGAAGAGTACAATGAGATTATGGGTATTCTTGAAGGCAAGAGTGAGTTTGTGCGTGACGCGAATGGTAGCGAGGAACTTGCAAGCCGCATTTGCAATTATGCTTTAGACTCTATCTTGGTTGAGAATCCAGATTTGGCTCTCCGTAAGCGTTTGGATAAGGAACAGAAAGGCGAGGATGCTCCTGATGTTTCAAATGTTATCGAAATCAAAGGTGATGACGCAAAGAAACTTGTAGATACCCTTTGTGGTATTCTCCGCAAGGATAAGTGATGTAAAATTCATCAAAAGAATATAAATAAACACTAAAACACTTGCAAGTATAAGAAAAAATGCTTATCTTTGCATCGTGTTTGAAACAGATGGCCTTCTGAGAGGTCGCTTCTACCATAATAAGTCAAGACTTAGGAGTTTACGGCATGGTTTTTGAAATTACCCAGCTCAGCTAGACTATAACAAGGAAACTCTAATTAGGGTGAGAATCCCTAGATGCTGCATTAGACAAGTGGTTAAGTCGCCAGCTTTTCACGCTGGTATTCAAAGGTTCGAATCCTTTATGCAGTACTAAATTGCCCTATGGTGTAATGGCAACACTACAGGTTTTGGTTCTGTCATTAGTGGTTCGAATCCACTTGGGGCAACGAGGAGGAATAGGAGTATGTTCCACAAATGGTGCGATATTCAAGCGGTTAAAGAAGATTGACTGTAAATCAATTCCCATAGCGGGTTCGGTGAGTTCGAATCTCCCTTGCACCACAAGTACTTTTGTCATATTACAAGGAATGTAGCTCAGTAGTAGAGCACTTGGCTATGCAACCAAGGGGGCGTTGGTGCAAATCCAACCATTCCTTTACGCTTTCGTAGCTCAGTGGCAGAGCATAGGATTTTTAATCCTAGGGTCGAAGGTTCGAATCCTTCCGTTGGCACAATGATACACAAGAAGAGAGCCGTGATGTTTGTCCTATTGGAATCTCGGACATCTGTCAACGGGTAAACGTAGGAAGCAGATGGGACGAATAAAGTTGCGAATAAGTCTATGAACTAGGGAGACAAGCGGAATGGTTCTCTTTTGTGTTTCGTTTGATGGTTTTACGAAAATTAGAAGAATATGAAAAGTCCACTAAGAATGGCAGTCGCTTTAGAGAAGAATAATAAAGTATATCCGAAAGATGTACGGAAGTTCTTGATGGGATTGTATGCCACGTTACATTTGACAGATAATGCAACAGCAAAAGATATGGAGAAGTTGGTTTATTATGCTTTTCGGAATGGCTATCTGCTAGGTGTTAAGTCTGAAGGTGGTGATGACCAAAAAGCGTATGACAGACTGCCGGATTTGGGAGTAGAAGAAGATATTGGTGATGATTTAAGAAGATAGTTGATAAAATTGGTAATTAGTTAGTAAAGTTTTTAGGCTTTGGTGTGTGAACATCGAAGCCTTTTTTATATATAATAAGGTATATAAAGAGGGTAATTGTTAATAACGTACATATATCAGTTACCGTAAGTTAAATAAACAAAGAAAAACATTAAAATACTTGCATGTTTCAAAAGTTATTTGTATCTTTGCATCGTCAATCAAGATAAGTTGGTTGATTTGCCGAGTGACAAGTTTCACTCAATAAGGTGAGAGCGACACCAAGGGGTAAGACCCGAAACAACTAGCACAATTGATTATGTCTAAGCAGACTGGTTTTTCATTCGCAAGTTCAAAGAAGTCATTAATTGAGACTATTGACGAAATCAAGAAGTCAAAGATGTCTCGCAACGAAAAGATTGTTGCATTGAAGGCTTGCGGTCTTCGTGAGAAAGAAATCTCCGATATGTTGAAGGTTTGTGTGCCAAGCGGTTCAACTTCAACGAGATTCGTTTATACATTCGGTGTTGAGATTGAATGTGTTCATGCCGAGCGCAATGCCTTGATAGAGGCAGGTCGTCAGAATGGTGTTGATATTCATTCTGAGGGTTATAACCACACCGATAACAAGAGCTATTTCAAGATTGTTAGTGATGCTTCAGTTGGTGGTGATGTTGACCCTAACGAGGTTGTAAGTCCGGTATTGAATGGCAATACAAATGGTATGGCAACTTTGAAGAAGGCTATCAAGTCTTTGGATGCTGTAGGTGCAAGAGTTAATTCTACTTGTGGTCTTCACGTTCATATCGGTGCAGCTAAGTTGACAGGTGAGCAGTATGTTAACGTTTTCAAGAATTATCAGAAGCTTGAAAGATTGATTGATAGTTTCATGGCTCCTTCAAGAAGAGGTAATTGCCGTTGGGCAGCCAGCTTGCTTGACAAGGATTTCTCTAATTGCCACGGCAATTACGATATTAGACGTAATGTATTTCATGGAGATAGATATTACAAGGTAAATGCTGAGAGCTATACACGTCACAAGACTATCGAGTTTCGCCAGCATCAAGGTTCAACCAATTATAAGAAGATTGAAATGTGGGTTAAGTTCTGCGCAAAGCTTGTCGGTTGGTCTCGAAACAATGTCTTCACTAGTGAGGTTATGAATATCGAAGATATACCTTTCTTGAATAAAGAAGAGAAGGCTTTCTTCCAGAGCCGTAAGGATGCATTTGCAGCCAATAATGATTAATTAATGTAGTCCTAGGGTAAAAGCCCTAGGACACAAAAAACAAAGTATTACAAAGAAAAAAGAAAGGGTAAAGATATGTGTGTTATTATTGTATGTCCGAAAGGTGTTGCTTTGCCATCCGTAGATGAGCTGAAGGCTGCATATATGAGAAATCCAGATGGTTGTGGGTTCGTGAGCGAGTCTGACCATTACAAGAGTTTGCATTTCTCTACATTTATCCGTAGATTGATGAAGCGAGATATAAATGAAAATGTAATCATACATTTTAGATTTGCTACTCATGGTTCTGTTTGTGTCAAGAATTGCCATCCATTCTATAAGGCAGGTTATTGGTTTGCACATAATGGAGTGCTCCCGATTTGCTCCGAGCATGATAAAACGGATAGTCAGATTTGCTTTGAGCGTTTCATTTATCCTACTATCAAGAAATATGGTTGGGGTTCTAATGAACATATGAAAGAAATGAATAAATGGACAGCTCATGGTTCTAAGTTTGCAATGTTGCATAATGGTGAGATTGTGAAGTCCGGTAAATTCATAGAGCGTGATGGACGGTTTTATTCTAATTTGAATCATTTGGGTTATATGCGAAATATTATAAACTTTTAGATGATTAATGTTTAGGTTCTTTTTATTCGACATGCGTCAGATGTCCGTGAGGATGTTTGGCGTTTTTTTTTCGTTATATGCGAGTTTAATTTTGTATTACTACTAGTATACGATTTCATAATAAAATAGCCTTAAATCGCTTGTAAATGCCCTTATTGCTCACTTTTAGGCAAAAGTGAGATACTTGCAAACAGATTAGTGTGTTAATTATCCTTTTCGTATTATCTTTGCACTAGTTTTAACAAATATATCGAAAGAATGAAAGAGAAAATTTTCCAGTTACTAAAACAAGAGTATAAGTCTCTTGGGTTAGGTGATGAAGTTCTTCAGGCACATGCCGAAATGCTTGATAAGATGGGGCTTGTTACTGATGACAACATCGAGACAGTGGTTGCTAGTCAAAAGGATTTTTTGGAGTCCTTGCAAAAGGACAATGACCGCAGAGTTACCGATGCCAAGAAAAAGTTCGAGGAGGCACAGAAGGCTAAAGAAGATGCTGAACGCAAGGCTGCTGAAGAAGAAGCTAAGAAGAAAGCTGAAGAAGAAGCCAAGAAAGCCGCTGAAGAAGCCGAAAGGAAACGCTTGGAGGAATTGGCAAAGAAAAACGAAATGCCGGACTATCTCAAAAAATACTTTGAAGAGCAGGCAGCAGAGAAGAAAGCTTCAGAGGAAGCAAGAACCAAGGAACGTGAAGAGTTCAAGAAACTCGTAGAGACCTTGACTCAAAAGAACACCGATCAAGCCAAGACTTACAACGAACAGATGGAGACGCAAAGCAAGACCATTAAGGAATTGCAAGAAACTATCCAAAAGCAAGCTGAGGAGGCTAAGGCTAAGGAAGAGGCTGCTGCAAAGGCAAAGGCAAAGGCAGACCACGATGCGAAGATTTTATCGAAGGCTAAGGAGTTGGGCATTCCCGAAAGTCGTATCAACGAGGGTTTCACCTTGAGCGATGATGCTACAGATGAAGCTATCGAAACATACCTCTCCAAGGTAGCGAACAACTACAAGGCGTTGCAACAACCACAATTCGGGGGCAGCTATCGTGCTAGCGAGGGCGAGCCAACAAAGGAGGACGTTGACAATGTAGCCGCATCATTAGTTCAGTCACTTTAAAAATTGAAAAACATGAATCAGGAATTGAAGACTACAAAAAAGCAAATTGTCTTTGGTGAGGATTCCGTCATTATCCAGAAATGGGAAGGCGACATCAAGGGCGGTCGTGCTTTGGATTGGACAGGCGTAAAAGATGAAGTTCTTTACGCAGGTCGTGTTATCGTGACAGATGGTAAGGGAACTTACAAGCCATTGCCTATTGAAACAGACAATTATAAGGCTTTGGGTACTGCCAGCGACCCATTGGAGCATTACAAGTATGCGGGTGTTCTCTATCGTTCCATTCTGAACGGTGAGCCAGCGGCAATTATGACTGCTGGACAAGTTAACAAGGTAGCAGCTAAGGCTGCAAATGGTGCAGACTATCCGGATGCGTTCCTTACAGCTATGCCAAAGATTGCTTTGGTTAGCGATGAGGATGCAAACAAGTTCGATGAGTCTGATGCAACCATGGACAAAGACTAAAAGAAGGAGGATAACAGATGGAAAAATCACTTTATTTTCAGTTGGTCAATAAATACTTCCCACAACTTGTTGCAAGTGTAGTAGAGAAGTTGAACGGCAAGAATCAGACTGCATTGACCTATATGTACCGAGACCACTTGACTAACACATATAGTCAGGACGGACGCTGGGCATCAATTACTGCGGAATACACACGAGTTGCTGCTGATGTTGTATCAATGGATGCAGAACTTCCATTGAAGAGCCGTGATAAGGTTTCAACCGCTGAGGGTCAAATCCCAAAGGTTGGTATGAAGCTTTACATGTCAGAGAAGCAGCTTAAGGATTTGGATAACATGATTGCGCAACGTTTGCCTCAGCCACAGATTTTGCGTAACTTGTTTGCAGACCTTCCTCGTTGTATTCAGGCGGTTTACGAGCGTATTGAAGATATGTTCCTCAGTGAGCTGTCAACAGGTGTAGCTTTGGCAACTCGTTCCGGTGGTACTGGTATCCGAATTGATGTAGGTTTTGCCGAGAAGAATAAGTTCGGTCACGGTGCTAAGGCTTGGGACGCAGAGGATGCAACTCCTCTTGATGACATCCAATTGGTTTACGACAAGGCGATGGAAGACCAAAATACCATCACTACTTGTTATCTTGATGATTACACAATCAAGTTGCTTGGCAAGAACAAGCAGGTTCGTGCTCAGTTTGCCTTCAATCAAGGCATTGCAACCAATAGTAATAGCAATATTCCTATTTTGAGCTTTGAGCAGATTGCTTCTATCTTCAGAAATAAGTGGCAGACTAACTTGGTACGTGTAGCCCGTACAATCAAGACCGAGATTAACGGCAAGAAGGGAACACACAACCCTTGGGCTAAGGGTCACATGACCTTTACATGCTATGATAACCTTGGTGATTTGTTCTGGACTAACGTAGCCGAAGCTACAAGACCAGTTGCAGGTGTTACTTATCAGTCAGCCGATGAGTATATCTTGGCTAGTCGTTATTCTACCAACGACCCACTCCGTGAGTTCACCAGCTCACAAGCAATGGTTGTTCCTATCTTGAATAACGTTGATGCTATCTATTCTTTGGACTCAACACAAGCAGTAGGTTAGGCTTATGAGAGGTGAGGTAATTAGTCCGTTCCGTGATAAGTTCCATTTTAACACCATCTATGAAGTAGGTGCAATCTTGGACTTTGACGAAGAACGCATGAACTCCCTTATCGAACGTAAGCTTTGCAAGATGTTGGAGGTGCAGAACGATAATAGTTCTGCATCTCCAAAAGACGATAAGGAAATTAAAGATACTCCTAAAAAGGAAGTCTTGAATGATGGAAAAGAAAATCCTAAAGAGGATGAAGATAAAAAATCAGAAGAGACACCTAAGAAGGAAGTCTTAAAGGAGAAGAAGGAGAGCAAGACTAAAAAGGAGAAAACCCCAAAAAAGGATGCTGCCGAGTCAACCGAAGAGACTTCTGAAAAGGAGAATGTAGAAGAGGAACTTGACGAAAAGGCTAAGAGCGAGCAAGAGGCTGCAAAGAAAATCGCTGAGGCTATGAGTCAGGCTCAGAAATAATGATGTCACATGAAGATAAGAGAATACATTTCGCAGAAGTTGCGTGCTTGGAATATAACGGATGCTCAATTGGAAGATATTTCGTTAGGTATAGACCTTGACGAAGAATATACGTCTGATAATTCGCAGGTTGTAGGCAAGGCGATGATTTCCGTAATCGAGGAACTTATGCTTGCCCCATATATGAGCAATGTGAACGAAAATGGATTCTCTGTCTCTTGGGACTACTCTAGGATAGGACAATACTATATGTGGCTTTGCCGTAAGTATGGTGTTACTCCGGATAATGAAGTGGTGGCAGCTTTAGGGCTTTCCACTATCACGGATAAGTCTGATATTTGGTAAATGTCTAGGTTATGTTATATTCCCCTCATATATTAAAGAAAAAGTTCGTGAATAAGGTTGTCAACAAGTACAACGAGGTCATTAGCTCTTCTGAGGAATGGAAAGAAATGGGGCGTTGTCGGTGCGATGACAACTCTACCGAGCATTTCACTACCGATAATGGTAGCATATATACACCGAAATATCATATTGTTTGTGACAAGTGCCAGATTTCCGAAGGTGATGAAGTCAAAGTATATTCCGATGATGGAAGTTACCGAGGAGGTGGAAAGGTCTATAATGCCCCTAAGTGCAATTATCTTGGTTATATGAGTATCTATGTCTGATGTTATAAAGGATGAGATAGACGCTTTCTTTGCACAGGGAGAAAGGGAAGTAGATGAATTTCTTGACAGGTTAGGTAAAACTGCTGTTGAGCTTGATAAGGCTAACGGAAACTACCGAAACCGCACAGGTAATCTCAGAAGGTCTAACTATAGTAATGTACATGACCACACCTTGACCCTTGGCAACAAAGCGGAATATGCGTCTGATGTTTCCTCTAGGGGATATGATGTTATAGATTCGGGTATTCAGTATATCAAGAAAGAAATCGAGGATATGCGATGATAACAGAAATAGATGCTGGTCATGTAATCTATGATGACTTGGAACTTATGGGATTGGAACGAAGACTGAAAGGACATCTGACAAAGGGTGGACTTGAGGGGGAAAGACCTTTGGTCGGTGAGAAGATTCCTGATGAAGGCATGATAGTAATCATTCCTAAGCGCATGAGTGCAGACAAGACATATTTCAACGATTGTACTATAGAGGTAAACATATTGCTCAAAGATATAGAGGGCGAGGCTAATCCTCAATTGAACGAGCTTTTAAAGAAGGCTATTCAAACCCTGTCCGACAATGAGGTCGGAAAAGCTGAGGATGTATGGTATCGCTATTCTATCCGTTCCCACGGCATAGAGCAAGAGAGTAGGTTGAGTTGCCATTACGCAAACATTACTATTGATTTTGAAACATTAAACGTAAGATAAGATGAAACCATTTATTGGAATCAAGAGAATTTGGTATGGTGCTCCTCTTACCGAGGCAAATACACCTGCTAAGTTGGCTACATGGTTGAAAACCGCTACAGAGGTTAAGAACAGCCATGAGGGAACATGGGGATATTCTCAGGATGACCCTAGTGTTACCGAGTACAAGAACGAGCTGAACGGACAGGTTTACTATCGTGACAAGACCGATGAGGGTGCTAAGACAATTACATTCTCTATTGGTGTCTTTTCATGGAAGAATAAGGTAGACTTGCAGGGTGGTAAGATGTACAAGGCAACTGGAGAAGAGACTACAACGGAGGCAGATGCAGTAGGTTGGTCTTCTAGCCAAGATTTGGCTAATATCAACAAGTGTATCGTTGCTCAGACCAAGACAGGGAACTACATCGTTTTCTCAAATGCGGCTATCGTTGCCAAGGGTGACCAGCAGGATAAGAATATCACTTTGGGTATTTCTGCCGTTGCTATGGAAAGCGAGATCGATGGTGTGGCTGGCGAGTACCAATGGGAAGGCTCTGCGGTTGTAGAACAAGAATAAGACATAGGCAACAAATGATAGAGGGGGATGGTGTTAATGCCGTTCCCCTTTTTTAATATTCAGAACCATGAGTAAGGCAAGTAAATTAGTTACGGATGCAATTCTTGGAGAGGACACCGTAACGATAATCGTGAATGGAAGGGCTTATTACGTTTCACCACCTACAATTATAAAATTGGTCAAGGCGGCTAAATACCTTGATAGTTTCGAAGAGGGCAAGACCTTAGCGGAAGTCTTATGCATGCTTAAGAATTTGGATGATGCTTGCAAGGCGTTGTCCGTATTCATACAAGGCGATGAATCCATTAGTGATGAATTATCTAAAGGAACGCTTGAAGAGGTTGTCAATGGCTTACAAACGGCTTATTCCTTAATCTCTATAAAGGATTTTCAGACGCTATCAATTTTGGCGAAGAGTGCGGCAAGGATGATAGCAAAACCACGACCATAGGTAACGATACACTCTTAGGACAGATTGCATCTTTTATGGATAGTCTGCACTTATCTTACCAAGAAGTCGTGAAAGAGATACCTTATAGAAATTTATTACTGATGGCAAAAGACAAGCAAAGAGTAGCATGTGGTGATGTAATGTATGAGGTAACGGAAGAAGAGTTTGGAATGAACTTCAAAAAAGGATAAGTTTAAAATAATGCAAATAAAGTATTAAAAGCACTAAAACGCTTGCAAGTTAGCGAAATATTATTTATCTTTGCAAGCGCAGAACAAAAAAGGATAAAATGGCGATTTAAGAAATTGATAAGATATTAGAGACACGAAACCCGATGGACTATACCGAAAGGCAGTCCGAGTCACTATTCCTTTGACTTTGCAATCGGTAGTTTCGTGTTTTTGTGTTTAAAATAAGATGCAAGACGTAAGGTTGATATTCGAGATACTGGTTTCCATGTTGCTTTGCGTTTGTCTCATATTGCTTGCTGTAAGTAGATATAGGCAAAAGAAAAAGCGTGAAGAACCGGAGCGAAAGGAAATGGACTTGATAGACTTCTTTTCTTTGGGAGGAGTTGCCTATTATTGGAACAAAGGTGGTAAGCAGCAGAAATGCTACACATACGAAGAATTTCTGAAAATCAAGGCTGACTACGTGGAGCTTTGGTTGAATCAGAATAGATATATTTTTAACTCTCAATTAGATTGCGATGATATATAGAGTATTTGTTTTGTTTCCGACAATAGTTGTATCAGATAGTATTGTCGGTATAGCTTGGCTAGGAAAGGTCTTTGGCTGGCGATATGGAAAGAACAAGAAAAAGAGCAAGAATGTGTCCTTAATGATAGGATATAACACAGGAATGTCTCTTAAGTCGAAAATAGATGATAACGCAGCGGATGATTATTTAAGACGCATTGCCGAAGAAAACAGAATCTAAATTCAAGGGTTAGAGTCCCTTTTTTACAACCATATTACTTGTGGTTATTTTTATACATCGGTTTTTATTAACGATTGTTTTTTATGGTAGATAAATGTATAAAAACGAGCACAAGTTCCCTTATAGATGGACTAAAAAAGATGCTAATTTTACAAAAGACAAAGGTAAGGTGATGTCTTGCTTTTGTTGTGGAGGTGGAAGTTCCTTTGGTTACAAACTAGCTGGATACGATGTTGTAGCCTGTAATGAGATAGACCCAAAGGTTATGAAGATGTACTTGAAAAATCACGATGTCAAGTACGCTTTCAATTGTGATATTCGTGAGTTGATTACCAATATCAATATGGGGGGGCATATTATGAAAGAAGAGTTGCATAATTTGGATATATTGGATGCTAGTTTCCCATGTTCTGTATTCAGTATTGCAGGTGACCGCCAAAAGGCTTGGGGAAAGGAAAAAGTATTCCGAGAAGGTCAGAAGGCGCAAAGGCTTGACGATTTGGCTTTCTACTCTATTGACCTTGCTAAAGAACTAAAGCCAAAGGTGGTGGTTTTTGAGAATGTCCAAGGTTTGTTGCAAGGTGAAGCTATCGAGTACGTGAAAGAGATTTACAAGCAGATGGATAATGCCGGATATATCTTGCAGCATTGGTTGCTTAATGCACGTAATATGGGTGTTCCTCAGAATCGACCTAGGGTGTTCTTTCTAGGATTACGCAAAGACCTTTGCGAGCCGTTTATGGTTCAGAAGGATTTGTTCGAGCGAGTGCCTAAGATAGATATGGACTTCAACGAGAAAGAAATTGTCTTGGATGAGTTCTCGGACTATAATGGAAGACAGATTCCTAAAGGAATGATGAAGTATTGGGAGTATAGAAACGAAAAGGACAATTCTATCGGTGATATTGTCAAGCGGATGGATAATCGTCTTTCTATGTTCAATAATATGTTTCTTAAAAAGAACAAGGTATGCAATACCATATCAGCAATGGAAGATAGACTTGTGTATTATGATAATCCAAGTTATCTTTCAGCACATGATACGATTTTAGCATCAACATTTCCGATGGATTATGACTTTAATGGCATGAAACCTTGGTTTGCTTGCGGAATGTGTGTTCCTCCTGTTATGATGGCTAATGTAGCTACAAGAATCTGGGATTGTTGGTTATCAAAGATTAAAAAGGAGGAATGCGCATGATAACAGCAAGTATGACATCGGGAGAGATGCGTAGAGTACGAAACTTAGATGAAGCTAGAATCTATGAGTTTCAGATGCGAAAAGCTAATGAGCTTAAACGTGAAATGAGAAAGCAGAACGTAAGACAAATAACAAAGACCTTTGAGCTTGCTACACCTAATGCCGATTATTTCATCGTTGTAGGTGTAAAACATGGCGATGTATTTGCTTCCGGTTTGTTCATTTATCTGAAGGAAACCAACGAGTATATTCCTATGAGTAGAAACGAGGGGTATAGCGAAGATTGTTTTGCTATGAGCGTTCATTTTCTGAAGAGATTTGCAGAAAGGTTTTTGAAAAAAGACTTACCGATTCTCAAGATATTGCAAAAGATATATACATCGTTTACAGGTGCTGTTCAGCTCTATAGTGATGACAAGACAAGAAGAGTGGTATTTGCTATTCCGGAAGGGCTTATACTCACAGAATACGAGCAAGAAAAGCATATCATCCATTACAAAACCTTTGTAAGCATGGATATGCTAAAGAAGACACAGAAGCGGAGTTATGAGAAGATAAGTGCATTTCTCATGGAGTCTTGTCAGCAAATAGCTAAAGCAAGAGACACCGGAAATGACGAAAGGCTGTGCGTTGTGTACAGAAGGTTTTACAATGATATTGATTTGCTAGATACAAAGGAGGCGCAAACCATATATTCAAGTTTCTTTGAAAAAGGAGGTAACAATGAAAGATAAATGTATAACAAGGTTTCTTGGTGATATAAAGCCTATAAAGAATTACGAAAGGTATTATGTTAGCAAGCTGGGACATGTTTTTACTATTGGGAGAACGTCTCAATTAAAGGAAATCGTACCTTGCAAGACACCAAAAGGTTATCTGAAGGTATGGCTTTACAAGAACGGAAAGCGCAAGATGTTTTATATCCATCGTTTGGTAGCTCAGGCTTTCTTGAAGAATCCAGAAGCGTTGCCGATGGTGAATCATAAGGATTTCGACAAGACGAATAACGATGTAGACAACTTGGAGTATTGCACCGCAAGATACAATGTGATTTATTCTGCTATAGCAAAGAAGACTTCATCTGTATACTTGGGCGTGACGTGGAATAAGAACAACAGAAAATGGCAAGCTCAGTACCAGATAGGTAAGAAGAAAATTTATATCGGATGCTTTGGGACGCAAGAAGAAGCTCACGAAGCTTATGTTAACGCTATTAAAGAGATTTGATATGCTAGAATTAAACAGAATATACAATTCCGACTGTATAGAAGGAATGAAGCAAATAGAGAGTGGGGAGGTGGATTTGATTGTTACTGACCCTCCGTATTGCATAGCCTACAAGACTGGGTGGAGAGCTGACGACCATCGTTTCTCTAAGGAAATACTCAATGATGATAATGAGCAATTGATTATTGATTATATGAGCGAATGCTACCGGATTTTAAAGGATGATAGTGCTGCTTATATTTTCTGTAGTGCCAAGACCTTAGACTTTTTTATGCAACAAGCGAGGAATGCAGGGTTTACCATTAAGAATGTGCTCATTTGGCGAAAGAACAACCATACGGCTGGAGATTTAGAGGCGCAATATGGTCAATGTTACGAGCCAATCCTGTACTTGAATAAAGGCAGACGAACCATAAACGGCAAGCGTTTGGAGGACGTATGGGACTTTGATAGAGTTCCATCAGATAAATTGGTACATCAGAACGAGAAGCCAATCCCCTTGCTTATGCAATGCATCTTGAAATCATCGAACGAAGGAGATTTGGTGTTTGATGGCTTTATGGGCAGCGCAAGTACTGCTCTGGCTTGTATGCGGACAAATCGGAATTACCTTGGTTTTGAATTGGATGAGGATTATTTCAAGGTGGCACAAAGAAGAATTAAGGAAGAATTGTTTAATCAAAAAGATATGTTTGGATATGCTGGAGTTAAATAGAATTTATCAAGGTGATTGTCGAAAGCTTTTAAAGCTGATTGATAGTGATAGCATAGACCTCGTATGTTCCGATGTGGCTTATCCGGTTCAGTCTAGGGGTGGCTCAGGGAGTATGGGAGGATATTGGACGGAATCTCAAACAAGAAAGGGCAAAATATTCAAGAGTAACGATATTGATATTTCGGACTACATCAATGATTTGTACCGGATATTAAAGGACAGGTCGCATTGCTATCTTATGTGTAATGATTATAATTTAATGCACTTTCTTGATGTGGTAGGAAAGAGTGAGTTCCATTTTACCAAATGCTTAATATGGGATAAGTGCGCAAAAATATGTGGCCGCTATTATATGGCACAGAAAGAGTATATCATCATGCTACGCAAAGGTGGTGATAGACCGATAAATGAATGTGGTACATCTGACATTCTGAGTGTTCCTATTCCAACCAACAAGCGCAAGGATAAGGATGGTTTGATTAATCAGACTGAAAAACCTGTAAAGTTGATGGAGATATTAATTAGAAACTCGACAAATGTTGGTGATGTTGTTCTAGACCCATTCATGGGGAGCGGTACAACGGCAAGAGCTTGCGTAAACCTTGAAAGAAAGTATATAGGCTTTGAAATAGACCAGCGTCAAGTAGATTTTGCTAATAACGAATTAAAGAATATGAGTAGGCAGTTAAGTCTGTTTTGAAACTATGGATATGTGCAAGGTGTTTTGTTGCAATCCTGTTGTAAGAAATGGGAATAAAGAAACAACGGATGCTCTTATAAGAGCTATGAGAGACGAAGCCTTAAAACGAGGGTTGGTACGTGATGAATTGATAGGTTTTTGCAACCGATTCTTGAGAGAAGGCGAAATCAAAGCTTGTATAGAGCATTTGCTAGATAATTTCAAACGTTATTTTTGGAGGTATCATTGATATGAGAAGAAGAAAGTTGAACAAGTCTCCAGTGCTAGGCTTCTGCGGATTTGTTATCGGTTACGAGTGCAAGGAAAAGGAAATAAAGCTGATGGAGTGCGATAAGGCGCAAGCAGATGCAATCATAGTTCCTCATCACTTTTCACACAAGGTAACGAAGAATAGTTGCTTGAATCTTTTGGTATTGTACAAAGGCAAGATTAGGGGTGCAATGCAAATAGGGTATGGAATCCGACCGCACATCAAGACTGAAAAGGGCGAAGTGTTGGATTACCATCAAGTAAGGGAATTTGACAGAATGTGGTTGTCTGATGATATGCCAAAGTATAGCGAGACGATTTGTCTTTCTCTCTTGCACAAGTATATAAGGGCAACGCATAAGGAAATCAAATACCTTATATCTTATGCCGATACGTCCATAGGTAACAAGGGAATAATATATAAAGCTGCAAACTATGAGCATATTGATACCATTAAGGCAGATTTCTATGTATTACCAAGTGGTGAGCGTGTGCATCCGGTAACTATGTGGCATCGGCACAAGACAAGAGCATGGGAGGTTCTAACGGAACTATACCCAGGAATAAAAAAGGCAGAAGGGTTTCAACTTAAATTTCTGAAGAAGTTATGAACAAAAGAAATAAAAATATTCCTTGTCATTTGCATCCAGATCCTGAGCATCGGGTTAGAAAAGGTCAATCTTGGAAGGCGAAGGTCGCATACGAGACTGAGGATGATGCTTGGGAGTTTCTGAATCATAATCCGAAGTTACGGGCACAAGGTATGGCGGTGTATCGGTGTAGGATATGCAACAAATATCATATAGGGCACAAGAATAACAAATAAAAAATATAAACAGCAATGATAGTAATAAAAATCAAAACATGGAAAGACTGGAAGAAGGACTTTCTTGATTGGGTGCAAGCACCTCGGCGCAGTACTTGCAAGGAGTACGTAGATTATATGGAGGCTTTACAAAATCAGGTTCTCTACAAAGTAATAAACGACACCTGCGATAAATACGGCAATATGCGTGAGGGGCAAATTCAAGGCATCACCGAGGCAGTCGAGAGATGCGTGGCTGAGTGTGCTAAAGAAGCACGCAAGTTAATCGATGAATGTCAGCCCGTAAAATTCTTCTAAGGCTGTAACTCTCATTACAAGCAACACAAACTCTACACAACAAGCGCAGTCAGCGTTATTTTAAAACATAAATAGTTGAGAATATGAAAAAAGAAGATAGACTTAAAATATATCGCAAATACGATGGGCATTGTGCTTATTGCGGCAAGAGTATAGAGTATAAGGATATGCAGGTTGACCATCTTGTTCCGAAGAATCGAGGGTGTTACTCTCGGTGGAGCGACAAGGAGGGAAAGTTTGTCGTATCCCATGGCGATGATTCCATGGAGAACTATATGCCATCTTGCAGATCTTGTAATCTTCGTAAGCGTGATATGAGTTTGGAACAATTTCGCTCAGAGATTACTAGACAGGCTAAAGGATTGCTTAATGGTAAGGCTTCTTTCCAAGTAAAGATGTCGCTTGCTTATGGTTTAATCGAAGAGCACTTTGATAGACAAATTGAGTTCTACTTTGAGAAATTTAAATAGTTGAGAATATGAAGAAGTTTAAGAAGTCGATAGAGATTAGCACTGAGAATATTTCAGACGTTCTTCAAGTGCCAATTGTTACAAGTTTATACAAGACTAAGAATTTTAAAAACCCTTGTCTTGAAGGTCGTAGCGTTCCTTATGATACTATAGCAGTGATGTATGTTCATATTGAAGGCTTTGATAGCGATTTTTGTATTGACCAAGGCAACATTCTCGCTCTTGATATTTGTGATACTTGGTATGCTTTTTCGAGGCATGGATGGGAAGAACATAAAAACGATGAGATATGAAGAAGAAAGGATATTACGAATACGACCCTGTTATCTATCCAAGGATGTTGTGTGTCGCTATTGGTATGAACCAAGAGGACGCTAACAAGTGTTTTGAAGGTAGAAATGGCGGGGTTTTGAGGGTTGATTTCTCTAATGCTGACGCAATAACCTACGATAAAGTTAGAGAAAAATCGAATAAGAAGCTTTGTTCATTTATTAATTTTGCAAGCAAGAATTCTATGAGGATGGGAGTTTGTTGCCATGAAGCTTCTCACGCCTGCGATGCCATCGAGGGTGCTATTGGTATGGAGCACGGAGGCGAGCCTTCTGCCTATCTGATAGGTTGGATTGCGTCTTGCATCAACAAGGCTCGTTTGGGAATTGGCAATTTCGTTGAAATTAAAGATAAGGAAGAAAAGTAGCCCAAAGACAAAATACCCTTGGGTGTTTGCCCCATCACTATATATAATAATGTAGTGGTGGGGATTTTTATGTTAACGTCAGCAAATTATTTGTTAGCGGTATTATAGAGTGTTAAAAGATAAAAGATATACATTAAATAATTTGCATGTTTCAAATATTCTTTGTATCTTTGCATCGTAATTAAGAAATAAAGGTTACTAATTTTAAAAGGTGAGACACACCATAAAAACTGTAAGAAGAAAATGAAAAAGTTTTTTGAAAACTTATCTGAAAATATTAATGATGCGGCTTTTGAGGCGCAGCTTGATGATTTTACTTGCGAGTTTGATGCTATTAACAAACCTGCTGAAATCGTGGTGTCCGTTAAGAGTAGAAAGGTTATCCATTCAGATGGGAATATTTCTTCTTATCCATATTACAATGTAGATAAGATTAATATCTATGATGAAGACGGAGAAGACGTTTCTTCAAAATATCCTTTGTTCTGCCAAAGAGTTAAGGATTGCGTGCCTTCTTATAAAGATGTAGAGAATGACTTGACGGAGGCAAATATGAGCGATACCGAGCTTTATTTCGGCTCAGAGGCTAATTATTTGCATTACAAGTATGGTAACTAAATGGTTTGGATATGGAGTACGAAAATAACTTTGTAGGTCTTTTATCTGTAACTAGTCACGCCCTTGAAATATTAAGGTATGAACTAGAGTATGGATGGACATTGGCTCTTATGCCAAATGATGTGTGGTACAACTAATTACTTTTAAAATTTCAAATTATGGCATATTATAATGTTAGTGTAGATGTATCGGATTTATTCGATGATATGCTCGTCCAAGCACAGAAGAGTTTTCTTATTGACAAGTTTTGTTCTTTAGCAACAGACCAGCAGATAGAGGTAGTAAGCGAAATGCTGGAGAACCTTAATGGCGATCAGACAGCTAAAGTTATAGAAGACGCTTTTGACAACTTGCATGAGCGAGCTCAAGAGCATGTAATCAACTATGTGAACGAATAAAGGCTATGATGTCCGACAAACAATATAGAGTTGCTCGCAAGGGTGTTGTCGAGCAACTTAAATTAGCTCAGAAACTTCATTGCAAGCACATGGAGCAGAAGTATAAAGAGGCTTTGGAGAAGTTAGAGAAACGCTTCTTAAAGCCGGATGCCGTGGGATGCTTCAATTTGGGCGCAAGGGTATCAAATAGTTATTATCATCTTTAAATGGTTAAGGTTATGGCTACAGTAAATTTTGAAATTGGAAATAAAGAGTTTGAGGTACGTTTCATACGAGAATCAGGTTATCCTCCAACAAAGAATGAACGTGGTTCTTCATTGGTTGAGTATGATGTAACTACATACAAAGATAATCAGCCAATGATAAAGAAGTTCAATCAAAAGAGGCGTGTTTATTTTGACCTTGAAGGTAATGTTTATAAGGATAAGCAGAGCAACAAGGTATGGTTCAATCTATATAAAGCAAGCTAATGGTTATGGGAACAAAAGTAGAAGTAAGAACTATTCCTTTGCATGGATTGTTTATTCATCGCAAGCAGGTTTGGCGGTCACTTGGTAAGCTTAGAGCTGAAAGCCATTCTACGACAGCGCAAAAGGTGTTTATGAATGAGCATGATACCGAGGTATCAACTGAGAATGCTGATTTCATTGATGGCTTGAAAGTCACTCCTTATGATGGTGAGCTGCCAAAAATATCAAAAAACGTTGGTAGTATGAGTTACTACCAGTATTGTTTAACGCAAAAATTGGTTTAGTTATGGAAACTGAGATTAATATAGTGGAAATCCTAAAGGATAAGCCGCAAGGAACGAAGTTATATTCTTCCGCTTGTGGTAAATGCAGGTTAGAAGAAGTGGATGATAAAAGTTTCAAAATATCCTTCTATAATTCAAAGTTTGGTCTTATGAACGGTGGAGAAGGGTATCTTGATAAAAATGGCAAATTGTATGATGACGGAGAATGTGTTGTTTTTCCATCAAAGGAAATGCGTGATTGGTCTAAGTTCGCTTGGAAGAAGGGAGACGTGCTGGTAAGTAATGATGGTGGCACAGAGGTTATCTTTGACAAATGGTACGATGATACCTATACCAATTTCTATGGTAGGCATTACCTTAATAGTGAAGAAAAAAATAATGTTAAGTATAATGAAACTTTCCTTTGTACAACTGAAAGATACGCTCTTGAAGATAAGAATGCTGCTAAGACTTACCTCAAAACCATTGAGGAACGTTTGGGTGGAAAACTTAATCTCGAAACTTGGGAAATAGAAAAGCCTAAGTTCAAGAATGGGGATATAGTAGCCCTTGTGGTACAAAAATGTACACATATTGCTATATTCCAATCGAGACAAGGAGCATATATAGGATTCCATGCAGTTCTTTGCCAGAATGATGAGCTTCTTCTAGAAGAACCATTCAGAGAAGATGTTGGAGATATTGAACTTCGCCTTGCTACGGACTCAGAGAAGCAGCAACTCTTTGATGCTCTAGCCAAAGAAGGCAAAGTTTGGGATGCTGAGAAGAAACAGATTGTGGATTTGTCAAAGAAGTGTGAGTTCAAGCCTATGGATTGGTGCTTGATGAGAGATATTCGTGGAGAAGAATGTTTTGCTTGGAGTCTCTGCCAGTTTGCATATCAACTTAAACGTGGAAAGTATGAAGCTGTAGGAGGTATGCGTTTTGATGAGTGCATCCCTTACAACGAGGAAACTGCACACCTTCTTGGCACAACTGATGAATGGAAAGGAGGTGAGGGATGAAAATTAAAATAATAGCATTATTTACGTCTTTCGCATTTATTAGTGTAGGATTAGGGTTAATATTCGGTTCTGTGGGCGCAGGTATGTTATCATTTGGCATAGCGTCAGCATGGGCTATATTTGTTATTGTAGGTACAGGTTATGATAGATGAAAAGAAAATAGAAGAGGCTGCACAAGCTATCTGTTTTGATGATAAGATGTCTTATGACAGTTATTGTAAAATAGAAGGCTTTAGAAAAGGTGCTGAGTGGGCTATCAACGAGTTTCTGAAGGACTTGTTTTATCCAGCTAGCGAAGTTCCACGTAATGACAACGGAAAGGTTCTTGCGTTCTCAAGAAAAGTCGGTTTTAGAAAGCTCTACGATATGAACGATGAACTTGATAAAACCACTTGCGATACATATCAAGAAATGTGGGAAGAGCAAGTCCATATGTTCAAATTGTCTGATTGGATATTCGTAGATGAGTTGTTTGATTTAATTATCAGGAGGTGAGTAATGATTAGAGACGAAGCAAAGATAATTGTAACACCAACTGGTGTATCACTTAAAGAAGCCTTGATTAAAGAAGTAGTTAAGGCACTCGATGAAGAAGCTTCCATCTATAAAATCCCAGAAGTAAAGCTTGGTGGCAACCCTCCTAGTGGCAAGGAAAGCCGTAGAACTAGGAGAATGTTAGAACTTAGAAAAAGAAAGGGTAGATTATGATAGACGATAAGAAAATAGAAGCTGCAAAGGAAGAAATCTATGAAGATAGATTTCTATTAAATGGTGAAGAAGTAGTCTTCGATAATGATGCTAAAGAGGAAATGTTCTACAAAGAGGACATCAAAGAAGCTATCGGGCTTGGTGCTAAGTGGGCTATCAATGAGTTTTTGAAGAACTTGTGGCATCCTGCTAGTGAAAAACCTCTACTACGAAGTGGAAAATGCTTAGTAGTATACAACGGTGGCACAATTGGTATATTTAAAATATCTTTTGTCTATGAAATGCTTTCTAATTATGGTAAAAATGGTATGGGCTGGAAATACTGGTGTTATGTATCCGATTTATTCCCAAAGCAAGGAGGTGAGTAATGAAAGAGCTTAAAGATTTAGTTGAGGGCGATGAAGTACTAGTTACAGGTATGTATCATAGACATATCGCCAAGGTTGATAAAGTGACAAAGACTCAAATTATTGTTAATAACGCTAGATTTAAAAGAGATTCTGGCTGGCAATGCGGTAGTGATAGATGGAATGTTAGACAAATATCTGTTCCTACAGAAAAGGAAATATCAGATGTTAAAGAAGAGAATCTTCGTAATACTCTCGTCTACGCTATCAGTTCTTTTGATTTCAAACGCTTATCAACAGATGAGTTAAAACAAGTGTACAATATTGTAAAAGGCAAAGAAAATGAAAGAAAATAAACACTCGTTAAAGATAAGTCGTAGCTACTTTGGCGAAACTACCCTTGATGGTTATCCTATAGCTACATATTCAAATGATGAATTAAAGATTCTAAAGAACCTGCTAGAAAAGGTTCTGTGTGAAGTAAATGAATATATAAAAGACTAGGCGTATGAAACAGAAGTTGAAAATGATATGGCGAATCCTCCGTGACAGACAGGTTGTAGTAATAACCGAAGACCACGGAAGAATGTACTATAATTGGAGCACTAGAAGTATATCAGACGTACTTCAAATGTGTCACAAGGTATGTGAAATGGCTCTTATGATGGATAATAAAAAGTAAAACGTATGGATAAATTAGAATATATTCCAGGAGATATAGTAAAAATTGAATATGGAAAAGCTACTGGAAAAATAGGTTTCGTAACAATTACTTTTTTAAGAAGAAAAGGTTGCTATAGTCTTGTTGTATTTATTGGTAAAGGGTTTCAAGGTTCTTCTAAAGACGATTGGATTCAAACTTATAATGATGAGGTATCTCCGATTCCTCTCACTACTGAGATTCTAGAGAAGAATGGATGGAGAACACAAAACAGATGGTACTATTACTTAGATGTAGCAGAAGGGTTTATTTCTTATATTGGGATAGACTTTAAGCATAAATCTAATAAAGGTCATCTATATGTAGAGGTTGATGGAAATAATATGGTAGAGATACAATACTGCCACGAACTCCAGCATTTTCTCTTCGGTCTAGGACTTAACTCAGAAATGGAGGTGTAGGTATGAGTGTAGCAACACAAGTAAATTACCATTGCCCTTTCTACGGAAGAAAATGTTACCAATGCGGTTATTGGAATCGTAGAGGAAATGAATGTGAGATAATAACTCATCAAGACAGAAAGATTTGATGTTTAACCTAACATTTAAAGATATGACAAAAGAAGAATTAGAAGCAAAGGTTACTAAGAAACAAAATCTTATTAATGCTATAAATGACGAGATTCTTTCTTACGTAACGGAATACATTGAGGGCTTACCATACAAGGTTGGCGATAAAGTTAGCTGCTCTAGATGTGATGTTTGTTGGATTGAGACCATCACACCAGAACAATATAATAGTTACTATACAGGCGATATTGTAATAAGAATCAACCCAGCCAAGAAAGATGGCACTCGCTCGAATAGATTGTTTGTACTATTTGGCATGGAAATCGATAGCATCAAGAAGATTGATTAACCATCCTGCAAAGGATATAAATAGATAGTAATATGGAAATAATACCAGCTTGTATCAACTGTAAGCATATAAAACGACAATATGGCGTCTTATATTGTGATGTTGATAAGTCAAGAGTAGAAGAATCTGATTGTTGCGATGGTGATAATTGGAATTTTGAAAGTATATTTAAATAAACTAACCACCCTCTACTTGGCAACAGGGAGGGGGGAGGGAAGAAGAGAAAATGGAAGTATGGATAAGAAAGAGAAATCAATCAATAGTCATATTGGTAAGGCTATAGGCTATTCAGATAAAGCTCATTACGAGTTGCAAACCGCTCTAAATATTGCTTTGGAAGGAAAAGGGCTTAGTGACGAGGAAAAGGAACTTCTAAGCGTTGACTTTGCAACGGGACCAGAAGAAGCCGTAGAGCGTGTTGCTGATGGTAGTTGTAATGATGAACATACCAGTGCCTGGGATAGCTCAATTAGAGACTGCCGAATATCTGAGGTATATCACATGACAGGTGAGCAGATACGTGAATATTTTAATTTGTGACAACTATGAATAAGAAGAAAGTTAAAGGGCTGATACAAGAAGTTATCAGCAGCAATATTGATAGCTTGGAGTTTGGAAGCGATAAGCATAATGCTCCTTTGAGAAAGGCAAATAGCTTATTGCATGATGCTTTGATAGAGTTAGGAAAGTCAGACTGGGTATCTGTTGAGGATGAGTTGCCACCTTACGGAGAAGAAGTCTTTGTAACAAGCAAGATGGCTCCTGATAATGTTTTCAAAAACAGAAGAGTGGAATGCACTACCGTCTCAAAAGATGGTAATGACTTCATCGTCTTATGGGAAGGGAGAATGGCTCGTATCACTCATTGGAAACCTATTGAAAAGTTGGAGGAATAAGTATGCATAATAAAGTTAAAGAAGCATTAGGTAGTGCAAGCTACCTTACATATCACTGGAGCCAGTACACCTTCGAGCAGCTTGAAAAAGAAATGGCTAGAGTGTGCGGACTATGTAACAAGGCTTTAGGCGTTTCTAAAGATGATAGTATTACTGATTTTGAGCGTGGACAATGGTCAGTTATTCAAAACATAATTGGCTACGTAAAATATTATGGATTAGCAGCAGAACTTTTCCGTGAAGCTGGCATCGGTTACAAGAAAATAAAGGCTCTCCAGAAGGATTGCGGTTGTTCCTACAAGGAAGAAGTTTATGACTTCCTGAAGGAAAGTCGTAACGGTGGGGCTTATTTAAAATTGGAGGATTAGCCTATGATTATAGAAGATATAATCAACGAAAAGTGTGTAACCTTTATGACTGAAGAGCCTATGGATAATATCCAATCTGCTGAGTACTTCAAGGAAAATATCCTACCAAATGAAGTAGAGATTACACACGATGATGGTAACTATTTTGAGGTTTCTGTTAATTGTAAATCATATAGTTGTGACGTATATGGCAATGGTGATTTTTATCACTCTATTGCCGAGTTTAAATTATTGGAGGATTGATTATGACAAAATTTAAAGTAGTTAGATATTGGGATACATATCCCGATAGAGTCATTGCAACTTGCGATACAGAGGAAGAGGCAGAAAAGATATGTAATGAATATCGTAGAAACCGCAAGTCTATGTATGACTATTTAGTCAGAAAGGATGGCGAATAATGACTAGAGAAGAGTTAAGAAATAATTATGGAAATGAAATCTGTGAGTTATGCCACCGAGAGTATTATACTAGCAGAGCACTCCCAGAATCACTTTGCGAAGGTCAGTTTTGCGAAGAGGCAGAAGATTATTTCGCAGATGAACATAATATAAAATTGGAGGATTGATTATGAATCGTAAAGAAGCAGCAGAGTTATCGCCATTTATTAAGGCGTTTGGCGAAGGAAGGATTATCGAATTTTCTAGTATTACTGATGTAAGTAAGGCATGGAGAGAAGTTACAGATTTTCCTATTGGAATGATTAAAAATTTCAAGTTCCGCATCAAGCCAGCGCCAAAGTACAGACCTTTTGCCAATGCAGAAGAGTGCTGGGCAGAAATGCTCAAACACCAGCCGTTTGGTGTTGTTAAAGACAAGTACTTTGCTAATTATCAGACACATCGTGCATTTACATGCTTAGTTACTAATGGTTGTCACTTCCGTGGATATGAAGATGAGACATTTGAAAGTAGCTTTAAGAATTTGTTATTTGCCGATGGCACTCCATTTGGTATTAAAGTGGAGGAATAGCATATGATATTGTATCAGATTTGGTGTAAACGTACTTATGTTAGTGGCGGTTTCTGTGAAGGCGAAGATGAGCCAACACAACTAATATTTACTACATTAGATAAGGCACGTTCAAAAATACCAAAAGACCATTATAGTAAAGAAAATGGTTCACGTGAATACTACATTAAAAAGATTGAAATTGAATAAAAATGGAGGAATAGTTATGGTAATTTCAAGAAAGAAACAATTAAATTATGTTTTGAACCTTGATTATCCAATTATTGGTAATAAAGTTCAAATAGATTTGGATGATACAGATAGTATCACCTTTTCTCGCTTTGTATCAAAAAAGGCAGTAGTAATGTGTGCAAATAGGTTAGAGTATATTTTGGCTAACAACCCAGATAACTTTGACCTTGATATAGAGTTAAGCAATTTGCATGAAACCTTGCGATTTGCAGAGAAGAATCTTAAAGTCGCAGGTGGAATAGAAGAATGGAATGGGAATACAGCATGGCTATGTGTTAATTCTTTCGGCATGGAACTTATGTTTGCATCTAAACCTAAAAAGATTGATGATAGTTGGCGAGATGATAATGGATGTTGTAAGTGTTTAGAACTACCTAAAGGCAGTATCAAGAAACTCATCGGAAGAGAACTTACTTGGAGCGATGATGCTGTAGAACTTAAAAAAGAATAGTTATGACAAAACCTTACAGAATCAAGCATAAGGCTAGTGGATATTTCTACCAACGTTACAACGGAAGTAACCTTGGCAAGAAAGGCAAGGTGTATATGAATAATCAATCACCACTTACAATGTGTGATAATGAGAACTTTATACGTATTCAGATTCGTCACAACACTTTAGCTTATAAGGCATTGAGAGATACGCTTGCCAAATATGTTATAGGTAAAGATGATGAGTGTGAATGGCATAGTACATCTTACAGAGTTCCGAAAAGTGAATTTGAAAAAGAAGAATTATAGCTTATGAAAGTAGAAAATATCAAGTTTAAGGCAAAACGTCTTGACAACGGAGAATGGATAATCGGAAGCTTTGTTGTAATGAAGATTCCTGCACTTAGCAAAACTACTATAGGTATCGTAGAAGCAGGCGGTGCAACGCTTCATGAAATTGACCCTGTTACTGTCTGCCAGTTCACAGGGCTGACAGATTGTGAAGGTAAAGAATTGTTTGAACACGACCTAATACATTTCGTAGGGTATAAGCCTATAGGCGAAGTGATTTGGTCAGAAGAGAACTATGCTTTTATGGTAGTCAGCGGAAATGAACCTTTTTATTGGCTTTCAGAAGTTCTGGAAATTGGTAAGATAGAAAGAGTTGGCAATAAATTCGATAAAAAGAAGTAGCGTATGAAGCGTATAAAAAGTATATTCTCTATGTTTGCTTATTGGGATAGAGTACATCAATTCCCAGACGGGCATATTAAAGTAGAAAATAATTTAGCTTGGAGAAGAAAACATATGCATGTTCGCAGTAGTAATAAACAAATACCTTTTTAGCGTATGAAAAAAGAAACAAGAAATGTAGTAGTTCTCGATTGGGAGGATAAAATTAAGCTACAACAATTTATCAAGGATTTGGAACAAATCTCTGAGACTTACCAAAGGCCTTGTAAGGAACTTACAGGTATCAATAATACAATTTACTATCTCAAAACGATTGAGGAGGAAATTAATTAAGATATGAGACTTTTAAAGAAAGATAAGCTAACGGCATATTGGGATAAGAAAGAGAACTGCATTGGTGCTTATCATCCTCTAGGGTTTATGACTCAAACAGATGCTCATTATCTTTTCGATAAGGTCTTCACCAAAGAGTTTGTCAAAGAAATGACTGATAGAGGATATGATGTTACAACGATGAAGTTTGAAATCTCTCCCAAGTTGCCGAACTATGAGCGATTCAACGGCTTATCAGAGAAGTATTACGGAAAGAAATAGTAGCGTATGAAGAATAAGATTTTAGACTTAACCAAGTCAGCCGTTTGGTTGGTCTTGTGTCTGATTGTTGGTGCATTGATATGTGAGGGCATTTGCTCATTGGCTAATATCAATAAACCAGCAAAGAGAGTTGGTATATCTGTAATCACAGAAGAAGAGCACGATTATCTGGTTGTGGACACGAAACATGGTGTTTGCGTTATCCACGCTGAGAGTTGCCCTTGTCGTAAAAAGAAGTAGCGTATGGAAAATAATATGTTTGAAGATATTGTTGCTGAAGGCAATATAGTTGTGATAAATAATAATTGGATTGTGTTATGTAAGTGTTGGAAACCAGAATATCATAATCTGTTCTGTTATCTTTATCTCCATAAGGAATATAAGAATTTAATGGTAGGCTCTCATTTCACAATGACCGAGGATAAAAAGAAATCTACTCGGTTGGCTACCAACGAGGAGCGTCTTATGCTTTTTGATGAAATGTTCAAGTATGGAATTACTTTCGATAAGCACGAACATCGTTTGATTGGAAAGTTAGTTGGTGTATGAAGATTAGATTAGCTAAGAAGATAATGAAGCAAGCTCGTCATCTAAGTACGGCAAGTGATTATTGGTACAGAAGATTAAGAGATTTTGAGTACAAAATATGCTATGGTTTTGTTGGTAAAAAAGACCACCGCATCACCAAGGCGATAAGTTTAACAAGTAAAAAGAGAAAAATATGAAGAAGTATGAATGGGAATATATGGTAACTTCAATAGTTGTTAATAAAGCTGACGAGATAGCTCAGGTTCTATCTAGTAGATTTAATAAAGAAGGCTATGATGGTTGGGAGCTAGTACAATGGAACTTAATACCTCCATCTGCATTAGCAACTGAATCTACAACACCTTGTAGTGGTTCAATCTATATTCTTGCAACATTTAAGAAGAAGTTGAGAGTGTAATGGTAAGCAATGATACTGAGCTTAGAATGATAGCTGCACAGATAACTATGAAGGCTTCTGTTGGAGCAGAAGACTTATGTAGCCGTTATAGTAGTGTATCACGTATGTTAGGTAATATGTTTAATGATGTGTATTACATTCTCCAAGATGTAAGATACAGATATAAATACAAGTAGTTATGAGCAAGCAAACATTTGACTTCTCGGAGGCTTTAAAGCGTATGAGAAAAGGAAAGCTCGTAAAGCGTGAAAATGGGCTTTATCCGTTTGGTATTGACGAGGAAGGAATATTCTATCATTATGGGCATCATATATTCAAGGAAGATAGAATGCTCTCAGAGGATATACTTGCAATAGACTGGGAGGAGGTGTAAGGATGAAAAAGAAAATATTGACTCTCACCATCAGCAAGCAGTGGTTTGATATGATTGTGGCTGGCGAAAAGACTGAGGAATACAGAGCTGTCAAATCGTATTGGATAAACCGCTTAATTCAAGCAAAATACGGAGGAAGTGATGAATATCGCAAGGTTACAATGCACCCAGAGTTTGATATGCTTATAAGCAATTCAAAGCTCAAAGAGTTGCTTGAAAAGAAAACCGCTAGGTTCATCCCTTACACCTACGTCCGATTCTTCTGCGGTTATGCGAAAAATCGTCCGATGATAGAAAAGAAAATCGAAGGTATCACCTTTGGAAAGCCGAAAAATGGCTTGATACTGAGTTTTTTATTATTAAATTTAAGTGATATGAAAATAAAGAATTTACCAAAGAAGATTTACCTCAATATCTGTAGCAATGAAGATGAGGTAGATTACAATGAGCTTAACGGAGTAACGTTCAGTACAGAAATGGTTGGTGTTACCGATTGTGATACGGAAAACGTTCCTTACGTGAATGCTGCATCATTATGGCACGACCTAAAAGAAGATAAGCCACCTTTAAAAAAGTGGGTAATGTTCCGATATAGTGGAGGTGGCGTAAATCCTACGGCTCTTCATTATGGAGCAATGAGTGACGATATATGGGTTGTCACAAGAGGAGACGGAACACAGCGTATCGAAGTTCTGTATGAGTGCTACGATAAGATTGAGTGGCTTGACTTTGATGAACTAAAATAGCGATAGCGTATGACAAATAAAGATTTTTTTAATGCGTATCGTGGAGAGCCTGTTCTTTATAAAGGTAATGATATTGGTGCATACGTTGCAGGGTATGTAGAGGAAAAGTATATTATCCTTGGGTTCTATGATGATAAAGGATGTATCCTTGCCTTTAATACAGATGTGAATGTAGATAAGATATATGTATCATACAGATTCGCAAAATTAAAGTATTTGGAAGTAGTAAAACATTAGTAATATGGAAAAAGATAACAGTTGTTTTAAGCTTTTATTTGTTCTTTTTATATTAGGAATTTTTGCTTATATGGGTGTTAACGATAGGTCTCATAAAGGTAAAACTTTTTGGTATGAAGTAATAGATAAACGAGAGTCTGTAGGAAGTCACTTCTCAATTATTAACAAGGGAGTGAGGACAGATTATAATATAATATTCAAACGAATTGATAACGGAAAGCTGTTCCCATGTAAAGATGTGGAGTATGGAGACTATATTCAATATCAGTTAAACTACAAGTACTCCATAACAGAGGAAGATATGCAAAGGCTTTCAGGTATTTATAATAGGGATTTCTATAAGTAATAAAAAAGAGAATATGAAGAAATATAAATATACGAACAAAGAGGAAAGACCAATACCCAAATATAAGAATGGTGATATTGCTTGGTATATTGATGGATGGTTTGATGCCCCACAACGCTGTATAGTAAAGGGATGCTGCAACGTATCTTGGTTTGAGGGGAACGAATTTAATTCTTCGGGTTGGTGGATAGATTATAGATACAAACCCGACCATTGTAAACGAACCGTACAGCATACAATTAGAGAAGAAGAGCTTTTTGATACCGAGCAAGAGGCTTTAATTGCATTGTTCGAGAAGTTTAAAGATAAAGTAAAACGTAAAATAGAATTCTTTAATAAAGAGTCAAAAAAACTTGGTATTAAACAAGAGTTGCGATTGCTTTAAAAAGGGTAGGGAAAGTTATTCTTCCCCTATCTCTTTTAAACCCAAATCTATTAATAGCTTATCCAATATCTCATTCACGTCATTACGGAAACTTCGGTAAGTAACATAATAGAAACTGATGTTTTTGTAATCATGGCTTACATTAGAACATGTACACCCCAAAACCTTAGCGATTTTTTCTCTTAACCCTCTTCTCATCTTAGAACCGCCAAGGGCACTAGGAGAATAAAGATAAAGAATAACAAAGATAAATTGCTTGCGTACCATTGTGGAATTTCGTCCGGCATGATAGCTCATAAACTTATCGTAAATATTGCCTACTTGCGATAAGTCTTGCATCAATGGAATGGAAAGACTTATTTCTTCCTTGGATAAGATGGCCTTAGTTTCTCTAATCCATTTTATGCGTTCCATGATTTTCTTTAGATTCATTTCAATGTCTGGTTCTTTCATTCTTTTCTATTTTTAATCCAACATTTCATAGACGAAGTTAACCGCGTCTGCATCTATTTGTTTCCTAAACTTTTCTATGTTAGAAACTATCAACGAGCAGTGCTCAAATGAACTCTGCCCATTGATAACTTTTTCTATTCTCGTTATTCGGTATCTCATTTTATTTCGATAAGAGTTAAAATGCAATAACCTAACAAGTCTTTATAGCTGTCTATGACAGGCTCTTCTTTAGCATCCTCGTTCAAAGTCAGCAAAGAGCAAATACGATTAATCTTCTCTTGCAAATGACCGAATGCATACGGATAACCATCCTTAGAGAAACATTCCGAGAAAGCGTTTCCATACCGCTTATTCTTGGTTTTGAAAAGCTCGATTTGCGACCCGATGATGTCGTTATAATCAGAAACAATATACCAAGAGAGCGTAAGCAAGGCTTCCATCGCCATTACGCTGATATGATTTCGTAAGGTTTCTTTGTCTTCAGAAGATGCTCGAATCTCATACATAAGACGAAGGAAATTGGCTGCGCTTGAAAATAATCCGAGCTTTCCGAAGTCCTCCCTTAGAGATGAAACGAAAGTGGCATTATCCTTGCATTCAATCATGTCTGCCAAATGTCTAATCTCAAAGATATACTTGTTAGCATATTCGCAACACCCATTGTTATTTTGCTCCACCATGTCCGTATCCTCCTCCACGATTATTTTCCATATTCAACTCTCCAAGTATGCAATCTGGATTTTCTACCTTGCGGAATGCCCCCTGACAAATACGAGTACCTTTCTTGACTACGAAAACATAATATTCGTAATCTGAATCTAGTTTAAATTTGCTATCCTTTGTCGGCATATAACGGTCGGAATTAACTCTATAAAGCGCACCAATATTGTCCCTATAGTCTTCATCGACCAGACCTAGACAAATATCAATATCCGCTCTAACATTAGTCATGTAACCAACTTGTGTTTCGTTCTTGCCAATAAAGGCCACATCAACTTGCATACCTTTGTCAGTAAAGCCGGAACGTGAACGAATATCCAAGCCAACATCTTTAGGAAGTTCAACACCTAAATGCAGATTTATGTGACCTCTTCCCATTTTCACCCAAGGCATATTCAATACCACATCTTGTGGACAGTAAAAATCAACTGCCGCAGCATTACCTTCCTTATAAGGAACACGACCACCTCGCAAGTCAAGTACATAAGCCTTGCCTTGTGCTACTAACTTCTTTATTAACTCCTTATCCATTGTATATAAAGCCTAAATCATTTAAAGTTCTACAATTCTTAACCAGTCCTTTTGCCCATAAATTACGCAACTCAGGTAACGGGTCTTTTCCGTACCTATTCTTTATGGTTGCTAAGGTCAAGATTTCCGGTTTAATATGTTTATCTCTTTTCTGCTGTCTTAGCTCCTTCAGAATATTCTCCAAGTTCTCCATTGACGAAATCCTCCATTGTTATATTGTCAACCCCAAATTTATCAGCCAGATCATCGTTCCCAATAATCAGCCAATTAGATTTGTCTTTGAGAAACTCTATACTCTCGGTGCTTTTTGCAGCATCAACAAAAGTATCATCAATATTATCAGTAGAGCAATATGGAACTACCGCATTAACTGTATACATAGCAATTTCGTATGAAATAACCGATACCATTTTCTTGAATGTTATATCGCTTGAATACATTACTTGGTTCTTGTCATATCCTAAGATGTTGACACGGACTATATTATTATCTGCTTGCAACGCTCTAAAGAAATCGTGCTTTAGCTGAAAATCCGTAATATCTATAGGATGCTCGTTACCCGATGGAATACTTATAATATCCAACAGGCTTACAAAAATAACTTTTTTATTCATTGTCTTCATCTGTTAATAATTTATCTATTGTTTTTTCTAATTCGTCTAATCTTAGAGTATAATCCTCTTCGTAAACGCATGTCAATGTAGAAATAAAGAACTTATCATTATCTGTTCTCAATTCAATCTCCATGTATTCCTCGTAATAGCTATCATATTTAATTGCTATCGAAAAGGAGTTCATGTAATCTGGGTTGAACCTCCTCTGCAAAGCTTGCGCTCTCGTAAACGCATCATTGAATTCGTTTGTCATGGTTCAATATTTTGTGTAAGCATTTCTCTGTTCTTTGCCATTGCATCATGGAAGCCTATATCGTATCTGTCGGTCTGCTCCAGCTCATAGTTCCGCTTTATAAGTTCACTTGTCTGATACGAACTCTTTGCTAGTTGAATTTTAAAATAGATAAACTCAACAAACATAACCATAAAGCAGATAGCAAAGCCTATTATTACTGCTGCCTTTGTATTCTCCTTACAGAACCTTACAATACACTTAGCAAGCCAGCATGTTGTACTAACTATGCCTACAAGTACAAGGTAAGGAATTCGTAAAAGAACCTTGCATAACATACCCATAGTACTCTTCGTATAAGATGCGAAATCCGTACTTGTAAAAACTAACTTTAACTTCTTCATATTTTAGCCTATTTAATGTTTATCAAAAGTCTTTTGTTAACGAACCACAACAAATCAATACCATTCATCATGCAATATCCGCAAAGCATGCCAATCAAGATTATTATCTTCTTGAACACTCGGTAATGTGTCATTTCAATCTTCAGCATAGACATCATCAAGTCTTCAAAGGAACGGTCTCTCATTGAATCTGGGTCTAGCCTCAACGATTTGACATTCATCTTGTACTTATTGGCCATTGAGAATAATATAATAGCAAACTCTGCTAATTTGTCCTCTAGAGTTCCGGCAACGAGTTTAGAATATATTTCTATCGTACCACGTCCATTAACATTTTCATATTCCCAACGTTTGGCGTTGAAACGACCTTCGTATTTGCGCATTTCTACAATAGCGTCAATTACGTTGAATGTTTCTGCTCTTTGGGTCTGGCTAGCAACATCAAAGTTGCAAGCCTCTATAATCTGTTCTATTTCTGCTATCTCCATTTTATACTATTGAATCTAAGTCAAAATCATTAGAAGGAATGAAAGCCACATGGTCTTTCTCCCTTGTCATCGTTTTCTCTCCTGTTCGCACGCAATTAATTTGCTTGGGATTTTTATGTCGTACTACAAATGTTCCAAAGCTGCGTATCATAACACGGTCTCTGTTTCGCAACGATTGCTTTGTGAGGTCTATGAAATAATTCACAATGGCTTGAACATCATCCTTGCGGAACTTTTTGCCATTTACATCTCTAAGGTTCTTAATGATTGCCTTGACAATTTCTTCTTTCTTCATATTCTCTAAGTTTTTTATTCCCTAAATTTCTAATCAAGTCGTATGGGTCTATACCATATTTCTTAACGAAACATTCTCTTAGCTTGCATATAGCCTTAAAATCGGCATTTGTTGTATTCTTGACTATCATATAAGCTGAGTCTAATCTAGCATCAGCTTTAGGAGCTTTAACCCGAAAAATCTTGTTGCCTTTCTCGTCTTCGATAAGTTCTATATTAACTTCCTCGCCCTTAGCTTTTTTTCTTGCCGCCCATTCTTCATAAGTGATGGCATTTTGCTTGATAGCCTCATCTTCTTTAGCCTCTTTCTCTTTCTGTATATTTGCCTCTACTGCTTTTATGGCATCTATACGATGGGAACAGAAAGTATTCAAGCTCTTTGTTATAACTTGCGGATTTGGCTTCTTGTAGAATTTCTCAAACTTTCCGGCAATAAACATCTTGAAGAAAGTAATCAGCTCGTTCAGATTAAGGAAATAATACTCATCCTTTATAGCATTTGCAGTCATTATCTTGATATTTTCAGTAGCCTCATTATTTACAAAGCCACAAATACCATAGACATCAGAAACCCATGCTACAAGCCATGTTATTGCACTTCCTTCTCCATAACACAAGTCAAGATAGGTAAGTGTTGGTGCGTTGCTTTTAAAAGCTTTCCCGATTGGCATCTTACTACCTACTTGGCTTGATGGAGAGAAAGACATTAGAACGTTATCGAATGTTCCGTACTCATTGAATATTCGTTGCTTTTCTCTGTTGATTGAGACGCTGCACGAGGTCGGCTGATTCTTGGTAATAGCCTTGCTCTGCGTCTTTATTAGTCCCTTGCTTTCTATCATCATAATTTCCTTCCAATACTTTAACAAAATTATTTGGTCTCATAATCCAATCAAAACTCGCCATCCATCCATTACTACCATTAAGGAATGAAGATGCTGCCGCCTTGTCAATCATCAACTTCATCTGCTCACTCCCATATTCTTTAAGCCGTGAATTAATTATTGACTTTCTCTTCGATGTCAGGGCATGAACTAGAGGCATTCCTCTTCCAGCGATAACCTTATTGAAATATTCGCAAACCTTTTTTGCTTTATCATCCACTTGTTGTACACTAGGGACGTTATTCAATGCTATTCGTTCAGGTTCATTCTTGTGTGGTTTAGATTCTTCACCTTCAGCAAATTCTATGTTGTCTTCATGTTTCCAAATAAAGACTTTTCCGTTTCCGATAGATACCATTTGTTTCTGAAATAACCCATCAATAGCTTTTTTTGTCTTTGCCACCGACATACCTATCTTATCCGATAATTCCTTGTTGCTCCCATACACATATCCGTCTTTATCAGCATTAAATGACAGACGGACGAAAGCGACCAATTCATCTGCATCCAAGCTACATGCTTTTTCGTCTAATTTTACTACCATATCTTAAAAAAATGCATTTGTTAATTGTTTATTTCCACTCATTATTACCCACTTCCCTCTGCCGTTTTGATCTAGCAATTTCAAGTCTTCAACTTTTCCGAATCTATCATAAGTACCGCAAAGGTCAACAAACCAAGGTTGTTTTCCTTTCGATAGCCTAAGAAGTCTTCCTACAACTTGATAGTATTGCGCTAAAGAGCGTGTTGGCTTTGCATACACTACAGTATCTAACTCCGGATAGTCAAAGCCTACGACCAAGATTTGGCTATTTACCAGTACCTTAGTCTGCCCATTGCGGAAACGCTCGATGATAGCCTCACGTTCTTTAGGAGGTGTCTCTCCGCAGACCATTTCGCAGTTAGGTATGGAATAGGTCAGCATCTGAGCTTCTTTAACGAACTTGGTAAAAACCAAGATGCCTTTACGTTGTCCACCTCGTTTCGGATTAAGTAATCTATTGACAACACTAACTAGCCATCCGTACAAATCCACACGTTCATATTCTTGTTTTACACTTTGGTCTGTATAATCACGGCAAGTTGAATTTAGCTGCAAATTACCTTCATTCCATTGTGGCGGTGGACAAGAGTAATAGTTTGGCAGACAGATATATCCGTTCTTTGCCATATCCTCAACTTGAACATAGTAAATAAGCTCCTTGAAAATCTTGTCTCGACTTCTTGTCAGAAACTTCAGTATGCTACCATAGTTCTGATAGGAATACAAGCGGAAAGGTGTTGCGGTTAAGCCTATGACCTTACTCTTTAATTTATCAAGAAACTCCTTATACATACCGGATTCAGGTTTCACTAAATGAACCTCATCAATCAATATGTACTTGAAGTCAGTAAACAATTCGGGATGTCCTTTTACACTACCAATTGTAGCAAAAGTAACATCGCTGATTTCCTTTGATTTAAAGCTAGCGGAATAGATGCTGGCATTATCAAATCCATAAGAACAATACTTCTTGTAGTTTTGTTCCAAAATTTCCTTAGTAGGAGAGAACACAAGCACTTTATCCTTGAGCCTAGCAGCTATATCTGCCAAAATCAATGATTTGCCCGATGCAGTAGGGAGCACTTCCAGAGCGTTCCAATTTTTCTTTTCATCCAAGAAAAACTCAACTGCCTTCTTGCTTGCTTCTTCTTGATATGGTCTTAATTTAAACTTCATTTCACAAATAATATGAAATCACTTTTGTTACTATATAGGAATGCACAAGTCTTATGCATAACAAAAGCCAATAGAAAAATGACCTTACAGTTTTTATGGTGTGTCTCACCAAGACGATTGCAAAGGTACGAAGAATAATTTAATAATGCAAATAAATTAGTGTCTATAACTGTGACTATAACATTATTTAAACCTTATTAATTGTCTTTTTCTTCATTCATTTTCAGAATTAGAGCCGCATAGTATTTATAGAGTTCCTGTAATTCAAACACCGACCAATTCTTTGCTTGATGCTTCATTACTTCCAGTAAATCGACTTGTTGTTCTCCGAGCCGCTTTACTTCTTCCATATCTAAAGGAACGTGAGGATGCTTTTGCAAATAAGCCAATCTTCCAAGCTTCATTACTAAATTCTTTCTATAACCGATAAGATGGTCAGAAGAGAATCTGTTGCATCGTTTGCATTCCGCATTTTGATTACGTGTATCAAAGCGCAAGCTCATATGAGTTCGTCCGCAATAATGCCCATTGTCGGCTTGGTCGATTGGCAATATTCGTCCACAACTGATACATCTGAAGTACTTATAGTGAAACTCTCTAGAGTCTCTCATGCGGATATAAACCGACATAAGCCTATCTAGCTTGTCAACCCACTTTTGCTTCTCGCTCCTTTGGTGTTTAGGCTTCTTTCCACCTTTGTTGAATCTATCATAATATCCCATAATCTTTATCCTTTATCAAACCAAAAGTCATAGTTGCTGCTGTGGGGGTCGAACCCACAACCTTTTTCCGATTTGGGCGGACGTTCTACCATTGAACTAAGCAGCACCACCCCATAGGGGGATTTCAAACTAATTAAATAATAAGAAAAATGAAAAGCCTTACTCCTTTGGTTTACCCATATGCAAGAATACATCCATGATTGATGTTTCCTTAAGGCTTGTAATATTGTAATCAATCATAGTCTTACCCATAATCTCATCTACATTCTTACGAGCCTTCTCAATGGTATCACCCTGCACAAGATAACGAACCTTGGTCTTCCTCTCCTTGCCAGATTTTTCGTCAATAGTAATCATGTTAATACTGCAATCGTAGTATTTATCCTCACTATCTACCTCTGAAAGGAACAACTCAGAGAAACCAGCTTTCTTCATAGTGACAATCTCCATATCACCATTTGTGTATACCGCCATTTCTTCTGTAGTCTTAGCCTCGCATTCTGACCATGACAAGGCATCTACAACATATTGCTCTGTAGTTTTAGCGTTCGTTCCGTCTTCTAGAGTTTTCTCATAACGAACACCTACGATAAAATACTTTCCTGTTAATGATTTCATATTCTTTCTTTTTATGTTAGAGAATGTGGTATCGGTGAGGCTTGAACTCACGACCTAATGTTTAGGAAACATTTGCTCTATCCAACTGAGCTACGACACCAAGCATCCTATAAAAACTCTTTATTTAATTCTGCTTGCCTCTCCACCTGCGTCTGCCATACCATATAAGCATGGTCTTGTGGAGTCGGTATGTATAATCCTCTTTCCATTGAGCAATGATGAAGCCATCGGTCTATACATAAAGACATTTCTTCTTTGTCAAGGTCTGGTATGTGCCTCCAATATTGGAAGGTCTTGCCTTGTTTATTCTCACGCTCCCTAAGAAAAATATCCTTGTTTACACGTTTGAACTCTTGTTCGATATAGTCCTTAGTATATCCTTCTTCAATAGCTACGTAAGTGATTGTTACCCACAGATAAGCATTCTGCTGGATTGTCCTAGATTGTTGTCTCTCTTTAAGGTCAACAACAAAGAACTTCTCATTATAATAATCACTTTGTAGTTTCTTGGCTTTGGTTATCATAGCCTTGGTTCGTTCCTCGAACTTTTCAAGCTCGACCGGATTCAACATATTATATACCATCTTTTTTTAATGAAAGGTGGAGAAAATTAATTCTCCACCATAATAAGTTTAAAATGGCGCATCAGATGTGTTAGTACCACTCGGCTGCGCTGGTGGAATTGGTGCTGAACCTGCGGCTGGAGCTTGTGGTGGAAAAGGATTATTAGCAGCAGCTTGCATGCCACCTTGTGGCGCATTGTTCTGTGCTTCAATCTTTTGCATCTTGTAGCCACGAACAGATGTAAACCAGTCTGTTGTGCCATCCTTCTTTGTTCCTTGATATGATTCAACGTCAAAGAATACTTCAGCAATATCCCCGACATTAAAACCATCCGGTACATGTACATTCTTACCACTGAATTCAAAGATGATGCGCTTTTCGTAGCCACGTTCACCTGTCAAACCATCGAAACGTGTTGCATCAAGCATCAAACGTCTCTTTTCAAATGGTTCTTTACCTTGTCTCTGAATAGATTGAATGCCTTCGATAGCAACAATCTTACCTTTATAACTATTAGACATAACTTAAAATATTTAATAAAACAATAAATTATCCAACTCTTTTCAAGGTCAAACTAGGCTTTACCTTAGTTACCTTTTTATACTTTTTCAATAGATGGTTGTAAGCTTCTTCGTCATCCGCATCAAAAGCCTTCGTGTCTAACGTAACCCTCTCAGAAGCAGACTTCAATGAATAAGTGTAAATTGAAGTTTTATAAGACGTTAGGTTGTCATTTGACATACCATCAAAGATAGCTGCCTTCAACTCCTTTTCCTGTTCTTGCAATTTAGCAATGCGCTCTTGAACGTCCATGAGTGCGATTTCGTTATCTATAATGTAATAAGGTGTTTTTGTATCATCATTATACAAACGACCTTCTTTCTCGCATCGGAACAATTCTTTAACATCACTCGCTGGTCTTGGCTTGCCTAATGGGATGAGTTTACAGATTGTTCCACGCTTCTCGTCATCACGTAACCACATACAACATATACGTGTAACCTTCAGATGAGGATTCAATGTTTCGAAACCGAACTTATACATCGAGTTCTGCCAACGCACATACTCCTTATTAACGGAATAAGTACCCTTAATATCCCAAATCTCAACCTCATCGTCCGGTGCATCATCCTTGTGCATCACCAAGTCGATTGCACTTGCATGGTCTTCTCCGATTCGAAGGACATATTCGCTACCTATAATCTCATATCCATTCTTCTTGATATAAGCGACAAAATCCTTGACACTCTCTGAGGCTGGCTCAATACCCAATGAAGCAAACAACTCTACCTGCTCATGGATAATAGTGCCTTTTTCGGCAGCTTTCTTCAATACCTCTTCGCTTACGTTAGAGTACATATTGGGAAATACATACTGATGAAGCATACCTGTAATGCCACTTAATTCACGACCATCATAAAAGTATTGATGTGTGGAGTCCTCATAAAGAACTCCACTGTTATTCAATTGTATCATACTAATCTTGATTTAAATTGTGTCAACTTAGCTAAGAACTCTGCATTCTTTTGATATTCGGGATAAGCATCATAAACAGCTTTTAAATCCTTCTTGCTCTGTGCGAGTTCCATCTTTCGTAATGCACATTTGCGTTTAAACTCTTCGGACTTCTGAAGGTCTGGGAATCCGTTCCAAACTCTATCTACGTCCTCCCAAATTTGAGCCTGTTGCAATTGTGGATAAGCATATTGTTTTTGCTCATTAAGATTTTCGTCTTTTTCTTCCTCGCTCTTTGGGGCTGGTTCAGAGTAACCATATACTTCTTTCTGCTCATTCATCCATTCAAGAACTTCTTGTTCTGTCATGCCGCAATACCAACGCACAATGTTATTCTCATCTTGAATAATAAGTTTGGCAATACATCTGTTTGTATAACCTACATATCCAACATGGAAAATTGTCTTCAACTTTCCGCTTTGAGAATATTCGGTGTTTCGGTTGAGGTTGATGAATATCTTCTTGGGAGCAGTATACAATTCTCGACCGATACCTAAACAAGAGCATGCACGCTTGAAAGAATCACTTGCTTGACCTTTAACGGCTTCAGTGTTACTTGGCGTACCAACATCTTGCTTATCTATCCAACCGATGCCTTCTTTATAAACGGAAACCGTACAAAAGAGGTTCTGACCGATAAGCTCATGTTTACGTTTCCAACCATAGATGCCGAACTTCTCATCTAATCGTCTCATGTCACATCTTGCGTCCTTGTAAAGCAACAAGGAACACCAGTCCGGTGACTTCTGATTACCACCTTGACCAACACGGACTTCTATCTCATCTGCATCAAGGAGGCGAAACTCATAATCCTTAATTTCTACGCTCTGCCCTTCTACAGGCTTCGCTGCCTTATTCTCTGCCATAGTCGTATATTTTAAATAATCATTTTCTTTATCTGACAAGAAACAACAAGTTCATTGATTTCTTTGAGAGAATAATATCTAGGTGAGTTTTTACTATCACCTACATATTCTTTCATTAACCTATTCTTGACCCATTTGTCAATCATCTGTTTTTCGAATCCTTTTGATGCAAGATAGCATTCGGCATCCTTTCTGCGTATCTTGTCGGAACGCAAGCCCATTTCGAATTGGGCATCCATCCGTCCCGCTTGAAATGCGATAGATACTAATTGCTTAATCTCGCTTAATGACATATTCTTTCTACAGTTTTTATGGTGTGTCTCACCTTTTTATGTAATATTGCAAAAAATATATTAAATTTCTTGCAAGTTACGATATTTTTATGTATATTTGCAACATATTTAATGTTTACGAGTGCAAAGATAAGAAAAGTATCGCAAATATGCAAATAAATTAGTGTTTAAATATACTATATTAACCTTTATTATCTTTAAACTCTAAATGTTTACATAAATTAAGTTACACATGCGCTTACTGCGTATTAAATTTTAGGTTATGAATAGTGCATACGAAAGACTGAAGGCTGTAATCACTGCTTTGGGTTACACTTCAAATGAAAAATTCGAGGATACCGTAGGCTTAGGACATGGCTTCGTAAGCCGTATAACTAATCGTGTATCTTCCAAAAGCTTGCAAGCTATAACGAGAAAATTTCCGCAGGTAAATCCAAGTTATATTAGGACAGGAATGGGGGAAATGTTCATCTCTTCACCTATAAAGGTAAGCGAAAACGAAAACGCAAAGACTAGACTGCGTGAGTATCTTAAATATAAAGGAATTACCAAACGTGAATTTTGCGACAAAGCCGATGTGGCCTCTAACTTTCCAATCATAGGGAAAAATGGTGTGTTCACGGCAAGGGTATCTTATAGAGTAAATTCTAAATTTCCAGATCTTAATATGGATTGGCTAGCTAATGGAGCTGGTGAAATGTTGCAGCCGGAGGCTAATATTGAAAAATTCAACAACTACAAAAGCAGAATTGCGCCATTCTGTACGGAGATGGGAATTAGTACTACATTCTTCTTGCGGAAGTGTAAGAGCTATACCAGTGCAATTAACAGATTGCCGGATATGCCTAGCGAGACTTTCTTGAAGAATATCTCTTTGGCTTACCCTCAGCTAAATCTGAATTGGCTTAAGACCGGAGAAGGAAAGATGTTTAACGATGACATCAAATCGAATATCAATTCAAGCGTCAGCTTTGTTCCTCTTGTTCCACAGATGGCTTATGCAGGTTATCTCAGCGGATATGCAGATGATGTATATATATCATCGCTCCCAACAATCCCTATTGTAAAGGAAGATAAAGAAAAGTACGTAGCATTCGAGGTAAGCGGTGATTCTATGGATGATGGCTCGTCTAGAGCTTATCAGAATGGAGACATCGTTATATGTAAAGTCTGCCCTGACTACATGGTAAAGAGCAATGGACTTCATATAGACGGAAAGGAATATATCATAGTTCATAAAGAAGGTATTCTATTAAAGCGTATCATTGACTTGGATATGAATAATGGAAAGCTTATATTGCGTTCCTTTAATCCTACCTATCGTGATTTAGAGTTGGATTTAGCAGATGTGAAGCAGCTCTTAGTTGTGGAATATCAGCAGAAAAGGAAATGATAATGTAAAGTATATTTGTATGTTCTGTGGAGTAGGCTTGCGTAAAATGTCGCAAAATTGCCGCAAAATGATTATTCGCCTATAGCGTAAGTCGCTATTGTTTAGATATTTTATTGGTGTTCCGTATAACAGCCTTCTAAGCTGTGGGTCTTGGGTTCGAACCCCAACGGAATCACTATAATAAGCAAAATGAAACTTATTTGTACAAAATAGCGTGAGAGAACAATAGTAGTAAGTTGCTTATTCATAGGTACTTATCTCTGTTGTTCTTTTTGTTTTTAAATATATTTTATCACTTATTCCTCTTTTATGTACTCTTTTTGTAAATAGCTGTTAATCAATATGTTATGAATTTGACGTATTGAGAAATCATCCATGTGTATTACAAATGTGTTATCAAAAAGCGCTAATGTGTTATCAGAATAGAGAAGTTAAAATCCTTAATGACCTTAATGACCGTGACCTTAATGACCGGAAAACGCCCTAAACATTTATTTGTTTTTCTGATGAAACTCTTTTCTTGTCTTAGCTGACAGTATCGGCGAATCGGTACCACTATAGCGCATGAATCGGTACCATCATAGC